GACAACAGAACAAGTATTTAAAATCTATAAGCAACTAAACGAAACAAACAAGAAGATTTTTAAAAGTGATGATTTCACAATTCAAATTGCAAGAGGTTAAAAGATGACTAAATACATAAAAAAGAAAGTTGATTATCTTTTATATTTAAATGATAGAAATGAAAGTCTAATCTCATCATTTGAAACTACTCAAGAGATAGCGAACTTTTTAAATGTGAGCAAGTCGCATATCACACACAACCTAAACACAAACACACAAGAAACAAGAACAAGAGAAGAAGAACAAGACACAAAAGTTTTAAGAACAAAAGGAAAAGAGTTTTTAATTTTTAAAATAAGTTATTAAAAAAGTGGCTTTTCTCTTGGCTCTTGGCTTGGTGGCTTGGCTTGGCTTGGTGGAAATAATCGCCAATTTTAAACGATAAGGCGAAACGATAAAAGGCGAAAAAATCGCCTTTTTAAGTGCTTTATCTTCTCGAACAAATGTTCGGTAGATATATCAGATTGTTATATGTATAGGTTGGTGGGGGCTAGATTACAAGACCGAAAAGCCAAGCCCCACGCAAAAGGAGTATGCACCTTATATACGCCACAACAACTCAAATTTGCCGATATGCCCACATTTACGCATCACCACGACCAATTACCCTCCTAAACCAAAACAACGCTAAAAACAGCCATTTTTGAGCTTTAACAGCGTCCCCAAAAATAAAGCCTCTTCCCTTTTCCTACAACGCAACCGGGTGTATCATGCGCCAACAAGCATCCCCTCTTCATCTCGGCAAAGTAGCCCCACTTCACTAACCAGTTTTTCTGTCAACTCTTTGCCTCAGGCAACCGTAGTATTTATTAAAAAAAATAAATACACCTTGCAGTCCCACTGCCAAATTAATCTTCTCTAATTAAAAAAGAGCAGTATGCTGTCAAACTCGGTCAAGGCAGATTTTGATGAGTCCAGCAAACATCTTCTTGATAAGCGAATTAAGGTGAGCGTCAGTTTGCCTCGTCAAAAGATGCCGCAGACGTGTTGCGAAACGAGTGAGGAAAGAAGAGCCGTAGATACATATTCTCTACTGTCAAAAATCTGTTTCTTCAAGCAGTCTTTCTACTCTTTTCGAGCTTCGTTTTGGAACACCCCCAAACCCCCTCTTTGCTGGGGCGCTCTAAGAATCTTCTCTTGACTTCGAATAATACTTTCAAAAGTTCATCTGTTTATTATTACAACTGCTTAAAACAGTATACTGCTGAAAGATACAACACACTGCATAAAGATACAATCCACTGCTTGAAGAAGCAGATTAACTGTTTCTTTTTAAAAGTATTATTCTTGTTGACTGCCAAAACTTCATTTTGTCAGTCCTGTGACAGACTTACTGCCAATTTTTCACTTTCGAAGTAATTATTCTTTTTTAGTTGCACTGCTTATAACAGTTATACTGCACTTCGTGAGCAGTAATTCTTCTTATAACAGTATAACTACCGTGAAATATTCTGATAAGAATATTGAACATAAAAATAAAATTACAATAGTATTTTTATATATATAAGGTTGACCCTCTGAAACCCTTATAAAATAAGGAAAAAAATTTTTTTTACCCACCCCAACTGGGTAAAATTGCTCAAATTTGAAATCCCAAATCCATTTTTAGCCTATAAAACAAGGCAAATTTCAACCCTTGACTTAATTTTTCAAATGTGATATATTTGATTCGTGAGACGGTCGAGCGGCAAACTTCCTTTCTATTTTTTTAAAGTTTGCGAAACACCTAACACGCTCATCCAATACTCACATTAACGGCGGCAATGGAAACTTGAAATTCCCGGGAATTTTGTAAAGCCCAAAGCATAAGTCCAACCCCAGAAAACTTTCGAAGCTCTGGGGCTTTTTTTTATTGACAGGGCAAATGTATTTTTATATAATAGAATTATAGGAGGATTGATATGGATATGGAAATGGACAGAATGGTTACGATTACGATGGAAGAGTATAAGGAGCTTTTGGAAACGAAGGGCAGATACGAGGAATTAAAAACTATTTATTTAAATACTATTCCTCAACCATATAAGCCAACAATAACTTGGACGAGTGCCGGTGAGGATATAGGAATTTCAAAAGAGCCATATAGGGTAACGTGCGAAAATGACTAGAGATGAGCAGGCGCAACTTTGTTATCTACTGGCGAAGCTAAGATATGATATGATGATAGATTCTTGTAAATCAGATATTGAAAAACAGGGACTCTATAATGATTATATTGCGGCAATCAATAAGGTTATGAGCTATTCATATGTTGATTATGAGGCAAAGGAGGCGGCAAAAAATGAGGAAGATGTCAACCCTGTTTGTGAGGACGTTCGAGAATCACAGTGTTGTTGCGTGCGAGAACAAGATAACCCCGGGATGTGAATGGGCTCTTGAAGATGAGAGCTATGCTACGGAGAAAATCGATGGCACTTGTTGTTTAATTAAGGATGGAAATATTTACAGGCGCTATGATTTTAAGCCCGGGAGAGTTTTACCGGAAGGAGCAATCCCCTGCCAAGAAAAGGCAGACCCTGTGACGGGGCATTTTCCCCATTGGCTTTTGTGTAGTGATGAGCGGCCTGAAGACAAATATCATTTGGCTACATTTAGAGAGAGGTCTGATTGGGAAGACGGAACTTATGAGCTTATTGGCATTCATTTTCAAAGTAATCCCTATAACCTTGAGAGTGATATGTTAATTAAGCACGGGGAAATTATTCTTCCTGATGTTCCTAAAAGTTATGAGGGCATTAAAGACTACCTCTCTAAACACTATATGGAAGGGATTGTTTTCTACGGCGCAAATGGAAAAATGTGTAAGATAAAGCGCAGAGACTTTGGATTTAAATGGAATGATGGACGGAAGGAATTTGGTGATGAAATTCCTAGCGTTCTTATAAGGCAGGAGTAGAATTATGGGAATACGGGAAAATTTAGAGTCCCGTATCATAGAATCTTCCAATGTGAAGCTTTTGCTTTTTCCGAATAAAAAGGTTAAAGAACTTTATGAGCTGTTTATTGGTTTTAATCCTGAAGATATTGTTTTAACTACGGACGGCTTGGAGAATAAATTGGTTGGTTTGAGATACGGCTCGTATAAATTTATTGGTTATGATGAGTTAAAGAGGTGTATAGATGAGAAAAGAAGTAAAAAAAATATATAAAAATTTAGACAAAAACATTAAAAAAGCTGAAGGAAAACTACAAAAACTATGCAAAAAGTATGCAGAAACGGGCGAAAATGGACTACTTATTGATATAAATTATTACAGTGAAATTTTAATAGAAGATACTACGGATAAGATGCTTATTGAGGTGTGCTGTGGAGAAGACGATGAATAAGGGCGATTTGAAATCCTTTACGGCCGGGGATAAGAAGCCTCTTTATCACAAATGGTTTATATCAGAACGTGGACTCTTAGAGGTTATTGAATATGATGATGGAACCGCTGAAATAATTGAGTCAAAATATATTAAATTTGTTGATGGGTATCCAAAAATTGATGAGAAAAAAATAAGAATAGACCAGACACGCAAGGTTTTTGAAGCTATTGTTGATGCCTTAGACGAGGGTGGTTGCTCATATAGAAAATTGACTTTTGAGAAACTTGGTTTTGATACTGATTATTTAGGAGATTTATTATCTGGGGTTACGGTTGCTAATGCCATTAATGAACTTGAGATGTATAGGAAGAAAATTCCAGAGATAGAAAAAGATAGAGAAAAGAAAGCCATTATGCTTAATAGGTTGATTTCATTTCTAATAAAAAATGATTATTCTTTTAGAGATATTGATAAAATATTAAATGGAGAGTGGAAATAATGATTGCTTTTATTGGAGGAGCATTATTTGGGACATTCTTTGGAATATTTTTAACTTGTGCTATTATATTAATAAAAACAAATAATAATAAATAGGGAGAAAAAGATGTATAAAGAGAGGTTGGAAGAGTATATAAATGAAGATGCAATATTTGAAAAGTTTAAGAGCGGGGTTCTTCCCGAAAGTGACTTTGACGAATTTTGCATTAGACATTGTCAAGATATAGAAGCATTATTGAAGATGCAAGAAATTTATGATGAAAGATGGAAGAATGGTGAAACAGAACTTAGTCTAATAAGGGAATTAGCCATACAATCAATTTTACTTGGTGGAGAAAATATGACTACGGTGGGAGAACTTGTTGCTAATTATAAACGAATAGTCTTTTTATTAGATGAATATATAAAAAAGAATAACGAGGTGAGTGATTATGCAAATAAAGTATAGAGGTAAATATTTTACAAACCCAAGAAACGCTGTTCATGTAAAAATTGATGAAGTTCAAAAAATGATTGATGAGGTGAAAGAAGGAATTTTAAACGACCCTGAGCCTTTTGCTTTTCATTATCAATCTACGGGAGATGTTTTAGTTATTGGCTGGAGAGGCGATGATGAAGCGACTATTATTGTGACACAAAATTATTGTGAAGCAACACTATTAAAAGAAGGAGATAATTGGACTCCTGTTCAATATGGGAATATTGCTCATCTTTGTCCGGTATGCAATGGAAGTGGATATATTTATCATAAGTATTATGTTGGAAGCAACGGAAGTGAGAATGCGGACAAAACTATCTGTGAGGCTTGTTATGGAGATGGAAAAATATGGACTTAGAAAGATTAATTGTTAGATTGGCGATAATTTTTGTTTTAGCAGCTACATCTATGTTTGTGTGGCTTTTTGCTGGGGCTATTTTATTGTGGTATATTCCTGAAGATTCATTAGATACCGTTTTGGTAATAATTGAGGCTTCTTATATAATATTGTGGATTATTATTGGAATCGTTTATTGGGAATTAAGAAAAAGAACCTAGCTATTAGGTTCTTTAATCCACTGCTCAAGAAGTTGCCTCATTCTTCTTGATGGCACATATATTGTTATTGGTTTACCAACCCTGATTGCACTTCTGTATATGAATTGTATCATTTCTGAAAGCGCATATCTATCTTCAAAATCTTGGTCTATTAAAATACTGTGTTGCACAAGGAAGTTTTTTATAAAGGGTTGTAAGAATCTATTGCCTAAATAAGCGACAGCGGTTTTATCTACAAATTCATTAGTTGCCCTGGCATTAATTGGAGCAAATGATTGTGAATAAGAGTGAGGAGCTACTTTATCTTGATACTTTTTAAAAGTAGTCCATAAAGCTTCATCTTTTCTAACTTTTGCTATGTTTCTAAAAAAATTATAAGTATTATTTGAGAGCTGTTTAAAATCTTTTTGTTTCATAAACCAAGAGAGAGATAGGGCTCCTTTTTTTATACCTATATCGTTAAGTTTTGGTTTATCTATTATTGTGATAAGTTTTTTTTGCTCACTATAATCATAAATAATTTTTTCTTCTGTTAGTTCGCAATCTTTTACATACCACCTTTTATATTTAAATCCGTAGAGGTCAAAATATTTTTTTTGTATTTGTCCATCAAACATATAAGTTAATAAATATACTTCTTTAAAAGCATAAAATATCTGATAAGGGAAAAGCCATATAAGATTTTTTGCATCCGTTTTTTCATTTTTAATTATACTGATTTTATTATTTTTTATAAGATTTCTAACCTCTGTCATAGACTCGCTAAATTCTTTAGAAGTCCACTTTAAAGTGCCATCTTTTTTTATTTCTACGGTGTGTTTTAGAATGAAGTCTAAATCTTTTTCATTCATATTATAGATTTTAATTGTGTTTATTACTTCATCTAAAATGAGTATATAATTTTGTTTTTTTAATTCATCAAGCATACTCATATCAACTTTTTCAAACAATGCGTGAGTTGATGCTATATTAACTCCTTTTTTTATTAAACTAATTAGGTCGCCTTTTTTATTGTTATTTAAAAGTTTTGGTTCTTTAAATTTATGTTCTTTACAAGAATCTTTAACTCTTTGAACTTCACTTAAAAAAGGAGTTATGAATAGATATTTATTATCACTTGTATCTGATTTTATTTTGTTAATTATGGAGGTGGTTTTGCCAACACCACAGCCAGCATCAATGATGTTTATTATTCTCGCCACATACCTACCTCCTCTATTTTCTTTTTTAATTTTTTGCCGGCATCTTCAAATCTTTCAAAATAAAGGTCTTCCACAACTTCATCGCATTTATATTTAAATAGTGCATCTAAAACAGGATTATCTAATTTGATTCTTTTACCCATACATCCGGCACATATGTTAGTTTCACCTTTAACTAATTTATAGTATTTTGGATTGTCTGGAAAATATTTTCTGCATTTTCTACACATCTTCCATACGGTTAAATTCGTTATGGTTTTATCGTGAGTTAGACATATTCTTTCATAAAGAGAATAGTTTGTCAAGTCGGGTCTAACATTTATTTTAGTTGGGGTATAATTTGTTTTTGGAGTTATTCCCAAAAAAATTGAGGCATTATAAAGTCCACGACTTCTTATTTGATAATCGCCTCTTTTAACTATTTTAACTTTTTGTAATCTTTCTTTTAAACCATCTTCGGTGATAAACCATACAGAGACTGGTTTTTTTATATTAAAATCTTCATATGTAATCATTAACATACTTCTAACAAAGTTTGTTTTTACCATGATATCACTTACATTGTCTGAATAAAACAAAACATTTTTGAAAAAATTGTTAACGGCGAAGAATCTATTCCCTTTTTCGTCTATAGCCATTACGGTTGTTGCTTCACCTATTTTTATTTGTTTGACTATATATTTTCCTGATTCGTCCATCTTTGTTTCTAACATAGCATATCACCATTGTAATTTTAACATTTTTTATTGTTATAGTCAAACTTTTTTATTGACAATCGAACATTTATTTGATACACTTTAATTAAGAATAGAAAGGGGAAGGAGGAGTTAATGAAGACCGTTTATATTGATTTCGATGAGACTATAGTTCAAAGCAATAAACGAATCATTGATATTTTAAATGGTAGATACGGGGTAAATAAATCAGAGAAAGATTTAAAAGATTATGGATATAAATCTATTGCTCCAATCAGTGCCAATGAAAAGTTTGAACTTTTTGCTAGTGATGAGTTTTTCGATGGTCTAACTTTTAAGGATGGTTTTCTGGATTTTTATGGTAAGTATAAATCTATTGTTAATATTACTATTGTAACAATAGGAACAAAAGAAAATCTTGAAAAAAAAGAAAAGTGGATTAGAGACAATTTAGACCCTGAAATAAATTGTATTCTTATCGAGGGAACATCTATGAATAAAAAAATGGTCAATATGCACAAGGGTATCCAAATTGATGATTGCACAACTTGTCTCGACACTAACGCAGAAATAAAAATATTATACAAAAGTGAATTTGATTATCCGTGGCAACGTGGCTATGAAAATTCAGATGTATTAATAGCTAGCACTTGGGGTCAGATAGATGAGATTTTAGGATTTTATTTAAAATATGATTATAAAACTTTAGTTAAAAAGAGGGAGGTTTAGTGCTTGGAAAGTTTATATTTAATTAGTGGAAAAGCAGAGCACGGTAAGACAACTACTGCGGAAATACTAAAGAGTGAATTGGAAGCATTGGGTCATAGAGTTGTTATTACTAGATATGCTTATTATTTAAAAGATTTGGCTGCTAAATATTGTGGTTGGAATGGAATTAAAGATGAAGAGGGCAGAAGATTGTTACAAACACTGGGAACAGAAATAATTAGGCAAAAATTGAATAAACCAAATTTTCATGTTGGCAGAGTTTGTGAAGATATTGAAATCTGCCAAGATTATGTTGATGATGTTATTATTGATGATACAAGATTTGAAAACGAGGTATATTATCCAAAAGCAATGTTTGGGGATAAAGTTAAAACAATTAGAATTATTAGAATTTCATCAGATGGAACGGTTTATGATTCTAGTTTAACACCAGAACAAAAGAAACATCCAAGTGAAATATCTTTGGATAACTTTAATTTTGATTTTAAGATTGAGAGTCCAAGTTTAGAGTATACGAGGAAATATGTTAAAGAAAAGATATTGGGAGGGAAATAATGGCGAAGGTGTTGCAAAACTCCTACTATGTATATAAAATACCTTCGAATAAAATAAAAGGATTAAAGACGTATTCTTTTAAGGAGGCTGCCAGAGATGGAAATATTGTTTCTATTGGAGATAATTTAGTATTGGCCAAAATAAGAGAATATTATAATGATGATAGAGATTATATTTCTTTATATGAAGAAGTTCAGAATATAAGAAAAAAGATGAAATCAATTAGGAAAGAACCAACCTCTAAGGAAAACATAGAAAAATTAAAAGATTTACAGGAACAATTAGATAAACTATTGTTTGTAGGGGATATAGTAAATATTAAAGTTGTAAAGAAGAAAGAATATAGAGAATTGGGACGAAATGGATTTTATTTAAATGGGAAACATTATGTTCGCTTTATGGTTGGAGCGGGACAAATGAGAAGAAACACTGTATCTTTTATAAATGAAGAACTATATGATTTTTTACAAGAAAGACTTATGTGCGGATTAAATGGAAAAATAAAAACTATTAACCTTGCTAAACTATCTGCTTATTTCGCATTATCGTTTTCATCTGTTTTATGGGTTAGAAACCCACGTGTTTGTATAATTAAAGATTTTTTTACGAAAATACCAAACCAAAAATTAAATTGGATAGATGAAAACAGTGAAGTTTCCCAAATATATAAAGATATAGAATTAAATAGCGCTGATGGTCAAGGATTGATAAGTCCGGAGATGGCAGAACTTTGGGCTAAAGATATGCATCTTAGTTATACTCCTTGTTCATTTGTTGTAAGAACTGCTTTCATAAAAGGTAATCTTGTTCCATTTGATTTTAAAGGATATGCAAAAGAACACGGAATAACTACAATAGAAGATAGATATGGAACCGTATATAATATAGATGATATAGACGTTTTGTTATCTGAAAGCCAATTTAAGATGGCAAAATATTATTCTTCTTGGGAGGTTTATAAAAGTTATCACGAAAGTTATAATTTGAAATGGGGAGTCGCCCGTTACAACAAAGAATTTGATGATGAGTATGTTCTAACGAATTATCAATATATTCAGGTTCTTAATTTGGATGAGGATGATATTAAAGGGCTTATTTCATATACTACGGATTGGATAAGAAAGATTTGCACCGGAAATCCGGAGTATGCTTTGGCTTATAATGTTGGAGTAAAAAATCCTACTCTTAATGTTGATAGTATAATAAGCTCTTGTGGGAGTGTTTTTACGAAGGCTATGATAAAAAATCCAGTAATGCTTCAAGATGGGTTTGTTCAAAGAAAAATATATAACGCAATTAAAGAAAGTATAAGACAAGCAAAGATTGGCAGAATTTGGGTTAGAGGTAATTATTCTTTTATGATAAGCGACCCTGTAGCTCAATGTCGCAGCGCTTTGGGTTTAGAACCGGAAGGTATAATTCCGGCTGGGTTTGTATATTCTGAATTTTGGAATGATAGAACTTATAGTGATGAAATAGTTTGCTGTCGAAGCCCTCTAACTCATTATAGTGAAATTAATCCTATGAAACTTTATAATGATGCAGAAGCGAAGAAATGGTATAAACATATATACAGTGGAGTTATATATAGTATTTATGATATTAGTGTGGTATTACACGCAGATAGTGATTTTGACGGGGATATTTGTATGTCTACGGATAATAAGTATTTTATTAAAGGGGCAAAAAGAGAAGAGCTTCCTATAATGTATGAAAAAGAATCCGTTCCTACTCAAAAAATTACATTGCCAAATCAAGTTAGATGTGATGTAAGAGGTCTTGATACTAAAGTTGGACAAATAACAAATTATTCAACAAGTATGATGGCTATGCTTCCTTTATTTAAAGACGAAAAGCAAACTGAGCAAAGGTTGGAAATAGAAAAGAGATTAAAATTATTGCGTAAAATTCAAGGAGATGAAATAGACAAAATAAAAGGAATAAATCCTCCAAGTTTTCCGAAATCTTGGAAGAATTGGGTAAAAATAAATAAAGATGATGATGATATTACAAAGGCAGAAAAATATAAATATAATTCTATGGTTGTTAAGAAAAAGCCTTATTTCTTTATTTATTTATATGGAACACTTATGAATGATTATCGTGTTTATGAGAAAAATTTTAATAGTATAAGTTTAACCCATTTTGGAGTGCCGATTAAGAATTTATTAAAAAAGAAAGATAGAACTGAATCCGAAACGAGTCTTGTTAGAAAATATAGAAAATATTCCCCAGTATTAGAAACTAATTGCGTTATGAATTTACTTTGTAAAGATATTGAAAATATCGAGTTTGATATAAAATATCATCCAAACAAAAATAGTCTTTTACCTAATTTTTATAAAGGAACAGAGATAGATGATAAAAAACTTTATAAAATAGAAGAACTTTATAAAAAATATAAAGCAAAGAAGAAATATAGAAGCATAGAGACCTTAATTGCCAATGAGGGGATACAAGATGATGATATGAATGAACTTCTTCGGGATATTTTATATGCAAATTTAGATGAATACAAAAAACAAATGTATGAAGAGTTTAGTTCTTCGAAGGAATTATTCGATTATCTTATTACTATGTGCCAAAAAAATAATATTTCTTATGATTGTATTTGGGACATTTTAGGTGAAGATATTATAGATATTATTCCTTATGGAAAATCACAGGTGATTGTGGAGGATGAAACCGGCTTTGAATATCTAGGGAGATACTATTCTTTATGTGAGGTGAAAAAAGATGATAATATTCGATGAAAAAAAATATGGAGAACATATTATTAAAGATAAACAATACTTGACCATAAAGAATCAGGGAAAAGAAAGAAGGTCTTTGGTTAGATATTTATTAAATGAAGGAAAAAGCAGAGAAGAAATTTTAAATATTTTATTACAGATTCCTATGGGAAAAGAAGATTATCTTTCTGAAAAAGAAAAGATTTGTATTTATAATAAAATTATAGATAAAGCCGGTGATTTTCAATTTATTACTGGTGTGAGTGTGAAAATATATAAAGAAGAATTAGATATCATATCTTCTTTAGAGGATGAAAATCTTCAAAATTTAATGTTCATATATTTAGTTTATTATAAGTGGGGAAAACAAAATAGTTGGTTGAGTTTTTATAGTAAGAAAAATGATGTTATTATGGTGCAAGATAACAATGTTGATATTTGGAAACTTGCTGGTGTTTTCAAATATAGGGTTGCAGAAAGATACGTTATGTGTAATAAACTTTATAATATGGGGCTTTATAGAATTGATAATTTTAAAGCAAATAATTATATATATATACCGTTTTGTAAAGACGAGGGAACTCCCGTAATTGAGATAAATAATTATGATAATATTTTAGGAGAGTGGCTCATTTATAACAAACCAGAAAATTATAAGCGCTGTGCTATTTGTTCTAGGGTTATAAAAAAGACTCGTTCTCCTAAAAAATATTGTTCGTTTTGTGCAAGAGAAGAGAACATAAGAAAAACCGTTGAAAGAAGAAGGTGTTTGAAATCCCAACAGCATTAAAACGCTGATATAATTGATTCTTTTCTAAAAGAATCAAAAAGTTTTATTAAAGAGGTAGAAAAGCAAGGAATAAAAGGGAGATTAAGATGATTGGATTTCAAAAAAAACCAAATGAAGGTGAATATGCATACATTTGGAGAATTTGTGACAACAAAGACTTAATAGGCACCTGGCAGGATGTTTGCGATTTATTAAACTCTGAATTACAACACGACTATAATGAATCTTGGTATAGAAAGTTGTATCAAAGTTATATTATGATTTTTGATGAGATTAAAGATAAGTATTTAGAAAATGAAGTTTTAAAGGAAATGGAAGTTCAAAAGAGAGAACTTCAAAAAGAGAGAAATAAATTAAACGCAACGAAGGTTGAGTATAGTAGAGATATTAGGCAACAATCTAGGTTTGAGTTATTTTATGAAAATATTAAAAATAATATAAACAAACTTGAACCTCCTGAATCTATTGACAGGTTTGCTTATGGTTCCGATATGGAATATATATTAACAATAGCAGATATTCATTGTGGAGCAAATTTTGTTGCCGAAAATAACAGTTATTCTTTAGAAGAGTGTTCAAAAAGATTTGATATATTATTGGCGGAAACAATAAAATTTGTAACCAAAAATAGACTTTCTCATATTAATATATTAGAGTTGGGAGATTCTATTCAGGGAATACTTAGAATGAATGATTTAAAAATTAATGAATCTAGTGTGGTTGAAGCAACTATTTGTGTTGCAAAATTGATAGCAAGATTTTTAAATAAGTTATCTGTTTATTGTGATATTGATTATTATCATTGCCCTACTTCTAATCATTCTCAGATGAGATTATTAAATGCGAGAGCAAGCGAACTTGCTAGTGAGGATATTGAATATATTATTAGTAATTATATAAAAGATGTGCTGTCTGATAATGACGCAATAAATGTTCATACTAATTTTGGTAAGGAATATATTGAGTTAAATATTTTTAAATACAATATTGTTGCTATGCATGGGCATCAAATTAAGAATATAGACTCTTCTTTGAGGGATTTATCCCAGATGAAAAGAAAATTTTATGATGTTTTGTTTTTAGCTCATTATCACGGAGGTATTGAAAAGATTATTGGTGAAAATATTCATAGTGATACTGAGGTTATTATAAGTCCAAGTTTTGTTGGTAGCGACCCTTATTCTGATAGTTTAATGAAGGGAGCAAAAGCTGCTTGTAAAATATATGGATTTGAAGAAAATAAAGGACACATTGAAACTTATAAAATAGTTTTAAATTAATGTCTTTTTTTTATGGAAGAAAGGTGTTAGAGATAAGTGGGGAATATAAAAGTTAGAAGCGTAAAGGTTGGCGGAGCAAAGGATATTTGCCAAAATAAAAGCTGCTCTCGAGCAGGAATACCTTTACCATTAGATGAATTTTATAAATCCAGAAATCCTAATATACAACATAGTTTATTTTGCAAAGATTGTATCAGAAAAAAAATAAAACCGGGAGATTTTGAATCTTTATATGAGTTATTAAGAATTTTGGATATACCGTTTATTCAAGATGTTTATGATTCTGTTTTATCTGATAGGCAAAGCAAAGATGAATTTATAGATAGATATATTAGAGAGATGGAAACAAAAGAGCAATATATTGGTTTAACTTTTGAGGACAGTTCTTATGATTCTACTGTGGGAACTTTAAGAGAAAAGTCAACCAAAGATAGTAGTTCTCCTAAATGGAGCGATGAGTGGCAAGGAGAATATACTGAAACAGAGTTAAAATATCTTAATGATTATTATGAGGGTTTGAATAATGATTTTAAGATAGTTACAACAAATCATAAAGATTATGCAAGAAAAATTGCACAAGCATCTTTATCTCAGGCAAGAGCTTATCAAAAGCTTTTAAACGGAGAAGATGGAGCAGACCAATTATATGAAAAGGCGACAAAAATTTTTGATATGTTATCTAAATCTGCACAGTTTGCAGAAAGCAGGAGGGGAGCAAGTGATGTTTCTCTTGGATGTTTTGGGAAGGTTTTTGATGCTGTTGAAAAGCATAATTGGATTCCAAAGCACGTTCCAGATGATGATGATATGTATGATAAACTATTAAAACAATTTTCAAATATAGAGAGGTCTTTATAATAAAAAAAGGTGCCGAGAGAGTCAAAAGTAATAGAGACTTATCGGTAAAATATGACACAATAAATAATGCCACTTCTTATGACCCTATAAATCAAGAAGCTATAGATTATGAGGAGTGGACTAAGGTTTTATCATACTACAGATATTATTTGGATGAATTTGCAGTAGATATGTTGGGAATTAATTTATTCCCATTTCAAAGATTAATTTTGAGAGCTATGGCTAGATATCAAAACAGTATGATGATTTGCTGTCGTGGTATTGGTAAGTCTTGGCTCTGTGGTGTATTTATGATTTGTATGGCTATTCTATATCCTGGTATGGCTATAGGTATAGTATCTGGAAATGGAAATCAAGCCCGAATGGTTGTTAAACAAAAAATAGAGGGCGAACTTATAAAAAATGAAAATATAAGAAGAGAAATAAGTAATATTAGAACTGCGGCAGATGATTGTATTGTCAGCTTTAAAAATGGTAGTTCTATTAGAGCAATAACTTTAGGAGTTGGACAGCGCGGTGATTCTGCTCGTGGTTGGCGTTTTCAATTAGTTTTAGTAGATGAAGCTCGTTTGGTTAGAGATTCTACTTTAACAGAAGTAATTAGACCAATGATTAAGACTCCTAGACAAAACGCTATAGATTTGCACGATAAATATCCGGATGATAGTCCAATCGAAAGTGGTAGAATGATATATATATCTTCTGCCTGGTTGAAGACTTGTGATTTATTTCAAAAGTTCTTAAACTTTTATTATTCTATGATAAAAGGAGACCCTCATTATTTCGTTGTTAGTTTGGATTATAAAGTTGGAATAGATGCGGGGTTGTTTTCTTTAGAAGATATAATGAGAGAAAAAGAAAGCCCAGATATGACTTTGGACAAATTTTCTTATGAATATGAGGGGGTTTTTGTTGGAAGCTCTAATGATAGTTATTATCCTTATTCTTTAACAAATTCTTGCAGAACTTTGGATAGGTGTGAATTGAAACAGCCAAAAAAAGGAACTTATTCTTATATAATAACACACGATGTTGCAGTTTCAACAAAAGCCGGTTCAGATAACTGTTGCACCCACGTTATTAAATTAATTCAAAAGCCAAATGGAATTTTTAATAAAGATGTTGTTTTTACTAAAACAATGAATGGTGCAAGTTTAAAAGAGCAAAAAGAATTAATTAGGGAATTATATCATATAAGGTTCCCAAATACAGAGAAGGTCGTAATAGACGTTCAAAGTGCTGGACAAGGTTTGTTGTCTTTATTAGAGGAGCCTTGGAGCTACAAAGATGAAAAGGGAGAAATAATTGAATTTCCTCCATTGATTTGCGATGATGATGAAGAAACGATTAAAGAACTCCCAGATGCTCTTCCGGTAATAAGAGGAATTAAAGCTACTGTTGAGTTCAATAGTATTTTTTATCCTTATATGAAAAGTTGTTTTGAAGATAAAACTTTAAGATTGTTGGTTGATAGTAGTGAAACGGACGAGGCATATAAAAATGGAGATTATTCTCCTGAGGAACAAGTTATGCACGTTGAGCACGACAATTTGGTTCAAGAGTTAAGTAATATAAAAAGGACATTTGGGGTTAATGGACAAATTGTTTATACTAGAATAGTTAAAACCGCAAAGAGAGACCGTGCTACATCATTAATGTATGGATTATCGGTTATTCTTGAATATGAAAAACAAGCAAAAGCTGATGCTCAAAAAACAGATGTGGACGTTTTACAATATTTATCAGGATATATATATTAAGAAAGGTAGGTGTATATAGTGAGTAAAGAAGAACAGACTGAAAAATTAACAGAACAAGAAGTTGTAGAAACATTAGAAGCTCTTCAGAAGGCATTTGATGTAACTGAATTTGCTCAAGGATATAAAACTGGTGTTTATTCGCCTATGATTCAAAATGAACTTATGAAAAATATGAATGTTTCTGCCACTACCCCAGATAAATCTGGAATAGAAAGTTCTTTATCCGACCCTGCTAATCACGAGGAGGAATTAGTATCTTTTAGTCAATCTTATTATTTTAGTAGTTTGATGTATAAGAGAAATATGGAGTATATAGCCACCCTACCTGCTTTTGATTTAGAGATGACTTGCATTAATGCTGAGCCGGAAGATTATAAGACTAGCAAATATCAAAGGGATTATAAGATTGTTGCTGACTTTTTTGATAAATTTAATTATAGGGCTCAATTTAAAGAAATTCTATGGAATTTGGTTATGAGCGAATCTTATTATGGGATGTTCAGAGAGTTTGAAACAAAAAGTGTAATGCAACAGTGGCCTAGTAAATATGCAAAAATAACAGGAAAATTTGAATATGGTTTACTTTATGATATAGATATGAACTATTTTATGCAAGGAACTGTAGATTTAGATTGTTATCCTGATTGGGTAAAGAAAAAATATAAAGAGGTATTTAATGGCAAAAATGATGCTTATATACCATCTAATAAAATAAATCATAGAACTGGTAAATTTGCACAGTGGGTTCAAACATCTCCGGAAGAAGGATTCTGGTGCTTTAAATTTAATCCAAAACATTCTTTGGATGTGCCATTTTTTAGTGCTATGTTGCCAGAAATGGCAATAGTTCCAGTTATGAGAAAATTGCAGGTAGACCAAAGTTTAGCTGCCGCTAGAAAATTATTGGTAAGTTCAATTCCTTATTTAAAGGAAAAGAAATCTTCCAGTGTAGCTAACCAATTAGCTATCGATGCTGGAGTTTTAGGTAAATTTATAGGATTAGCAGCACAAGGTCTTGAAAATGCAATAAAAATTTTAGCATTACCTACGGAAGATATAAAGGGTGTAGAATTTAAAAACACAGACCAAAATACATATAAAAATTTTATGGCTGTTACAAGTTCATTATTGAGTGGAGGAAAAGTAATATTCTCTACTGATGAAAATATGAACGCTATTGAAACTCAATTATCTTTAAACTTAGATGAGTTATTGGTTGAATCTGTTTATCCTCAATTTGAGGAGTTTTTAAATTATAATGTAAATAGAAAAACTAAAAAATTTAAGTGGAGATTTAGATTTGTTGGTGCAGAAGACCAATTTGATAGAAAGAGAAGACAAGAGGAAGCATTTAGATATGCGGATAAAGGTGTAGTATTACCAAATAAAATTGCATCTTCTTTAGGTTTAAATAAAATTGAGTTAGAAAGAGAGCTTAATGAAGCCAAAGAAACTGGTTTTGTTGATAAATTGATGATGATGTTAAATGTAAATACGTCATCTTCTGATACTTCAAATGGAAACCCCGTTGGAAGACCACGTAAAACAGAAGATACTTTGACCGTTAGTGGTGTAGAGTCTAGGTCTCGAGCTTCCAATATAGAAAAAGGTGGAGAAATATAAATAGGAGGATATAGAGATGGAAGGATTATTAACTACAGAAATAAAAAGCTCTTTAGAAAAGATTATTTCTAAGTGTTTTTTTAACAATAGAATAATGGATAGAATGTGTAGTATATTATCTATTAATTTTGCAATGTCTAATACTTCTAATATTCTTCATAAAAGATTGGCTCACTTATATCCTGTATTAGCAGATGATGTTTCTGATTATATGGATGCAAGAGATTGTTCTGTTATTTATGGAGCAACTCCAGTGGGAGACCAAGAATATGAGAGTGTTTTAGAATGTTTTAATAAGATTTTAGAGCTAAATTTAGATTTAGAATCGGAAATTAAAAATTCTATAAAAGTTGCAAATGAGATAAATGATTATGCTACAAAAGTTTTTCTTGAGAACTTTTTATTAAAAATAATTTCTATAACAAAAGATATATTGCTATTAGTTGATAAAGCTGAAATGTATGGGGATTCAGATATTAATATTATGAAATTAGACCACGATATTCCTGATTTCGGAGTATTTGAATAATGTTTATATCTAATATAGATTCTGGTTCTCATAGATATTATATCTGTGGAAAGGTTATAGGAAATTATTTAATAAAGAGTGGAATACCACTTCTAAGTAGATTGGAGGATAAAATGGTATTCTCAAAAACACATAAACTTCAGAGGGTTTTATCTAATATGCCTTCTTTTTATAAAGTTTTATCTAAGGTAGGTGTTATTGATGGATAAGAAAATTTCTTTTGAAGTTGAAGGATTCGATGTCATTGATGATTATTCTGATAATCAGTTGGCTATTGTAGAAATATATGTTTGCCACGATGGAAACAATTTGCACGATATGCCTATTGATTTAAGTGTCATTAAGAAAGCAAAAAAGACTTTAAAGAATAAGTTTTTGGTTGCGGGTTTTGATGGCAAAGATTTCGAAGGACACGAACCCGATGAACAAATTGTTGGATTTTTCCCAGAAAGTTCTGAAATGAAGTTCAGGAAGAAAAATGGGAAAACCTATCTCGTTGCTCAAGCAATAATGTCAAAAGTTTATGCAAAATGGGCTTATGATGTATTTGTTGAGGATGAGGATAATGAAAGAGCCGTTTCAATGGAGATTACAGTTTTGGAAACTTCTATAGAAGAAGATGGTTTAGAACATATTACTAAATTTATTTTTAATGGTGTAACTTTATTGGGTGAAGCTCATTTACCTGCCTGTGAAGGTGCGAACGCATCTATAATCAAGTTTAGTAAGGAAAATGCGTTACAAGTTTACAGCAAGCGTCTAAAAGAATCTGACAAAATTAAAAAAGATTTTGTTAAAGATATGAAGCTTGCAGAAATTTCGAGAAAGGAGGAGAGTGAGAAGATGGACGAAAAAGAAAAAGTTGTTGAAGCAGAAGAAACAAAAATCGATGAACAACCTGTCGTTGAAGAATCTGTTAATGAAGAAGTTGCTACAGAAGAAAAAAATGAAGAAGTAGCTACTGAAGAAAAGACAGAAGGAAACTTCGAACAAAAATCTGAATCTGATGACAAAACTTATATGGAAGAAGACGAAGAGGATTCTGACGAAGAGAAGAAAGAAGATGAAGAGGAAAAAGAAGAAGAAAAAGAAGACGATGGAGAAGAAAAGAATTTTGAATCTTTAACTGTTGAACAAAAATACGAAGTATTCCGCTCTGCCGTTAGAGACTCTCTTGGTGGTTGTGGATATTTAGAATCATTTGACGATGAATATTTATATATCTATGATTATTGCGAAGGTTACACTTACAAATATGCTTATACTCTTGATGGTGTTACTTGCACAATAGACGAAAATTCAAAAGCTAGAGTTATGCGTGGCGGATATGTAGATTTCGAAGCATATGAAGAAGAAAACAACGAAGTTGAGGCTCTAAAAACCGAAAACTGTGAGCTAAAAGAAAAGCTTGCTGCCTATGAAGCAGATGTAAAAAATAAATCTGTTGAGGCAATCCTTTCAAGCGTTATAGATGTTCTACCATCTGAACGCATAGCTGAACTTCGTGAAGAAGCAGCTAATTATTCATTAGATAATTTATCTGCATTTGAAAATGAAGTAAAAGCTACTGCTTTCGAAGCTGTTGCTGATAAAGTAAATAGCAAAAAATACAGTTTTACAAAAATGACTGTAAATGAGGAAGTAACAAAAAAATCATCTAAATACGGATGGTAATAAAAAAATAAAATTATAAAGAATAAAGAGGAGGAAAAAACAATGGCAAAAACAATTTTAATTCCAACTTTAACTGCTGCTAAAAATATAGATAGCTTAAATAGAAGCTTTATAGCTGAAGTAGATTTGGATAATGGAAATGTATTTGGAAAAGGAGACCTTTCAACTGATACTGACAAAACTCAAGTATATGAAGTTGAAACTCCAGCAACAGGAGCATTAACTGGATTATATATGGCATTTAGTCCAGAAGATGTTGTTTTAACAGATGATTTAGGAAATCAATATAAAGTAGGAACACTAGACCCAAGAGCATTCACTAACAAGGCTGGTGTTGTATTTAGTGGATTTAAACCACAAGCAGGAGATTTAGTATTAATGTCTGCTGACGGAATTGATGGAGAAGCTGCTGATTATGCTGTAGCTGCTGATGGAGAAAACAAATTAGCATTTGCTGATGCAGCAATCGAAGGTCTATCATTCAAAGTTATTGAAACTACTTATATTTCTGTAGCAAGTGCAAGCAACATAGGAACACAAAGAGTGCCTGCTTACTTACTAGAATGTGTAGCAAACTAATTTAATAAAAAAAATAAAGAATAAAGAGGAGGAAAAGAAAGATGACAAAATTACCTAATAATGTGTTAGCTTTCACTGCTGGTAATGCTGAAAGACAAGAAGGATACACAAATTTTGTAGAATATTATAGTCTATACAAAGAAGGAAAAACTCATAATGAAAATGGTGTAAGTTTTTCTGAAATGAACAATAAAATGTTAACATTCTTTTCTGATGAAATAGCAAGATTATCAGGAAAAAAACAATCAGATGTTAACGATTTAGCAACTTATTGCAATTTTAGCGATGTTAAAGAAGCAGCTTTTGCTGTTATCGGTATGTTAACAGACCTAATCATTCCAGATGCTTTAATTAAAGACCTAGGAATAATTGCTGAAATCAAAAATGGTGGATGGGGAGATAGCTTAAAAGTTGACCTTAAACCAAGAGATTTATTCATAGTTTCTAAAGGTGGACGTGCTCGTAGAACTTATGATATAACTAGACAATTCAAAGGAGAAAAGACAATAGTTCCAGAAGTAAGAGGAATCACTGTTGGTATATCTTTATATGATGTATTAAAAGGAACTTATTCATTAGCTGAATTTGTTTCAAAAGCAGTATTATCTATTGAAACTGAAATGAGATATGATATTTATGATGCTTTTGCAACTGCTATGAATAACCTTCCAAATACTCCAGGAGCAAATCAATTAAGAATCTCTGGATGGTCTCAAGCTACTGCTATCGCTTTAGCTCAAAAAGTTCAAGCTTGGAATAATGGGGCTAAACCAGTATTCTTAGGAACTAAATTAGCTCTATCTAATATACTTCCTGCATCAACTAATACAAGAATATTACTTGGTGATGAATATGTTAGAGTTGGATATTTAAGAGATTTCATGGGAATTTCTTGTGTTGAACTTGAACAAGTTGCTGACTACAAAACTGAATTTGCAGTTAAATTAGCTGATAACAGAATTTATGTAATCTGCCCAGGAACTGACAAATTAGTTAAAGTATTCATTGAAGGTTCTACATTATCTAATATTGATAATACTTATGCTAATGCTAACCTTCAACAAACAGCTACATTATATAAATCTTATGGTGTAGGTGCTATTAGCTCAGCTTTAGCTGGTGTTATTGAAATATAATAAATAAGATGAAGAGGGGCTTTATGCCTCTCTTTATTTTTAATTTTAGGAAAACGAGGAGAGATGATAAATAATGACTACTACTACCACTAAAAAGAAAAGTAATAATAGTGACAGTAAAAGAATAAAAGAAATGGAAAAAACAATTTCTGATTTAACTGCTATGGTTCAGATGTTGATGAAAAATGGGGCAAGCGCTGCTCCCGTAAATGATGCTGATAGGGATGTAACATTTATATCTTTATGTAATCATATATTAAACCTATCTACTGAGCCTTATGGTCAAGGAACCGTTTATACGTTTAATGAGTTCGGAGAGGAACAGCCAATACCTTATTCTGATGCCAGAAAAATTATAAGGAACAATAAGAACTTTATAAAAGGTGGAAAGTGTTATATTGCCGATGACGATATAATTAAGGCTGAACATTTAACTAATGATTATAAAAAAATCTTGAGTAAAAATGAACTTTTAGAATTATTAAGTATGAATAAAGATAAGTTTAAATCTATTTTTGATGCTTTGACTGATACGCAAAAAGAGATTTTTAGAGATATTCTAATTGAAAAGCTTAATGTGAACAAAAATAGTGTTGATATGAATATTGTTCAGTATGTTAATGAATCGCTAAATATCGATATTTTAGAAAGCGTTAAATTTGGCAAGGAGTTGTTGACCGACATAAATTAAAGGAGGTTGAAAATGACAACCTATGACGAAATATTAGATTTGGCATTGGTTTCTATTGAAGATTATAGACTGAATAAGCTTTCTGCTCAATCGCCTACAGAATTTAAATTAATTCTCCAAGGATTTATGATAAGAGGTCTGTCTAATTTTTATAATTGTGTTAAAAATTTGTCTGACAGAAATGATGAGACTCAACAATTCAATATGGTTCTTGATGATTTAGAAAAATCTATCATAGCGGATTGGACTGTTATTATGTGGTTAGATAAAGAGATAAATGACACTCGTCAAATAACTGCTATGCTACAAAATAGAAATGAAGCACACAGATATTCTGAAGCTAATAATCTAAAAGCAAAAGCAGACCATAGAGTGCAGATGGTCGAAGACGTAAAGCATAAACAAACACTTTATTCTTTCGAACATAACAACTGGAAAGGGTGGGCGAGTGGCGATTATGAATTATAATAATTTTCAATTAGACGATAACGCTACTGTTCAGTCATTAAAAATTTTAATAAATCAATGTTGGAAGACATTGCCTATATTTGAAGGAAAAAATAAAGAAAATAAAATAGTTTATTCTCGTGAAGAGGCATACGAGAATTATCAAAAACATTTGTGCTTTCTTATTACAAAGGTTTCTGGGGCTAGTAAAATGTGGCAAGATAATCAATATTATGTTGAATTGCTTTATATTTTATCTGGTATGAGAGATTTTAAAGAAGATGAGCACGACAGAGTTAAATATATTGTGCATCATTGCACTAAATTAATCAATAATATGATAGAGGTAATTTTAGGGGATGGCGCTTAATTATTATGCTGCTTATAATGCAGTTAGGACTGAACACCCAAAAGCTTCTTATTATGAAGACTATGATGCCATTTTAGATTTTAGCTTTGATAATGCCTCAAATGTTGTTTATGATGAAGTGGAATATGAACAAACTTATGGGGAAAACGATTTTAAAACTATAGGAAGAGTTCGTGTAGATACAATTTTGGATTTTAATACTGGTATAATTCTTGGTGATGATTATAAGATGCTTTTATTCCCACCAGAATTTAAGGTAGAACCATATTACGGTATGAAATTCCGTTGGAAAGGAAGTTATTGGCTTGTCATTAACACCAATTCTTATGGAAGTTTACAAAATACCGCTGAAATTAGACGCTGTAATAATGTTTTAAGATTTTTTGGTAAAAAAGGTGAAAGACTTTATGAACCTTGTATTCTTGATTACACATTAAGATTTGCTAACAACGAGGACACAAAAACCATTATTGTTGGTAATGGAGAACAAAAGGTTTGGTGTCAAAGAAATAAAAGAACTACATTATTGAGACCCAATGATAGATTTTTATTTGGGCCTCCAGAACAGAGGGTCGCTTTTAGAATATATGGAGGAGGAACTAAGAATTATCTTAATTCCGTTACTGATGATGACAATTCTCCAACTCTTACTGAATTTTATGTTGACCATTATGAAGTCAATCCTTTATTTGATGATTTTGAAAATGGTTTTGCAGATGCATATTTAAATGAGGTAAGAATTAATATTGATAACGATATTAATAAGATAAATGTTGGAGATAAAATAAAATTACAGGCCTCTGTGTTTAAGGGTGAAATGGAGATAAATTTTGAAGATATTGAATGGACATCTTCTGATGAAGAAATAATTTCTATTGAAGATGGATATGCTATTGGAATTGGTGTTGGAAAAGCTTCTATTATTGCTTCTATATTTGATGCTACAATAACGAGTAAAACAGAAATAGAAGTAACTGATGATGAAGTAGAAGATTATTATGAGATAATTATTAATCCAGATATCAATTATGTTTTACAGGATGAAAGTCAAATATTTGAAGTCTATTTATATAAAAATGGAAATAAACAAGATAATATATTTGATTTTTCAGATATTTCTGAGGGAGTTCCTGCTAACAATTATGAATTAATAGATGTTAATAATAATTCATTCACTTTAAAAAATAATAAAATGTTTATGAAAAATCCTGTAGTTATAAGATGTTCTTGTGATTATGGAAGTATAGACTTTGAGATTATGTTAAGAGGTGTTTATTAATGGAAGACGTTAGACCATATGCTGATTATGCGGTTATGCCGGACATATCTTACAGAATTGTTGAAAAACTTATTGAAGACCCAAAAGCAGAATTAATGTGGAAACTTTTAAAATATGATGATGCCAATGCTTATAAAAAGCCAAATCTTACAAAAAAAGAAAAGGCTGCTCTTATATATGATGGTAATGAAGCTATACATACAAAGGCTCGTGTATTTTTTGATTATATGCTTGATGATGCAGAAGACCAAATGAATACTTTATTGAGAATATATCCTGCTGAAGTTTATCCTAGAAATAGGACTACTGGGATTTGCACAATAAATATGGAGGTTTTTGCGCATTCAAAGATAGACCATTTAACTAATTATAGAACTAGGGTTGATACTATAATTCAAATTCTTCTTGATGTTCTTAATGGAACTGATGTGGGAGGAGTTGGAGTTATGTTCTTTGATAATCAGGCTAGTAGATATGATAAAATTACTATTATAGGACAAAAACCATATAAAGGGAAACTTCTTAAAATGAGCGTTAATTTGGGATAATTAGATGATAGAAAATATGGAGAAATTGTATTTCGATAAGCCCATTTCATATAAGGAATTGAATATATATCCAGTTAAGATGAAAGACTACTTGGAATTTCATTGGTTAGTTAACTGTTTATTAGTTGATAAAAATAGTATTCCTGATGCTAGGGTTATAAGTATGACATATCTTCGTTTTTTGTATTTTATGGCAGAAGCGGAGGAAATGCCTTATATTTATATGATAAAAAAACTTTTATGCATGGTTTTACATTTTGATTTTAAGGAAGATATAAAATTCTATGTTGATGAAAAAGACAGGGCTTTTTTTAAAATAAAGAATGTTGAATATAGTGCTTCTGATTTTGATGCTATTGCAAAAATAATTATGGAGCAAAATTGTATAAAACCAATAGATGAAACGATTCAAAAGGAAATTAGGGATGCATTAGATAAAGCCGAGGAATATAGAATGAAACAAAATCATCGAAAAATGTGCTCTTTAGAAGAACAAATGATTTGTGTTTTGATTTCTACATCTTTAAAACTCGAAGATATTTATGAACTTACTATAAGGAAGTTTGAAAAAATATTGGAGAGGGTCGATGCTAAAATGCATTATGAGATTTATCTTAGTGCTTCTATGTCTGGTTTTGTAACATTTGAAGATAAAAATGCCATTAAACATTGGATGTCTGATTTAACAAAAGAAGATGAATATGAAGACGTTAAGGTTGATATGGAAGCTATGCATAAAAAGGTCGGGGATACAAAATAATAATTAAATTTAGATTTATAAGGAGGAAAAAAAATGAAGAAGTTTTTAGTTAGCACAGCAGATGCTTATGCATATGACTCAAATGATAACTTATTATTTGTAGGTAAAACTTTACTAGATAGTTCTATTGAAACAACTCTATCAAATACTGATGTAAGAGCTGGTAAAGGAAACCAATTACAATATGTTTACTATCATACTGCTGAAATGAACATTACTATTAATGAAGCACAATTTTCATTAGAGTTCTTAGCACTTAATACTGGTTCATCTATTACAACTGGTGCAAGAGCTTGGGATGAAGAAACTATTGCTGTAACAAATGGTCAAGGAACTATTTCTGGAACTCCATTAGCTGTTCAAACAACAACTATTTATGGTTGGGTAACATTAAAAGATGGAACAGTAGAAAGAGTTGAATTTAATGGAAGTAGTTTTGAATTAAGTGACCCAACTTATAACGGAGATGTTTGTGTAAGATATTACAAACAAGCTGATGGTGCTCGTCAAATTACTGTATATGCTGATATGTTACCAGCCGTTATAAGACTTGTATTGGTTGGAACTTTAGCAAGTTCTGATTCAACTACAAACCAAATAGGAACAGTTCAAATCGAAGTTCCAAGAGCATCAATGACTGGTGCATTTACATTATCAATGACACCAGATTCAGTTGCTCAAACTCCACTTTCTGTAAGAGCATTAGCTACAACAGAAGCTAAAGGTGGATGTTCTGGTGCTAGACCAATTTATGCTACAATAACTGAAATTATATCTGAAGCAAATTGGTATGATAATGTTATTGGTTTATCAATTAAAGATGGTGACTTTGATTTAGCTGCTGAAGCTACAAAGACTCTATCTGTATTTGCTATCAGAAATGATGGTTCTGCTGCTTTCTTAGCTCCATTATCAGGAATTACATTTGCTTCTAGTGATAATACTAAGGCTACTGTATCAGAAGCTGGTGTTGTAACAGGTGTAGCTGCTGGAACAGCAACTATTAAGGCTACAATCACTGATAAACCAGAAATAGATGCAAACGTAATTGTAACTGTTACTGCTTAATAATGTATTGTAAATATAGCAAATATATAGTTAAAAACGTGTGGGAACAATATTTGGATTGTTCCCTTACACGTTGTCGTTGCACAAAACAAAAATTTTGTAATAAAAGAAATAAGGTTGTGCAAACGGATGATTGGCAGCAATGCCCAAAATTAGTAAGAGAGGAGGGTTTAAATGCCAAGAAAATTACTAAAGAGGAAGGCTAAGGAAGAAAAGGTTATTGAACCTGAAATTATAGATGAAGCAAAAACAGAGGAAGAAGGAATTATTCAAGAAGAAAAAATCATAAAAGAAGATTTTATTCCAGAAGAAGAATTTTCTGAAGAAGATGTTATAGTTGAAGAACCTATTGAAGAAATAAAAGAAGAACCTTTAGACCTTGGTGAACCTTCTATATGCAGAGTTCTTTTTGCAACACCAACTCGTTTTAAAATATTAAAAAATGGTGTTGTTTATGAAATAAAAGAAAAAAATAGTTTTGTAAGAGGAGAAGAAATCATTAGATAATTCTCTTTTTTTTTATGTAGAGTGATAAGTTCTTCGTTGGGTGCAAATCCCGGGCTCTATACCATTTAGAATATAAAAAATAGGGGAGGGTGTCAAATGAACTGGGGTTCTATAATAGACAAATTAGAAGTTATTGGAACAGCATTTGGTGCCGCAATTTTTACTGGATATGTAGCTTACAAAACATTTAATTCAAAACTTGAAGAGTGGAGCAGAAATGAAAAAGGGAATGTTTCAAAAAATATAACGAAACAATCTAAATTGGACGAACAAATATTAAGAGAGGCGGAAAAATTAAAAGAGCTTTCTGGGGCTGATAGGATTCATGTTCACGAATTTCACAATGGAGTGCATTATGCCAATGGAAGAAGCGCTTTAAAGACTTCTTGCACTTATGAAGTTTGTAGATATGGAATTTCGCCTTGTTCAAATTTATTCTCTGATATTCCACTAAGTGTTATTTCAAAGTTTATAAATTCTCTTTTGGATGAAGGAGAACTATTTGTTAAAAACATCGAGGAAATAAAAGAATTAATGCCGTCTACATATAGTCTAAAAAAATCTATAGGAGTTATGTCTTTTTATGATGTGGTTATTTATAATGATAAAAATGAGCCTGTAGGTTTTGTTGGAGTGCAATTTTGTGGCGAAAATAAAAAGAAAATTGATAAAGATTCAATAAAAAAATTTGCTTGGTTTGTTGAAAGTAAATTGTCCGAAATGTAATTAATGGAGGAACGAGATGGAAGAAAAGGAACTTTGTAATAAGATAAAATATTTAGCAAAAAGTAAAAAAAGTTTTGATGAAATTTGTAGTGAATTAAATTTAAAAGAGTATGAATTGATTGGTTTGGTTGGCCTAATGAATAGAGAGGGCGAATTAATTGATTGTATTGGAAAACAGATTATTCTTTTAAATAAACCATTACAAAGTGATGAAACTTATGTTGTAAATACAACAAAAAATCATTTAAATCTATTATTTATAAGTGACACGCATATGTGTTCGAAGCACGACCGTGTTGATATTTTGAATTATTTATATGACGAGGCCGTTAAAAGAGGCGTTGATGCCGTGCTTCATTGTGGTGATATTAGTGATGGTATGTATACTAATAGACCACAACAAATATATGAACTGAGGTGCCACGGATTTGATGAACATCTCGATTATGTAGTAAAACGATATCCGAAGACCGAATTAAAGACTTATTTTATTGGTGGTAATCATTTAGATACTTATATAAGAAATGGCGGCTCTGATTTTGGTAAAGCTATTTCTAGGGAAAGAGACGATTTGATTTATTTAAATCCAGATACTGCTAAAATAAGACTTGGCAATCTTGGTATTTTAATGCATCACGGGTCTGGGCAAAAAGCATATAGCCTTAGCTATAAAATTCAGCGTTATGCCGAAACTATTGATGACCCAAAAATACAGATTATAATGCAAGGGCATTTTCATAATGCTATGTATATGTATTATATGGGAAAACATTGTTTTCAGGTTGGTTCGTTAGTTGATGAAAATAACTGGAGCAGGTCTTTGGGATTGAAAAATGAAAAAAGTTGTTATTGGGTTGAAGTTGATTGTGATTCAAAAGGGAAGATTTTAAAAATAACTCCAGAATTGCAAACATTTGAAGATAAAAAGTTGGTGAAAAGAAAATGATAAAAACCCTCTTAGGATTGATATTGGTTGCTTTTGTAATTTTGTTTATAGTTTTACCTGTAGGATTTAATATATATAAAGAAGATACGTGGGAATATATAAGACAAAAAATGAAAGAGGAAGAGAGAAGACAAAGAGAGGGAAAAAAGGTTTCTAATAAAAAGGGAGTGCTATAATGATATTAGGCTTAGATGCCGCAACAAGAAAGACGGGATATTCTATTTTAAATAAAAAAATGGAGATTATAGAATATGGACTTATAAGAACGACTTCTACGGAGAATGTAGAAAGAATGAAAGAAATATATGAACAAATTGATGCTATATTATCTAAATATCCTATTTCAAATATTGTGGTTGAAGATGTTCCGGTGAACACTCATAATAACTTAAAGACTGGTAAAGATTTAAGTGTCCTACAGGGTGTGATTTTAGCATTGTCTTTTAAGTATGGAATATCTGTAAAGTTATATAATCCTTCCGCCCATAGAAGCATAAATGGCTTATATGATGGAACTAGAGAAGGAATGAAAAGAGAATTTCAAAAAGAAAAAGCCGTAGAGGAAGTTAATTTATTATACGGTTTGGATTTCAAATATTATAAAAGCGAAACTAAAGATAAAAAAAGTGATGACGATATGGCTGAGGCTATATTAATAGCCAGAGCTTTTATTAAAGATTGTATTGTAAAAAAGGAGGAAATATAAAATGGAAATGAAAATAGGTGGAGAAACAATTAAATTAAAAAAAGATTATTTATCTATAGACGAAGTAGAGGCTTCTGTCGGCGCTGCCATAAGTGCTGCTGTAGAAAAAGGGGATTTTGATTTTTATGATTTTAGTCCTATGTCTATGAAAGTAAGTTTCTATGCTTCTTTATTTTATTATTGTATTGAAGATTTTGATATTGAGAACTCAGAAGATTTTAATAAATATTACAATCTTGGGGTTCAAACAGAGCTTTTAAAAGCAATAAAAAATGCACAAGATGCTTATGATATGATGATGTCTATATATCAAGATATGACGAATATTCAAGGGACACTTTTAAAAGGAATTGATAAGATAATTAAAGTTTTGGAAGAAAAACTACCAAAAGAAAAGGAGTTAAAGAAACTTTTAAATAAGATTCCAAAAGAATGGGGAAAAGTATCTGAAGAATATAAAGAAATTATTGGAGAAACACCTAAGAAAGAAGACGAATAAGTCTTCTTTTTTTTAGGAAATAACAAAAATGGGGTGATACTATTCTAAACAATGAAAATGAATTGATAAACTTGCTTGATAAGAAAGCTAAAAAGATATTGAAAAACATTTCAAAAAAAGTGTATAAGTGTTTGCAAGATATAATTATGGAAGATATTTATAGACAACCAGCGGGAGATGTATATCAAAGAACTGGTGATTTTTATACTGCTTTCAAATTAAGCGATTTAGAAACGCTTGTAGATGAATATGTTATAGGGATTATTTATGATTGGAATAGTATGGAACCTCCTAGTTATGGAGATTCAAACAATGGATACACCCACGGAAATTATGAAATATACGAAGATAGAAGAGCAGACCTTTATTGGATTTTAAACGGGAAAGATACCAATGATGTCAACAGTGATTTTCCAAATAAATTTGGTGGACACGGTGCTATCGGCCCAACTAGAGGTCATAATTATTGGGACGATTTTATGAATGAAATGCAAATTTATTTTAAAGAATGGATTGAAGAGGAATGCAAAAAAGAAGGATTTGTTCTTGAATCTCTATTAAAAATAACATAAAGGAGGTGAATAAAGGATGATTGGGTCAGATACTTGGTTATTAAAATTAAAGGCTAAGTTGGACAATAGCACGACTACGGTAAGAGACCTTAATAAGCAAATAAAAAGTTTGGAAAAGCAAGTTGCTAGTTTTAATGTAAAAGTTAAAGTTGACCAAGGAACTAAAAAAGGGTTTCAAGACCTTGATAAACAGTTGCAAGAACTGAAAGTTAATTTAAATGATTTTAATAAAATAAATACTACTATAAACAAAGGTTTAGGAACCACGACTGAAAAGTTTGTTGATAATAGCGGTAGAGTTTTAACTGTTATAAAGAAAATTGGCGATGAATCTGGCAAGGCAAAAGTTAAATTAACAGAGGCTGCTAATGAAACTTCAAAATGGAGCGATGCATTTTCAAGGGCTTTTACTGCTTTTACAACATATCACTTAATTGCTAAAGCATTGCAGATTAGTGTTCAAGCTGTTAGGGATATGGTTCAAAATGTTAAAGAACTAGATGTAGCATTAACTGAGTTAAAGAAAGTTACAGATTTAGAGGGAAATTCTTTAGATAATTTCGTCAAAAAGGCCTTTGCTGCCGGAGAGACCGTAGCTAAAACAGGAAAAGAAATGATTGAGGCGGCTACGGAATTTGCTAAAGCCGGTTATGATGAAAGTGTAATTCTTCAATTAGGAACTGTGGCAAATATGTATACAAATATTGCTGACGAAGTGATTTCGTCTGGCGATGCTGCAAGTTTTATTATAGCACAATTAAAAGCATTTAATTTAGAGGCGACAAATGTTAATGAGACATTAAAAAATAGTCAACATATTATTGACGCAGTAAATGAGGTTGCGAATAATTTTGCGGTTTCAAGTGCAGATATTGCTGAAAATTTAGGTAAGTCAAGTGCCGTAATGGCAAATGCTGGAAATACATTAGAGGAAACTATAGGTTTATTGACCGCTGGAACGGAAATCACTCGTAATGCGGCGAAAGTCTCTAATGGTTTAAAAACTATAACATTAAGACTTCAAGGTATGACCGATGAGGGTGAAGAAAGTTTCGAATTAATTGCAAATAACGAAAAACTTTTTAATAAACTTGGACTTTCGTTATATCAAGCAAACGGCGATTTAAAAAATACTTATGAAATTTTAAAAGATTTATCTGAAGTTTATCCCACATTAAACGCCGAAATGAAGGCTTATGTTACTGAAACATTGGCCGGAAAACATCAATCACAAATTTTGGCTGCTATTTTAAAAAACTTCTCTACTGCCGTTGAAGCCACAGAAACCGCTTTAAATAGCGAAGGAAGTGCTATGCGAGAGAATGAAAAAGTTTTGGATAGTATTAGAGGACGTTTGCAAAGATTTCAAAGTGAATGGGAGTCTTTATCCAATAGTTTAATAAGTAGCGATATTATAAAAGTAATTGTAGATTTTGGAACCAATCTTTTGAAACTTGCTAATAGCGGTATTGTTAAGTTTATTATTAAAAATACCCTTTTGGTTATAGCTCTTAATCTTGCTTCTAAAGCGTTTGTTAATTTAGGGGCCAAAATAAAGATGGCTGCCGCTGATTATCTTTTATATATTACCGGAGTGACAAAAGCTACTGCACAACAAAAAATGCAGGTGGCATCTAATTTAACATTATCTCAATCTTTTACTCTTTTGGCTGCGAAAGCTAGGGCGGCGTTAGTTGCTATGGCTTCTAATCCAATGGTTTGGATTGCTGCTGCTGTATCTGCGGTTTCTATGCTTAAAAATAAATGGGAAGAAGCGCAACAAGCAGCGAGAGATGCTTCTGATGAATATGTTGAAAGAGCCAAAGAATTATCTGCGAATATAGAAAATATAGATGAAACTATAGACAAATTTAAAGAATTAAAAAAGATAGTTGACGATAGTTCATCTAGCTATACTGAATATAAACAAGCAAAAGAAGAATTGAAACAATTACAAGAAGAATTAATTAAACAGTATGGAAAAGAAGCAGAGGGAATAGATTTAGTAAATGGTTCTTTAAGTGAGCAAGCTGAGAAAATCAAACAAATAAAACAAGAGTCTGCAAAAGCATTTTTAAATGAACCAAAAAATCAAGTAGCATATGAGACTGCTAAAAGCAAAGTTTATGGTAAAAATAGTTATACTAGAACTATGGGAACCGGTGCTGATTGGCATTATAGTTATGATACTGATTGGGCTTATAAACATAAAGAAATTACTAAAGAAGAAAAAACTAAATTAGATAATAACAAAAAGACATATGAAAAATATGTAAAAGATATACAGGCTTTGGCTAATAAATATGGAAGAGTCATAAATAGCGTAGATATTTCGGGATATTTTGATTTTGAAACAAAAAGCGTAGATAAATCAAAGAAAATGTTAACCGAATGGCAAGAATATTTGCAGAAAAACAAAGATAAACTGATTTCTGCCGGTGTTATGAGCGAAAGCACATATAATTATACATTTAAACAAATTCAAGAAGAATTAGATGAGATAGAAAAAAAATTCGGAACTTTCTATAAAACATTAGATGAAAATAATAAGATGCTTTTAGAATCTAAAGGGTATAGTTCTTTTATAGACGACCTAGAAGCGTTAGCGCAAGAAAGCGTTTTAACAGAAGATGCGATTCAAAAATTATTAGAGAAATATCCTGGGTTAGAGGCTGTTTTAAAACAAAATGGACAAACGATTAGTAAGATAGCCAAAGAACATCAAAACTATAGGCAGGTCGTTGATTCTATAGGTAGTTCTTTGGGGGATAAATATACTGAAAGTATAAAGAAAATGGTTCTGGAAAATGATTTGGGAGTAGAGTCATTTGAAAGATTAAAAAAAGAATATCCAGAATTACAAACATTGTTAGACCAATATGGTATGTCTTTAGATGATTATGCAAAAAAAATAGAATCATTAGTAAAAGACCATTTAGATTGGGATTATCAGTTACAACTTTTTAATAATTCTATGGATTCATTACAGACTTCTTTTAATGCATTAAAAGCTGCTCAAGAAGAATATAATGAGCAAGGATTTATAACAGTAGATACTCTTCAAGCTTTATTAAAGCTTGATGAAGAGCAATTAGTGAATCTTGTAGATAAGAATGGTAAAATTAAACTTAATACAGATGCTTATAAAATGTTAACCGCAGCAAAATTAGATGAAATGCTAGCAACAGAAGAACAGCGTCATTATGATGAAGTTTATAGGCTTCAACAACAGTTGACAAATCAAACGACAAAAGAATCTACGGGTTGGTTTGCTGCTTTGTGGAATGTTATAAGGGGAGGTAAAGAACCTGTAACTCAAGCCAAAAAAACTTTGGCTGATTTAGAATCAGAAATTAGGTCTGCTGGAGATTCTGCAAAAGATATACAGGCGGCATTAACGAAAGAAAACGAATTACACAATGCAAGGGTTACTTTAATAAAAAAAACAAAAGTGGGATTAAAAGATGTTAATACACTTTTGGGAAGCACAGCTTCTAAATCAGCAAAAAATACTCGTAATGCATCTAAGGCTACTTCTTCTACTAAAGAATGGTGGGAAGAACAACTTTCAGCTTTAAAAGACCAATATAATTATAATGAAATAACGATAGAGCAATATATATCAGCGTTAGAAAAGCTTTTAAGTAAAGTTCAAAAAGGAACTGAAGCTTATCGTAAAATTAATGAAGAGCTTGGAAAACAAAAATTAAATCAAATTCAAGATTCTTATAAAAGAGGAACGATTAGTCTTGATGAATATTTAAAGAAATTAAAAGAGCTAATTAAAACTTATAAAGAAGGTTCTCAAGCTTGGTTGGATATTGCCGATAAGATTAAAAGTGGTCTTCAAGAAAAGGCCAATAAACAAAAGAGTGATTTAGATACTGCTGAAAAAGCAGCTCTTGGCCTTATAGATGAAGAAATCGATAAGATTAAGAAATTAAAAGAAGAAAAGGAAAAAGAGCTTGACGCTGAAATAGATGCAAAAAAGAAGTCAAATGACGAAACAGAAAGAGCAATAGAGCTTGCTAGACTCCAAGAGGCATTAGAAAACGCTAAAAGAGAAAAGACAAAAAGAGTGTGGAGAGAAGGCTTGGGTTGGGTTTGGGAAGCAGACCAACAAGCCATTGCTGATGCTCAAAAAGCTCTTGATGATTTTAATTTTGATTCAGAAATTGAAGATTTAGAAAAACAAAAAGAAGAAATGATTAAAAACTTCGATGAGCAAATAGATGCTTTAGAAGCCTATAAAAAGATGTGGGAAGATGTTGCTGATGATTATGAAACTCAGCAACAAAGAATAATTCTTGCACAAAAATTAGGCGCTGGTGCTGAGCAAGATATTTTAAATCAAAGGCTTGAAGCTCTTGAAGAATATAAGAGACAATATTTGGCCACAATGGCTGAAATTGAGAAATATGAAAAAACTCCATCTACGGAATTAGCTAAAGAAGGACAAACTACAACAAAGAAACCGGCTTCAAATACCGGTTCAAGTGGAAGTTCCGCTCCAAAATTAGCTGTTGGTTCTTCTGTTAAAGTTAAGAGTGGAGCTAAATGGTATGCCGATTCTTATGGTGGAGGAAGCAGCGGAAAAGCTAAAAATGGAAAAATAAAATATATTAACTTAAAAGGAACTCATCCATATAATATTGATGGTCTTGGATGGGTTAAGAAAACAGATATTCAAGGATATGCCGGAGGGGGTATAGTAGATTATACTGGACTTGCAATGCTTCACGGAACAAAGAATAAACCAGAATTTGTATTTAATTCTGAACAAATGAAAAACTTGTTCTATGCTATTGCACATCCAAAATCTTCTGGAGTATTAGCATCTGGAGGAAATACTACTTATAATTTTGGGAATATATCCTTACCGAATGTTACTAATGCTAGACAATTTATATCAGAATTAAAAGCATTAGTTAATGTTCAAAAACATCAATAAAAGAAGTGAGATGGGCTCTTATGAGCCCTTTCAATAATTAAGGAGGAATTAAAATGATAAAAATTAAACACAGATTCCACGATAACACTTCTAGCGATGGTAATGGTCAAGATTACCTTGTTGGAAACAAATCAAATGGGGCAGTTATGGCTGTTTCTTGTGGAGACTTAAACGAAAATCCAACTGCTACTGCTGCTACAATGACTTTTTATGGAAAAGCAACAGGAAGCAAACAATATATACCTATAAATGCGATTAGAACAAGTGATTTCTCTTTGCAAAAAACGGGTGAAATGAATGAAGTGTATTTAATCGATTGCACTTCATTTGAAGGAATAAGAGTCACTTTATCTGGGGTAACAGGAGGTAAAGTAACCGTAATAGGGGAGGTCGTTGAATAATGGCAGCAGATATAATTGCTAGAGGAATGGCAGCAACAGCCATTAGACCCGGTGAAGATGGAAAAATTCCAGCTTCCTACTTACCTAGTTATGTTGACGATGTTGTTGATTTAATAGCCATTGATGAGACAGCTCCTGCTGTATGTGAAGAAGGTGACAAATATTATAATTCTGTAGATAAGCTAATTTATACTGCTACAGGAACAAATACTTGGGGCTCTTCTGGAGAAGCTCCATTACAAGGTAAAATATATATAAATATGGCGCAACAACCATCAACAAGTTATAGATGGGATGGAAATAATCTTGTTTTAATTGGTGGTGCTGGTCAAATAATTCAGTATAATGAAATGCCAACTCCAGAGTCAAATATTCTTGGGAAAATAATTCAATATACTGGCGAAAATGATGGAAATTACGTAAAAGGATATTATTATATATGTGTCAGCGATGGCAATGACCCTGCGACATATAGCTGGTCTAATATTGGAGTTCAGGGATGCGAAAACTTTATGTCTATTGATGCCGATGGATGTTGGAACATAACAAATGTTAAGCCAGGGGTTTATTTTTATCCTAAAGCCGAAGTTTCTGGTCAAACTACTCCGGAAGGATTTCCTGCCTTTTCTATTCAAGTAGAAGAAGTTAAATTGGCAAATTTGATTTCTGCCGAAAATGGGGTTAGAATATTTAAAAGTCCATTAGAGGCCGAAACCGGAGATATTGTTCTTGAAACATATTATCATGAAGGCCCTTGTATAAAAAGACTTACTTTAGCAAAAACAGCTAATAGCTGGGCAGAAACTTATAATAATATTCTTGTTTATGTGGATTCTGGAAGCGACCAGAGTATTGCTGGAACGAAAACTTTTAATGCTTTGCCACAGAGTTCGGCTGTTCCATATTTAGATAATCATCTTGTTAATAAAAAATTTGTTGATGATAACTTTTTAGGAACAAAAGTAATGATGCCTGCCGCATCAGCAAATTATCTTAATAAAATAGTAGAATATGTAGGAGATACAAACGCAAATTATACACACGGATATTTTTATGAATGTATTTCTGATGGTGAAGACCCAGCAACTTATAGTTGGGAAAATATAAATGTTCAAGAGGGTTCAACTATTCAATATACTGTAATGCCAGAACCAACGGAGGAATTGTTAGGAACTGTTGTTCAATATGTTGGAGAAGACAATGGGGATTATGTAAAGAATTGGTTTTATGAATGTGGATACTACGATGGAATAGCCAGTGTAGAAAGTGTTACGGGTGATATAGAGGCAACTGTTGATTCTTCAACTTTTAATAATTATGTTTTCTATAATATTGGGACTTATACGTTTACATATAATGGTTCTTCTAATCGGTGGGTAATAGATACGAATAGAGTTAAAAGCGGAGTATTATATCAAAGCGGTTTAACTGTAACTGGAACGCCTGTTGATGGAGACACAATAGTAGTTAAAAATATTGCTAATTATAATTGGCTTCCTGTTCCTGGATTATCTGAAGGAGCAATAGAGTTTAAAGAATTGAATCCTGATTTAAACGATGATTTTATAAGAAATAAAATAGTTAAAGCTATAAATATTATTATAGCCCATAATAAAAAATACAATCGATATAATCAAGGTGGAGAAAGATGTCATACAGGTATTTATATTTATGCCGATGGTTATAAAGAAATTGTTGGCATGACTTTCAGTTCTGTTCCTTCTCCTACTTCTCATAGATGTCTAATTAATTTAATTTTTTCGAGCGAGGTTTTTGCTAATGTAATGCCACAATATAACACACATTATGGTCTTAAATATGAAATGATAGGTTCTGCAACTCAAGCAGCAGTATATATTGATGGGGAAGAATATCAAAACGGTTATATAACAGACGTTTATTCTAATACTAGCAATGTTAATTACTATGGAAGATTAAGTTTTACTAATACTGCAAGAAATATAACATTTAGCAATACTGGTTACGATGGGCTTCCTCTTGGAACTTTAAATGATGATGCTTATACACCAACAGCATCTTATCATCCTGCAACAAAAAAATATGTGGATGGAATATTTAATAATTCTAAAACGGTCAAAGATTTATATTTAATAGATTCTCAAGGAACAATTTCCGACACAAACACATTAGAAGAAGGAGATTCATATACATATAGTATTACTTCTTCCTCTGGACAATCTAATTCTTATTTGCAATATACATTTACAGAACCGCTTAATTTAACATTAAATTCTCATATAATAATAGATTCCGCAATGAAGATTAATGTCTCTGCTACTTGGGTAAATTTCTTCTTTTATATTTATAGAGGAAATCAATGGATTTTAACAGGAGATAATAAAGGACAGCCTAATTCAGAGTGCGTTGTATCTGGTTCTATTGCCGAAAAGCAAATATATATAACAAATCTTCAGACAAATAGTGCTGTAAGCAACTTGTTAAATGCTGATGGAACAATTACTATTCAAGCCGGAGATGTTTTAAGAATAAGTGAAAATAAAAGGATTAATCCTGCTAATGGATTTATTCTTACTTTTATAAGTTCTTATGATATGCCTTGTAATATAAAAATACAATATGGGGCTATAGGTGCAAGTTCAGTAATCGATACAATAAATAACGAAACAAAAACACAACATGAATGGAACTCTATTTTTGCAAATAGTAGTTTAGCTTTTGATTTATTACCTGAAACATCTTTCAATGAACCTTTTGATTTATTGACTGCCAAACAAGGCTCATATGTAAGTGCTGGTGGCGCAATCGGAGCTTCGTCTTATTTTAGTTATGGAGACGACTTAAAGTTTAGTTCTTCTAATGTTATAGATTTATTGATTTTAAATGACTTTGAGAAAGCTCAGATAGGTGAAATATTCGCAATAGTAAGAGGTCAGACAAATACCTATATACAATATAATGTTGTTAGCAAAACAGCGAATGGAGCTTCTGTAGCATCCAGAACTGGCATAAATGTTCCATCGACTTATTACGTAGATACGATTAAAAGTAATTTTGCTGCTGATTGGACTCCTATTTCTTATAATCCAGGTGATTATGTTATAGGAGCTAATGGACAATTATATAAATGTATTATTAAAACAACCGCTGGTCATTCATTTAATATTAATGAGTGGACTCTTGTAAAAGTTACGGATATATTAAAAACTATTCAAGAGGAAACGGTTAAAATAAATGAAGGAGTATTTAGACTAACTCAATCAAGCTCAATGGCCGATATATTAGCTGCCTTTGGTGGAGAAACCGATTTAAATACTTTAATTGATAAATTAAACAATGGCGCTAGAGCTTATGTTAGCTATGATGCTACGGTTGAAAATCCTAGAGTTTACACTGTTGATTGCTCATCTAATGTAAGAGATGAAAGAACAGATGGCAGTGGAACTGTTATTTTAGCTTTTGAATACAATACGGGTGAAAGAATTGTTGGTGGAGCTTATACATTTACATTTACTGATAGTTTGGTAACTAATGCAATAGCTACTGTAACTGCTATCGATTGCGTAACTACCGAAACAAATCAAACAATTTCTGGTAAAAAAACATTTACTACGCTTCCAGAAAGTTCAATAGCTCCTACTTCTGATAACCAACTTGTTAATAAAAAGTATGTTGATGATAATGCTGGTGGAGGCGGATTCGATGTCTCTCAACTTGGATTTGATGCTTTCTCAGACCAATCAACTTATGCTGTTGGAGATTTTGTAACTTATAATAACAAGGTGTATAAATGCACTACCGCTGTTACTACGGCTGGAGCTTGGAACGCTGCTAACTGGACAGAATCTAGTATGAAAGGATATGTCGATAGCATAGTTGGAGATATTAACTCTGTTCTTGCATTGTTGACAACTCCATCAAATTAGAGATAGAGAGGTGGTTATATGATAACAACAGAAGACTACCTTCGTAGTTTAATAAATGATAGAAATAAAATAATAAACAAGATTGAGGCACACGGTGATAGTGTGCCTTCCAATCCTACTTTTGGTGAATTAGCAAATATTTATAATAATACTTCATTACTTCCTTATGATTATTCTCCAAGAGGTTTGTTTTCTCCAAACATAGCAACTATATATACTGTTGAACCTCAAGTTTATCTATATACTAAGTTTACAAATAATTTATCTGGCTTTTATTCTGGTTTATATGGTGGAAATGTTCAAAATATGGATGCTTCTAATGCGACTGCGGGCGTAAATGCGTTTTTTAGTGTTAGTTCTTTAAATTTAAACGGTGCAAATTTTAATAATATGATAAATATTGACGGTATGTTTGCTAATACGAGTGGAAACGCTTTTATAAATAATATAAAATTTGGAAATGTTATTACGGCTTCAAATTTATTTAGTAATTCTAATATTTCTACAATCGATGTCAACTTATCAAATCTTCAAAATGCGGCTTCTATGTTTGAAAATTGTGTCAACTTAACTTCTGTTGCAGGAAATATTGGTGATTCTGGAAGTCTAACCAATATGTATCATATGTATTCTGGATGCGGCAACCTACAAAATATTCCAAATGTTGTTATAAGAGATAATATTTCAAATATAGAAGGTATTTTGCGAATAAATGATTCAACTATGTTAAAAGTTCCTGCTCAATTTAATTTAGATATTCAAGATAATAATCATGCACTTAATTTTTTTCGAGGAGTTTTTACTTATAGCAATGTTATTAATGTTAGTAATTTGATTATTTCTAACGAAACTCAATCTTCCTCTAATATATTTGGTATATTACAGAATTGTAAAATGTTGCAGAGTGTATACAATGTTAATTTACCAAAAACTACAACTGGAATAGGTGGAGGATACACAAATTTATTTTATGATTGTGCAAATCTTACGACAGTTTCAAACTTGAATGTCACGGGCTGTAAAGATATATCTGGTATGTTCAGAAATTGTAAAAAAATTAATAACGTCAGCGTTATTGGTAATTTTTCACAGGTAACGAATGCTAGTAATGCATTTTCATATTCAAGTTCTGGTGCCATAGTTACAAACGATACTGCGGATTTTTCTAATGTTGTTAATGCATCATATATGTTTAACAATGGAGGAATAAGAAATGGCGTTGTGTTAAAATTTAATAAAGTTATTGATGCCAGTTATATGTTTGCGGAAAATTCTTCGGGATTTTCGGGCCGCGTTGATGTTGATATGGGTTATTCTCCAATAGAAAATGCATCGCATATGTTTTATAATCATTCATACACATATCGAATGAATATCACTAATTTAAGATTTGATACAATTAAGGATGCTACATATATGTTTAATGCTGTTGGGTCAGGCACAATAAAAAATATAACTGGAAACGGTTATTGTAATTTTGCTAATGCTACAAGTTTAAGCCAGGCTTTTAGTTATTGTTTTGAAAATGATTTGATACTTGATTTAGGGGTCGATGGAGTAAGTATGTATTCAATATTTTGGAGAAGCAATATAGTAAATCTTACTATAATCAATCAGCAAAAAGCAAATCTTTGCTGGGCTTTTCAGGAGTGTTATTTCCCATATATTAACTTAGATATAGATTTGCGAGGGGAGAACTTACGTTCACAATTTCGCCGCTGCACGAATTTGATTTCATTACCAAATTTTTATAATTATAACGGTTTAGATTGTAGTTATTTTTGTGATTCTTGTTATAATCTGGTAGACGTTCCGATTATTGAATTTGCCCCAAATTCTAGTGTTTTGTATGCTTTTCGTTCTTGTAATAATTTAAGTAACGATAGTATTATAAACATAGCAACTTCTTTGGTTAATGCTGGAACGATGCCTTATATGAATTTTAATTCAACCAATTTTCAAAGTCTATTTTATCAAACAAATATTAATGTTCTTAATTGTGGTGTTCCGGAAGAAGTTTTAAGTGCTTTGAATGCAAATGGATGGACTTATTAGAAAGGGGGATGGTTATGAATTTTAATGATTATGCTAGTATACTTATGAATGATATGAATAATTTAAAAATGGCTATGGCTAACAGAACCCTTTCCGATGAAGGGAATCTAACTAATTTGTCTGAAAATTTTTCATATATTGATTTAAATAATATTTCAGTAATAATACCAGATACATCTTTAAATGTTTATGATATTAGATGTTTAACACCGTTGGCTATAAGCAAATCGTTATATTTGTTTTCTAATTGTCAGAATATGACAAACATCATAGGATTGCCAAATCAGCTTATGTATGCTCCTGCTATGTTTCGAAATTGTAAAAAACTAACGAACATTCCTAATATAGAGATATTACCTATATTTGACGAAAATCTTTTTTATGAAAATCCTTTGCCTGTGGCAGGAGCTCCTAAAGCAAAAAGTTGCGAATTTATGTTTGCAGGATGTAATTCGATACAAAATTTAAATGGACTTTCTGGATTTAATCATATTACATCAATAAATAATATATGTAATGGATGTTCTTCTTTGAGAAGTTTTCCAGCTTTAAATTTAAAAAATTTGGAGACATTTGATGATGCGTTTTATGGGTGTTATCAATTATATAATGTTCCTGATTTTGATACTCCAAAATTGAATGGTTTTTCAGACGCATTTCATTATTGCCACAATTTAAAAGACGCACCGAATATAAATACTGTTTCAGCAACACGAATGAATAACATTTTTGCTGACTGTAAAAATTTGGTTAATGTTCCAGAATATAATACAAGAAATGTTAGATATATGACTCAGGCTTTCGCTCGTTGCAATAATTTGAGTAATGCAAGTGTTATAAATATAGTTAATATGTGTATTAATAGTAATGTTACTAATACTCTTTTTGCGAAATATAGAAATTTAAATACGACAAATAACAGAAGTCCATTATATCAGACTAAGTTTAATAGTTCGTATTATTCAAACCGCATATCAGACCTTACTGCTGCGGGTTGGAAATATTAAAAAAAAGAGGCGAGAAATCGTCTCTTTCTAAAATTAAAGAAAGAAAGGAAAGAAATAAAATATGATAGATGTTATTATTCCTGCGTATAATAGTCAGGATACAATTATAAGAACTTTAAGTAGTTTAGCAATGCAGCTAAATAGAGATGAATTAGTTGTAACAATAGTAAATGACGGGGGAAAAGATTATAAAGAAATAGTCGAAACTTTTAAACCATTACTTAATATTAAGGAAATAGGATATAAAGAAAATAGAGGGCCTGGTTATGCCAGACAATATGGAATAGACCACACCAAGGAAGATTTTATAACTTTTATTGATGCGGATGATACTTTTTATGAGGCTTGTTCTTTATCTTTATTATCTAAACCAATGAAGGATACTTCAACTAAATTTATTATAAGCCCTTTTATACAGATTGGTAAAAATAATGAACAGATGCCTATGCAAGCAAATCTTGTTTGGGTTTTCGGGCATATGTATAGAAGAAGTTTTCTAAAACAACATAACATAAGATTTACTTCGACTAGGGCAAATGAAGATGTTGGATTTAATAATATGTGTTATTTAATAGCCCGTAATGATATGGGGGAAGAGGGAGGAAAAATACTTGGAACTCCAACTTATGAATGGCATTTTAATCAAGCATCGATTACAAGGAGGGGTAAGGATGAATATGAGTATGGAATTTGCACTCCCGGTTATATTTATAATTTACACAACGCTTATAATGTAGCTCAAAGAGAGGGTGTTCCTTTGAAAATGATTGCGCCTTCTGCATTGGAAACTGCATTTAGTTGTTTTATATATTATAATGTAGCTTTAGCAAAAGGGGTTCCCGAAGAAACTTTGGAGGCAATAGAAGAACTTTCAAGAAAATTTTACTATGATTATTATAAACAAATACAGGAATATATTTCACAAGATGAATATAAGCAAATGTATACTAATTCTTATAATGGAAAAGGTTCACATTTGCAAGGAATTATTTTTAAAATGACATTAGACGATTTTATTAATTTAATGTTTAGCAAACCAGTTAATGATACTACTTATGAGCAATTAGAAAAGAGTGTTCAAACGGTAGCTGAAAATTTATAAAAAAAATGAAGGGAGGAGTTCTTTTTGATATATCAACCTAAAAACGTCCTACCAAAATCTGGTAGTGCCGTCAATAGTTCCGAAGATACTGTTATATCTATGGATATTCAGACGAACTCATATATAAATCAATACATTTTAAGTGTTTATGATAAGGGAGCAACAGGATGGAATGACACGCCGATATATGTTTATAATTCAGGAGAACTAACCTCTGATGAATATATATATAATAACGAGACATTAACTATAACATTAGACCGAATGCTCGTTCCTTTTATAAATGGGGATATTTATGGTTGGAGTATTAGATTATTCCAACCAACCCCAAATATTGTTGTTACTACTGGAACGATAGTTAGTGTAGAAGATTCTACTAATTATCATATACAAATGAATCCAAATATTAAAGTTGGTATGTGTATAAAAAGAGAAGGACTTGCGGCTCCAGTATCTACAATAAGTGCATATGATGTCGAAACGGGGGCTATAACTCTAAGTTCAATAGCTGACCCTTTTATTCAAGGAGAAGTCTATCAAATAGTTTCTTTTTATATAGATACAACGCCTTTAAATGTATTTTATTATTGGCAGGAACCAACCATTGAAATAGAAGACGTTCCCGCAACAATTACAACCAGAACGCATACTTTTCAGGGAACTTGTAATGACGACCAATCCCCTATTGTTTGGTATAAATTTGACCTTTATGAAGAGCAGGAGGATGGGACTTTTAAATTAATTGATTCTACGGGTGAAGTTTATTCTGCTCGTCTTAATTATACTTATGATTCGTTTATGTCAGAACAAACATATAAAATACAGATGACTATGCAAAATGATTTTGGACAAACGGTTTATTCTGATTTATATGAATTTAATGTTTCTTATGCTTTTATTGAATATTTACAGCAACCAGTTGCAACTTGTAATGCAAATCAAAATGCAATAAATGTTTCTTGGGCTGCTCCGGTCGAAAACGATGGTCGTTTAGCGCCTGTTTTAAAACCAGAGAGGGTTTTTACTTATGTTCCTTATACTACTACTAATGCCGGAGTTACATTTACTGCTTCGAATACTCGTATTGGGTTGTCTGGATATTCAACTGCTATGGAGCCGAGCGTTTCGATATCATTAGATGGAGCGATGACTTTTTTAGCGAATAAAACTTATGAACTTAATCTTTTTGAAGAAGGAGATAAAACGAGCACAAATCCATCGATTTATCCAGTTTTATATTTTCAAGATTCAAATTCTAATGTTAAATTACTTTTGAAACCTGGGGATTTTCCTTATACTTATACCCCAACAGAAGATGTTTCTATCTCCAAAATAATGGTGTTGCCTGTTTATCACGTTACATATACGGATTATACGGCAAAAATAACTGTTAGAGAGGTGGTTCCAACGGAATCTCCCTCGGATGCTAAATATCTTTATAATACTCCTTTTAATGGGGTTAATAGCCTTTATACTGATAATTATGAAGTAATCTGGGAAAATGAAGATGGTCTTTGCACTCTTTCAAATGATTTTGATATTTCATTTGTTTTTAATTTAGATTCAGATTTCTTTATTGATTCGGATAATAATTCTATAGAAGAAGCTACTATTTTTGAAACAGAAGCAGATGTTTCAGCAGAAAATGATATGTCAAGCTTTGTTGTAAAAATAAATAAATATGATTTAATACTTGAAAGCGGAGATGCTGTTCTTTTAAGAAAAAATATTTTTGGAGGGAATATTTCTCAGGCATTTGTTTTAAGTAGCGTTCCTGAAGTAGACCAGTATAAAGATTATATATGGTCTGATACAGCAACTTGGGCTGATACATATTATTGGGTAGAAGGATTAAGTTTCAACGATAGAATGTGTAATAAATGGTGGAAAGTTGAAATTAAACCAACTTCAATTAAAGCAATATTAATGTAGAGGGGTGATTGAATGATAAAAAAAATAAAATTAAATAAAAGTGTTAAATTAGACTTTTTGCATATAAAAGAAGGCTCTAATTCTGATGATAATATTTTCTCTAATAATCAATATATCCCCTCTTTAAGTGTCGATTCTCGTTTTTTAGTTAAATTTGAGGATACAACGCTAATTGCTCACGGAATTTCTAATTTGGCATTAGGTAATACTTTTAGTGTTTACAAAAAAGTTAATAATGATTTAGAACTTATTTATGTATCTAGGATAGACGATGGATATTTATCTGTCACAGATTATAAGGTAGCAAATAATAGAAAGTATCAATATTATATATTTAAAGAAACGGCAACTGCTATGTCTCAAGCTGTTTTATCAAATGATGTTGTAATAGATTGGTATGATTGGAGTATTATTGATGTTGCCCCAAGTCTAACAGATAAAAATTTATATTATGCAAATCCTTCTTCTATGTGGAAATTAACATTAAATCTTTCTAGTGATTCAACAACACAAAATATGAATACTACCGTATATCAAACATTGGCTCAATTTCCAAAAGTTTCTACTTCTAGCAATAATTATTCTAGCGGTGGATTATCTTGTTTATTGGGTAGTGTAGAAAAAATTGGGGCTAACACTGCTGATTATAATGAACCTTTTAATAAAATAAAAGAGTGGAATAAATTTTGTTCTAATGGAAATCTAAAACTTTTAAAAGACAGAAGAGGAAATGTTCGTTTGGTTATGATAACAGATACGAGTTCTGAAATTGATGACGTAGTAACTCAACAACCGACTACAATATCTTTTTCCTGGGTTGAAGTTGAAGATATGGATAAAATTTCTGTAATAGGTGTATAATGTCAACATATAATAGGAATGCTTTAGCGGATTCAAATAATAATATACTTTGGAACAAATTTGGAGAGGTTCTTAGGTTAGTAGATAGTGAAGATATATCTATGGATTATCTTGAAAGTGTTTTGCAAAGACCAAATATAAAAACCAGATATAGATTACTTCTTTTAAATCCGGATGAAAGTGTAAATTATGAAATTCCACAAGAAGATATAATAATAAATTCTGGTAGTTTTACAGAGAATTATCAGAGTGGACAAAGAAAAAGTTTGACAATAGACTTGGTTAATACTGATGGAAAATATACCCCAAGTATAAATTCAATTTGGGTTCATAATAGATTAAGATTGGACGTTGGATTAGAATTTGATGGAAATCTTTATTGGTTTCCTCGTGGTGTTTATATCTTAAATAATCCTACTGATTATCATATTCTTTCTGACAAAAAAATATCTTTGTCTCTTTCTGATAAATTTGCGATTTTTGAAGGAAAATCTGGAACATTAGAGACTACTTATGAAATTCCAGTTGATTCAGATATTGAGGGAGTAATAAAAGGTATTCTTGGTATGGATAGTGGTTCTGGATATCCTTTAGATTCAAAACCCATTTTTTATGATAATAATTTATCTGGTATAAAAATGCCTTATACTTTAACTAAGGATGCTGGAAGCACTTTCGGGGAAATATTGTTAGAAATAGGTGTAATATTAAATGCGGAATTATATTATAATTCACAAGGTAATTTTTGTGTTGTGGCAATTAATGAAACTTCTGATGATTATCAGAAAGCTTCGATGTGGGACTACGAAGAAGGAAAAAATGATTATTTTGATTCTAATATTAATTATGATTTTGAAAATGCTGTTAATGAAATACACGTTGTAGGAGATAACATATTGAATGATTTATTTTATGCAAAAGCCGTTAATGATAACCCTTTATCTCCAATATGTGTTCAAAGAGTTGGAAGAAGAATAGATTATATAAATGATTCTGGAATATATAGCGATGATTTGGCAAAACAAAGAGCACAATATGAGTTGAGAAAAAAGATGATTTTGGGAACCATACTTAACGTAAGTGTGGCTTTTAATCCTTTATTGTTTGTAAATAATATAGTGACTATAACAGATTCACATTACAAAATAAAAAAAGAAAGATATATAATACAATCCATTTCTTATACTTTAGGAAACGATAGCGTGATGAGTTTATCTTGTTCTAATGTTAATGAAAGGGTTAATAGCGTATTACAAATGTAAAGAAGGTGTTGTATGGATTTTAATTCTAATGAAACAGTCGAATTTAAAAAGACTATAGAAGATATAGTTTCGGCACAATTTTATAGAGAAGGAGTCACAAAATATGTTGCTGCAAAAATCACTGCGGTTAATTCAGATGGCACCTTCAATGCAATAATTCCGCCTGACGATGAAGTAGAAGTCGTTGGGCTTTTAAATAAATCTAATGATGCTTTACAAGTGGGGGATTCTGTAGAGCTTGTAACAAAAAATGGAAAGCTTTCTAATGCGTGGATAAGCGCGAAACATAAAAAAAATCATTTTGGATTTACTTATTCTCCCGATGGTCAGAATAGAGGATTATTTGATTATGATGTTAATGATTGGATTTATTATAAGTCGCAAGATAATAATTTAAACATTCCTTATTTGGCAGATACAAAAAAAAGAAGAAGTTTCTTTTTACAGAATCATTCGCGTGATGATGCTCCAAGTTATTATTTAATAGCAAAATTACCAGTAAGCAATACGAGCAATAGGGCAAGCGTTGTTATATCTGGTTTATTTGGGGGGTATTCTTCTAATACTCAGGCATATATGGATTTATTGATAGGTAACAGAGACAGATTTACTGTAAGTTTAATGTATACAGGAGATTCTTCTGCGTTTAATTATACTACAGTGGAAGTTTATGAGCAAACGAATGGGGAATATTGGATATATGTAAAGAGGATACAAAGATATACTACGGATACAATTTTTGATATTGTAGCTTCTCAGGCGGAACTTATTTGTTCTACAACTCCAACCACGCCTTCTGGAAATTTAATAAAAACAGTTGGAGCTGGAGATGCTTCTGGCGGAGGAGGAAGCACGGATGTTTCAAGGGCTTATCCCGTTGGTTCAATTTATTTGACTACTTCGTCTACAAATCCCGCAACATTGTTTGGTTTTGGAACCTGGCAACAAGTTTCTCAAGGAAGAGTTTTAATTGGTGTTGGAACTGGAAATGATGGAAATACTTCTAGGACATATGCTTCTGGAGACACTGGAGGAGAGTATACTCATAAACTTACTCTTTCGGAATGTGCTTCACATCAACATAACCCCGATACATCTTCTTGGGGATTTTTAGCTTATGTTCCTGGAGACGTAGAAAGAGTTAGGGTTGGGACTAATACGAGTGGTCGATATGCATTTTTAAGTGTAGCAGCAAGCTCAGCAGATGCTTCAGGGTTAAAATATGCAGGAAAAACAGATTCACGAGGTGGTAATGGATATCACAATAATATTCAGCCATACTATGCGGTGTATATATGGCGTAGAACGGCTTAAAAGGAGGTAATTATATGGCACAAAAAATTTTAAATAATGGTATGACCGGTGCTGCATTTAGAGGAGCTTTAAATGATAATTTTACAGAATTATATTCTTCAAGAGTTCCAATAAATCATGCGGTATCTGCAACTACATACGGTGTTGGAACAACATCTAATTATGGGCACGTTAAAGTTACTGCTCAAAATGGTCTATCTATAACTTCTGGAACAATAGCTATGGCCGCAGCATCTACTTCTCAAATTGGAGCCGTTCAATTAGTAGATGATGCTTTGACCAATGATTCTACTAAGGCTGCTACTGCCGCTGCTTTAAAAGGGGTTAAGGATAGCGCTATTTTAACTTATAGTGGAACTTCAGACCCAAGTTCTTCTTTGGGAAAAAATGGAGATATATATATAAAATTATCTTCATAAAGGAGTTGATTTTTTATGAAAAGAATAATAAAAAAAATTTGGAATAATAGAATTTTTAGAACTTTTTTGCAAACATTTTTAAGCACAATTTTTGTATATTTTAGTTCAAATGAAATATTTAATTTTGATATGAGTGCATTAAGAGCTTTATTTATCAGTGCATTAGCAACTGGTTTAGCAGCTATAATGCCTCTTTTTAATATTGATGAAAATAAGGAGGAAGAATAATGGATATTAATGAAGAAATCTTAGAAGAAGAATTTGTAGAAGTAATCGGAGATTCAGATGAAGTTATAACAGAAGTAGAAGAAGAGGTGGAGTAATATGGCATATGTAATGAAAGCAGCGGATTTTGTTAAAAAAGCAAAAGATGTTGCAACTAAATATAAAACATTATATGTTTATGCTTGTTTTGGAGCACCAATGAACCCCACTAATAAAAAAAGATATTGCAATAATTCAGCTTATAACAAACAAGCAGCTAGAACAAAAAAAATAATGGCTGCATCCGCAGATACTTTTGGATTTGATTGTGTAAATTTATTAAAAGGGCTATTGTGGGGATGGTCTGGAAATAAAAATGCTACATATGGAGGAGCAAGATATGCTTCAAATGGTGTTCCCGATGTTAATGCTAATGATATGTTTAAAAAATATTGCACTAATAGAACATCAAATTTTAAAAATATAGCCGTTGGGGAATTTGTATGGATGAATGGACATATCGGCGTTTATATTGGTAATGGACTTGCAGTAGAATGCACTCCTATTTGGAAAGATGGAGTTCAAATTACTGCCGTTGGAAATATTGGTAAAAAATCTGGGTATAATACTAGAACTTGGACAGAACACGGAAAAAGTATATTTTTAGATTATTCTACTCCAGCACCTACACCAACTCCAACACCCGCACCAACTCCTAGTCAGAAATTTAAGATAGGAGATAAAGTTATAATAAATGGTTATTTATATGTAAGTTCAAATGCAGCAAAACCATCTGGAACTGTTAAAAATAAAAAAACCAAAATAACCAGATATGCAAAGGGAGCAAAGCATCCTTATAATACTACCGGAGATTTAGGATGGATGAATGAAGCAGATATTAAACTTGATAACGCTACATCTTCTCCTGTTTCAACGAAACCAAAAGAAACAATATATGTTGTTCAAAAGGGCGATACTTTAACAAGTATAGCAAAAAAATATAATACAACTTGGCAAAAGATATATGCAAAAAATAAATTTATAATTGGAAATAATCCTAATATAATTAAAGTTGGACAAAAATTAACGATAGTATAGAGAGGTGATTAGATGGCGGTAACTGTTTGGGAAAAGAAAAAAATATATACTTATTCAAGTAGTGCAACAAACACTATTTATTCTAAATGCGAAATAACCTCTCAGTCTCGTAATGCTGCCACACAGAGCTTTACCGTTAAAATAACAATGTGGGTTGAGACAACCGGAACAGGAACTTTTTATAATGACAAGTGGACTTGTGATATCACTGTCGGTGGTAAATCCATTAAGACAGGTTTACAAATAAAAGGAACTACTTCCGGAAATATCGCAGGCACTAGATATAATAATAGCGCTTCTGGAAGTGTTACGGTTAGTGGAACTACTGGAACATTAAATATTAGTGTAACGCATAAAAACGGAACAACGGGCAGCAAACTCGGAGATGCATCTGGAAGTTTTGCCATAAATCCTTTGCCTTATGTTACGTTGGCTTCGAGTAGTAAAACAGATACAACGGCCACTTTAACTTATTCATCTTCAACTATAAGTCCTTCTAAGGTTGCTGTTTATCAAAATGGAACGAAAATAAAAGAAGTTACATCTTCTCCATTTACTATGACTGGATTAAGTCCATCAACAACTTATAAATTTAAGGGTTATGGTTATGGAAACGGAGATTGGGGTTCAAATGCCAATGAATTAAATGTTACAACGTATAGACAGACAGTTCAAATTTCTAATGTAACTATTGGTAATTTATTATATAATTCGGCAACAGTAACTCCAACCTTTAATAATGCTTCAAATGTTGAGACGGTAAGATATAAGTTATATTCTAGTGATGGTTCATTATTGGGAACTTATACTTATTCAACAACATCGCCAATAGCCTTCACTTTATCAGAGCAACAAAGTTATTATTTTGTTATTGATGCATCAACAAAAGACTCTGGTGTGTGGTCAAATGCTTATACAACTCCTGTCTTTACAACACCTGCTGACCAGGCATCTGCATATATAAAGGTAAATGGGTCTTGGCAAAAAGGGAAAGTTTGGATAAAAGTTAATGGAACGTGGCAAAAAGCCAAAGATTTCTATATAAAAAAGAATGATTCTTGGCAGAAAGGGGTTAATCAATAGAGTAGATTTTAAATAAGTCTACTCTTTTTTTTACCGCATTATTTTTTTAAAAAAGACTTGTAATTGACCTCTGGTTATGTTATCTTGATATTAATATTGATGGTATTGTGACCATAAAAACGAGGTGATTTTTATGAGAAGAATTTATTTTGACAATGCGGCGACAACACCCATAGAAAAGTCTGTATGGAAGTGTATGAAGCCGTTTTTTGTTAGCATATATGGAAACCCTAGTAGTGCTCATAACGAGGGCAGACGAGCTCATTTCTATGTTGAGAGCTCTCGAAATAATATTGCAGAACTTTTGAAATGCAAACCAGAAGAAATATTCTTCACGAGCGGAGCAAGCGAATCTAATTCTTGGATTTCAAAAAATTTATGCTATTGGTGTGACCCTTGGTCTCACGATTCTATGAAGATGGCAAATAAAAAAAATGATGCAAAAGTTAAAGCTCATTCATTCCCCTTGGTGGACAGCGAAATGGGACAAAAGACTAAGTTTTCAGATAAAGATTTTTTTGTTCATTTAGATTTAACTCAAGCCATAGGGAAAGTAGATATTGATTTATCTAATTCTTTAATTGGTTCGGCTTCGTTTAGTGCTCATAAATTTGGAGGCCCGAAGGGTGTGGGCGTTTTATATATAAATAGCTTATTACAAAAAAGAATAGAACCTTTAATCTATGGTCATCAAGAAAGAGGATTGCGTGGGGGGACAGAAAATGTTCCTGGTATTGTTGGTATGGCAGAAGCTTTAAGGTTAGCCATAGAAAATAAAGATAAAAATATAGCTAAAATAAAAAAGGTTAGAGATGCTATTTTAAGTAGAATATCAAGAAATAATAAGATAGAAGTATATTCTTCATCGAATATTATAAATATAAAATTCAAACATTTAAAAGCATATAGTGCTGTGCAGATTTTTAATCAATATGGAATTGATATTTCTGCGGGGAGTGCTTGCAATTCTGGTTCTGATGAACCATCGGAGTCATTAACCTCTAGGGGCTTTACAGAAGATGAGGCTTTAAGGACAATAAGAATATCTCTCAGTCATCATAATACTGTTCGGGAAGCAAAAAAATTCTGCAAAATATTAAACAGAATAATTGACACCTATGATAAAGAATAGTATAATGTATATATAAGATTGAACACAGGAAAATTAGGGATTTGTTGTGGATAAATCTGTTGGATTTGAGGTGATGTTCAGAAGGTAAAAAAATAATAAATAATAAAAAAAAGAAAAAAGAGAAAAGAATTAAAAAAAGGGAGAAAATAATAAAATGGCAGGATTTCAAAAAGCCAAAAGAGAAAAAATTTGGCTAAAATTACTTTTAGGTGGTGCCAGTGGGAGTGGAAAAACTTATTCCGCATTAAAATTAGCTACTGGTATTGCTAGTAAGGCAGGAACTAGAGTTGCTGCTGTTGATACTGAAGCTGGTCGTATAAGATATTATGCTAACGAATTTGATTTTGATGATATGCAATTAGAAGAACCTTATACTCCAGAAAAATATATTGAAGCGATTGATAGCGCCATACAAGGGGGATATCAAGTATTAATAATAGACAGTATTTCACACGAGTGGAGCTACTGTGTTTCTACACACGATAAGATGCCCGGAAATTCATATACAAACTGGGCAAAAATTACACCTAGACACGATTTATTTATGGAAAAAATTTTACAATCTCCAATTCATATTATTGCCACTGTTAGAGGCAAAGATGAATATGTTTTAGAAGAAAAAGAGGGAAAACAAAAACCTAGAAAAGTTGGACTTGGTTATAAACAAAGAGATGGCATAGAATATGATTATACAGCCACTTTTAATATAGCTCAAGACACACACGTTGCTGAAGCAACAAAAGACAATACTCACTTGTTCGAAGGTAAATATGACCCTCTATCAGAAAAAGACGGAGAAGCATTATACGAATGGGCAAATTCAGGACAAGAGCCAGCTTTCAATAAAGAAAAAGCACAAGAAGAAATAATTGCTTTGGCTACTGAACTAGGGGGAAGCAAAAACTCAAAAGTTGTAGAGGCTACTCAGTCAATATTAGGAGTTGCTAATCCAAAGTTCTGCAAAGATACAGCTTTGTTAAAACAATCTTTGGAGGCGCTAAAGAAAATAAAAGAGGAAGGAAATTAAAAAAGGAAATGAGAGTAAAAACGGTTGATAATTTTAGAGTTTGGGAAATAAAAGAAAGCGATTCTGGAAAGAGCGCATTAGTGCAACTTCAGGAAAGTCGTAAGGTAAATGAAGAAAATGCTTATGATAAAAGTTTAATAGATAACGGGGTTGCTAAAAGAGGATATGTAAATACTAATTATTTTAATGTAAAATTTATTGCGCACGCATATAATAAATTAAAAGAGATTGAAATAGGGGATTCCATCACAAATGTTGAATTTGAGATGAAAAAAGAACCTTATTATAATAAAGCAGAAGAACAAATTGTTTATCCTAATTATCCTAATATTACAGTTACAGACTTTACTGTTAATAGTGGAAAGAGATATAACTTGGAGTTCGTAGAAGCACCTGCAACAAAAGGTATAAATATGGATAAAGCACCAAAAGTTGAAGAGTCAACTCCGGAACCTGTTGTTGAAGAAGTGGACAATTCAAAGTCTCCAGAAGACATTTGTCCTTTCTAAAATTAAATAAAAAAAACAAAAAATTTTAGGAAAGGCGGCAGGTGTGTATGTTAATACCAAAAGATAAAATAAATGCCGCTAAGGCTAAATATGGTGAGAGAGCCATACAAGAAATAATGGAATATTTCGGTGAGGGTTCTTATATAAGTGGCAAGAAAGCTTATTCTTGCCCTTATCATATAGACAAGACTCCTTCATTTGTTTGGAACGAAAAAAATAGTTCAATGCATTGTTTTAGTTGTGGAAGAAACTTTGATATAATTGATTTATATATAGCTCAAGGAATGACATATTTAAAAGCCATTGAAAAATTGTTTGATAATGTAGATGAGGAATTTACTTTTGGTAACACATATAGCTACAAAGATGACAATTATAGATATCCTAAAAGAGAAAAAGAAGACAGAACTAATGTAGAAGAATATTTAGCGCTTAGAAAATTAAGTGCAAAAACATTAGATTATTTAGATATTCAGAGCGATAAGAGCGGAAACATAGTATTTCATTTTTATGATGAGAACGATATTCTTAAAACTGTTAAATACAGAGTTGGACACGTTTTTAATAAAGATAAAGATAAAAATAAATGTTGGGCTCAAAAAAATGCAGATTTTGCACCAATTTTATTTAATATGAACAGAGTAGACCCATCGAAGCCACTTGTTATTAGTGAAGGGGAACTAGATTGCGCCTCTATTGTGGAAGCCGGTTATAGTAATGTTGTTTCTGTTCCTAATGGATGTAATAATGCGCAGTGGATAGAATATAATTGGGATTGGCTTGAGCAGTTTGATAAAATTATTTTATGGTTTGATAGTGATGCTCCTGGTAAAAAAGCAAGAGATAATATAATGCATCGACTTGGAACTTGGAGAACTTATTATGTTGAAATTATGGATAAAGACACCACAGAAAGCGGTAGACCAATAAAAGATGCTAATGAGATATTATATTATAAAGGAGCAAATAGAGTTCTTGACTATATTGCAAAACCATTGGATGTTCCGATAGACAATGTATTAGATTTGGCTACTGCCGAAGAATTTGATATAGAAAAAACTGAGGGACTTTATACTGGAATAAAAGATTTAGATGACAAAATTTATAAACTTGTTTTTGGAACTTTAAATATTATTACAGGGAAAAGTGGTTCAGGAAAAAGTGTTTTTGTTAATCAGGTTGCCATTTGCCAAGCTTTGAATCAAGGGTATGATGTCTTTGTATTTAGTGGAGAATTGCCGTCTCCAGTATTAAGAAATTGGGTTGAAGTTAATATGATTGGCCGAGACTATATTACGATGAAAGATAATCATATTAGAGTATTAGATTCCGAAAAAAGAAGGCTAATGCAAAATTGGTATAGTGGTCGAATACTTGTTTACAACAATGATGTTGATACTACTGCAAAAAGTATTTTAATAAAAATGGAAGAACTTGCTAGAAAATGTGGAACCAAAGTTTTTTTAATAGACAATTTAATGATGGTTGATTTAGAATGTCAAGAAAATGAAAGGTTGCAAGCAGAAAAAAGATTTGTGAGCGAATTAATATTCTTTGCAAAAAAATTTAATGTTTTGGTATTTTTGGTTGCACATCCAAGAAAAACAATGGAAACAAGATTAACTAAAGAAGATATTGCCGGTAGTGGAAATATAGTTAATTTAGCCCATATGGTTTTTAGTGTTCACAGATATACCGATAAAGAAAAAGAAGGAGAAATGAACCTCAGAGGTCAGTATGTTAAAGGCAAAGAACCAATAGAATATGATACTTGCATTGAGGTATTAAAAAACCGTATTACGGGAGTTTTACCGATGACCAAATTGTATTTTGATTATAATTCATATAGATTTTATAGAACTCCTTCAGAATTATGGTTTAGATATGGTTGGAATAAAAGCACTGAACCTTTAAACACAAATGACCCAAATCCTCACGGAATATCGAGTGGGGGTGATAGTCCATTGTGATAGAAGAATTTAAAGAAAAATTAAAAGTTTTTGATAAATTTCATTTTGAAGAAGAACCCCATATTTATTGGTGGCTAGATGAAGACGGAAATAGATGCCAAGCAGAAACATCGATGACAGCTCTAATTGAGTCACACGCACATCCATTTGATAAACAAAAAATTGCTGGTATTGTAGCCAGAAGAGATGGAATACCAGTAGAAGATGTTTTAGCTGAATGGGAATATAGCAATGAGTTATCAAAAATAAAAGGAACTCATATACACGCTTTTAATGAATATTTATGGCAAGGAATGAACTATAAATATCCAAAAGATGAAATTATCAAAAAATTTGGTTTTGATGTTTTAGAGCCATTATGGCCACGTCTTATAAGAATAGCACAGAAATTTTATGAAGACTATAAAGATAGAATTATTCCTATTGGTTTAGAACAAGTTGTTGGAGATGAAGAAATAGGGATTTGTGGAAGTATTGATTTTCTATGTTATTCCAAAAAATTAAAATCTCTAATAATAATTGATTATAAATCAAATAAGGAAATTAAATTTGAGCCATATAGAAATAATAAAATGACTGGTTGTTTATCTCATTTAGATGACTGCAATTATATTCATTATAGTTTGCAGCTAAACGGATATCAATATATACTTCAAAAGAAAACCGGATTTAAATTAAATAACAGGCATTTCTTAATATGGATGAATGAAAAAAATGATGACTATATAATATATCAAACCAAAGATTTATATAAAGAAGCAAAAGATATGCTTTTAGATTATAAAAGAAGAAAAGGGAAGTAAAAATGTTTGAAAATACAATAGCTAAAAAAAGAATGGAAAAGAAAAATAATTTATTAAATGAAATAGAAAAAGCAAAAAAAGATGGCAATGATTGGAAATTGAGACAATTAGAAGGAAAACTTGCCGATTTTAATGCTAAAAAGTATCCGACTGTATTTTTGGATGCGACACAAAAGGGGACTTATAAAAAACCAAAGGAAGAAAAAGAATAAAAGGATAAAAAGGAGAAAATTATGAATATTGAAGAATTAAGTGGATATGGCATTTCTAAAGAAATTGCTAAAATCATAGAAGAAGGATTTTCATATGATGAAGAAACAGGAGAAGTATTTTTTACTACTGATGATTTAGAAGCGCTTCAGATGGCTCTTGATGATAAACTTGCACAATTAGACGGTGTTTATTTATGTCATTTAGCAAAAATAGATGCTATGAAAAATAGAAAAAAAGAAGTTGAAAAATCAATTAAACAACTTGAGAACAAAGCTGAAAATTTAAAGAAATATATTGATTTCTTAATGAAAACTAATGGAAAAACCAGCTTTGAAAAAGACGATAAGAAAATATCATATAGAAAGAGTGTTTCTTCCAATATTTATGATGAAAAGGCTTTAAGAGAATATATAAAATCCAAAGATGAATATGAAGAAAAATACTTTAAAATTTCAGACCCAGAGATTAACAAAAAAGCTCTGTCAGACGATGTTAAAGCTACAAAACAAGAGGATGGGTCATATGCTCTTAATATACCTGGTTTCGAGCTTATAACAAACGAAAACATACAAATAAAGTAGGTATAATATGCAAAATAAAATGGTTACGCTACAATTATCTTTGGAAGATGTAGATACAATATTAAATGCTTTAGATTTAAAAGCAAAATCAATAACTGCTTTTAAAGATTATATTTATGATGATGTGATGTCACAAATTAAAGATATTTCTGAAGAAGAAGAAAATGTCTTTATTGATAATGATAAAAAAAAGAAGAAGAAGGGAAAAGAAAAAAAATAATGGAAGATATAAAATTAATTTGTAAAGATTGTAAAAAAGAATTTGTATTTACTGTTGGGGAACAGAAATTTTATGAAGAAAAGGGCTTTGGTGCGCCAATAAGATGTAAAGAATGTAGAGACGCTAAAAAAGCAAGAAACGAAGCGAAAGAAACACCTAAAACAGACTTGGAGGATATGCTTAAAAAGTTTAGAGAAAACACTATTAAATTTTAAAATGTAAAAAGGGAGAAAGAAAATGAAGTATTATAACTATCATAAGCACGACCATAAAGGAAACCCGGTTTCTTTAGATGTTGTAGTTAAAATGGAAGATTATTGTAAAAGAGCTATTGAATTAGGGCACGATGCTGTATTTACGACTTGTCACGGACTTCAAGGAGATATATTTGAAGCAACAACATTGGTTCATCAATATAATTTAAAATTAATTGTTGGAGCCGAACTTTATTATGTTCCAGACCGAAAAGAAAAAGATAGGACAAATAGGCATATTATTTTAATAGCATTAAATCACGATGGAATAAGAGAACTAAATTCTATCATATCAGAATCTTTTATTACAGGGTTCTATTATAAACCAAGAATAGACCACGAACTTTTATTTTCTTTAAATCCAAAAAACTTTGTAATAACTACTGCTTGTATAGCGGGATTGTGGGAAGATGAACCTTTAATTAAGGAATTGAAAGAACATTTTGGTTTTAATTTCTTTTTAGAGGTTCAAGACCATAATTCTGAAAAACAAAAAGAGGTTAATCGAACAGTTTTAAAATTTAGTCAAAAATATGATATAAAAATAATACACGCAAATGATAGTCATTATATTTATCCAGAAGATGCGGCTTATAGAAATTTATTTTTGAGAGCCAAAGAAATATTTTATCCTGAAGAAGATGATTTTATATTGGATTATCCAGATTCAGATGAAATATTAAAAAGATATGAAATACAGGGCATATTAAATAAAAACAAGGCTATGGAGGCGCTTGAAAATACATTAATATTTGAAGGTATAGATTGTAGTGATTATATAAATGATGACATTAAATTACCATCTGTATCAGAAAACCCAAATGAAGATTTAAAACAAATTATTAATGAAGCCTGGAAAAGAGAAAAAGATAAAATTCCAAAAGAAAGAATCAAAGAATATTTAGAAGCAATAAGATATGAATTTGACATTATTGAAAAAACTAATATGGCAAACTATTTCTTAATTGATTATAACATTGCAAAAATTGCAAAAGAAAAATATGGAGGAGTTTTAACTAATACGGGAAGAGGTTCTGCTCCATCGTTTTATATAATTAATTTGTTAAGATTGACAAACATTGATAGATTGCAATCACCAATAACATTATTCCCAACAAGATTTATGTCTGTGGAAAGAATATTGGGGGCTCGCAGCCTTCCTGATATAGATTTAAATACTGCGGATGCTGAACCATTTATTAAAGCTAGTAAAGATTTGTTGGGAGAGAATAATTGCGGTTGGATGCTTTCTTGGAAACCACTACAAGAATCTTCTGGATTCAGATTATATTGTAAAGCAATAGGTTTAGACATTTCTGAATATAATGAAATAGCCAAAAATCTTGATAAATATAAAGACGACCCAGAATGGGCACCAAGAATAAAAGATAGTTCGGTATTTATTGGAGTAGTTGAAGGAATATCTGAATCTCCTTGTAGTATGCTTTTACATTCAAAAGATGTTAGAGAAGAAATAGGAATGATAAAAACTCCTAATGGCAAAATTTGCTGTATGCTAGATGGTTATAATTGCGATAAATATAAATATTTAAAAAACGATTATTTAACCGTTACTGTTTGGGCTATTATTAGAGATGTTTGTAAATTGGCAAATATTGATATTCCATCAATAGAAGAATTAAATAAGCTTTTGGATGAAAAAACTTTTGATATTTATAAGGAAGGGTTGACTTGTTCAATAAATCAAGCGGATTCCGATTATGCAACTAATTTGGTTATGAGATATAAACCTCAATCCGTAGCAGAAATGTCTTCTTTTGTTGCAATAATCAGACCGGGCTGTGCGTCTCTACTTGAAGATTTTATAGATAGAAAACCATATACTACTGGCGTTAAAGCACTTGATGATATTTTGGAGGACAGTGAACATCGACTTATTTATCAGGAATCCATAATGAAATATTTAATATGGTTAGGTGTTTCTGAATCTCAATCTTATGACATTATCAAAAAGATAGCGAAGAAAAAGTTTAAAGAGCCAGAATTAAAAGAACTAAAGGAACAACTTTTAGATGGTTGGAAAAAACAGGTTGGAGAAGAAAATGGCTTTGAGGAAACTTGGCAAGTAGTAGAAGATGCTGCAAAGTATTCTTTTAATGCGAGCCATTCACTATCTTATGCTTATGATAGTTTATATGGGGCATATTTAAAATCACATTATCCATTAGAATATTATACTGTGGCGTTAAATTATTATAATGGTGACACTGATAGAACTGCAAAATTAACAAAAGAACTTTCATATTTTGGAATATCTGTTGAAAAACCTCAATTCAGATATTCTATTGATGAATATTTTATGAATAAAGAAACAAACAAAATATACAAAGGAACTCAGGCCGTTAAGTTTATTAATAGTCAATGTTCATTATATTTATATAGTTTAAAAGATAATAAATATGATTATTTTGTTGATTTATTGCGAGAAATATCAGAGGCAAAAACAGAAGATAATAAAGCATATATAAATTCAAGACAAATGGAAATATTAATAAAATTACAATATTTTGAAGAATTTGGAAAAAATTTAAAGCTTTATAATATTTATCAAAAATTCTTAAAATTATATGGTAGAAAAACCATACCAAAAGATACTATTGAAGAGTATAGTATTCCAGAAGATGTTCTTCAAAGTGAACTCTTTACTCAAACAGAAAAGCAATATAAACTTTCTGATTCTATGGCCGTTCTTAGAATAATAGAAGAAAGAGAAGAAGATAAAAACTTTGATATAAAAGACCAAATAGATTTTGAAAGTGAAGTTTTAGGCTATATAGGCATGACTTATGATGTAGATAAAAGAATTTGTTATGTTTTAAATGTAGAAACTAAATTTTCACCAAAAATAACTTTATATTGCTTACAAAATGGGAAAAATGTTATTTGTAAAATAAACAAATCAATGTATTCAGCTAACCCTGTAAAAAAAGGAGAAATAATTCAAGCCATCAATTTTGAACAAAGATTTAAACAGATAAAAACAGAGACTGGATGGCAAAAAACGGATGAGAAGGAATGGTGGCTATCTCAATACAAGATACTAACTGAATTTAAGTAAGAAAGGAAAAATAAGATGTTTGAAAAATATAAAAGAGTATTCATATTTGATACTGAAACAAGTGGATTAAGTCCTCAATATGATGAAATTATAGAACTTGGCGGATTGTTGTTAACAAAACCAGAGGGGAGTAATAAATTTACTGATAAAAAAGAAGTTTCAGTATTAATAAAGAATAAAAATCCAATAACAAATAGCCACATACATCATATTACAGAACAAATGTGTCAGAAAGACGGCATTGAAAAGGCTGAATTATTTGAAATATTGAAAGATATTTTTGGAGAAAATAAAGATGACACATTAATTGTGGCTTATAATGCCCCATTTGATATTAGGTTCGTAAATTATTTTTTAAAAAGTTTTGATAAAAACTACAAAATAAAAAATCCAATCTTAGATTTATTAATAGTTGCAAAAAATAGAACACATAGAATAAGGGGCAATAAACTTTGTAATATGATTGAATATTATGATGTTAAAAATGTTCAAAATTCCCATAGAGCCATAGACGATGTTTATGCTACTTTTGAAGTTATGAAGGCTATGATATTGGAAAAGCCAGATTTAGAAAAATATATTTATTATGAAAGGGAATAGTATGGAAGTAAAAACAAAAATAGTAAATTTTGATGTAAATTGGCAATTTATAAAAGAAGGTTGTATGGCAACAATAGGCAAACAAGCAGGTAAAGAGCCTGGAAAAGAATGGAAAAGAAAGCTCTTAATTTGCCAACATTCGCCTCTTAGAAGAGGAGTTATAAGTTGGAAATGGGAAGAAATACCATTTTATTCTATGGGGCATTTTGTTCGCCATCACGTTGGATGCACACCGTTTGTGTCGACAAGCAGAGAGGACAGAACAAATGTTCCAAGAAGCGAAAGGAAACAAACAGACCTTGTTTCTATGGAAATGGATGCGAACATCCAATCTTTAATAGATATGGCCGCAAGAAGACTTTGTTACTGTTCTGATGCAACAACTATAAAGTATATGGAAAGTTTAGTTGAAGCAATAAGAGAAAAAGACGAAGATATTGCTTGGAGACTTGTCCCTCAATGTATAAATTATGGTTCTTGTATTGAGAAATTTGGTGGTTGTAAATTTTATGAAAACTTTTCGAAGAATTTAACCCCAGAAGAACAAACAGATATAGAAAAAAGAATAGATAAATATAATGAATATAGAGCAAAAAGATTAAAAAAGGAGTTATAATGATAACAATAAATGATAGATATGCCATTGATTTTGATGCCTATAATTTTATTTTAAAAGAAAAACGTGTTAGAGGTGAAAAATCAAAAGACTCTGGAGGAATTTATTATAAAGATATTGGATTTTATGGAAATTTTGAAGGAGCTATTAAGTGGATTATAAATCAAGGCATAAAAGAATCTGGAGCTACAAATTTTGATTCTTTGTTGGAATATTTAGAAAATATGAAAAATGAACTTGTGGCATCAATAGAAAAATTAAATACAGATACGAGTTCTTAAAGAAAGGAAAACAATTTAAGCTTTTGAAAAGAAGGTGCAGATTTTTTTAGGAGGCTAATTGTGAAAGAGATAACAAAATTAATGATAAGAGAATTTAAGATTAAACAACTTGGATATGACTTTATGGGATATCGTTTACAAAAAGGCGATATTTATACTGCACACCATTTGATTTTACCAGCAAGATTCGGAGGAAAATTAACAAGGGATAATACTGCTATATTATGTGGGCAAACTTCACATCCATATCTTCATTTAGTAGAGTGCAAAGATTATGATATGTTTTGTTACATTACTTCAGAAATGATAGATATGAATGTTTTGGGAAGATTAGATGTTAAAAATTTACGAAATATTGATGCAGTATTAACTCAATTTGAAAAAGAACATTATGACGATAGAGGCAAAAAAGGAAAGAGGCTAATAAAAGAGGAGTATTTAAGAAGACCAAAATATTAGGAGGAAATATGAAAAAAAGAATTTTCTTTTGTAGCGACATACACGGCAATTTCGATGCCCTGATTGAAGGGCTCGAAAAAGCCGGATATAAAGAAGATGACAAAAATAATTTACTTGTTGTTTTGGGAGACCTTTTTGATAGAGGAACAGATTCCTTGAGAGTTTATCAATATTTAAAAAGGTTATCAGATGAAAATAAAGCCATTATTACTATGGGAAATCATGAGGGATTTTTAATAAGATATTTAGATGGAACATCAATTTCTCCATTTAATTATTTAAGAAATGGAACAGATGAAACATTGGCTGATTTTTTGGGAAGAACAAAACCTTTTGAAAGTTGGTGTTTTATCGATAAAGAATTAGAATATCCTACAGACGAAAGTTTTGCTGAATGGATTTCTATTGCCAAAGATGATATAAACAAAGAATATCCAGAATTATTATCTTGGTTAAAATCATTACCTAGATATTTTGAAAGTAAAAACTATATTGGTGTTCACGGAGCAATAGACACAAGGGCAGAAGATTGGCACAACCCTCATTGTATATTGTCGGGCTATGTCGATTGGGATGCTCTTGACTTTGATGATGGAACATTTTTTGGTAAAAATATCAATAACACAGATAAAACTGTAGTAATTGGACACTTTGGAACCAGACATCTAAGAGAAATATATGGAATCTCAGATGGAAAAGAAGATAATGATATATTGATTAGAGAGGATGGTAGAATTGTTGCTTTGGATGCAACAACAATATTAACTAACAAGATTAATGTTTTTGTTGTCGAAGACGAATTATTAGAATAAAGGAGGGGAATTTTAAGTGGAAAAGGTTATTAAAAGAGACGGAAGAACAGAATTATTTGATAAAGAAAAGATAGTTAGAGCCGTAGAACTATCGTTTCAAGATATAGAGGGCGAAATATCTGAAAAGGCTCATCTTAAAGCTAGAGAAATTGCTAATTTTGTTAGCAATATAGAAGAAGATTTGTCGGTTGAACAAATCCAAGATATTGTAGAAGAAAAATTAATGGCTAGTAATTATAAAAATATAGCCAGAAATTTTATAACCTACAGATATGAAAGAACAAAAGTAAGAGAAAGAAACTCCCAATTTATGAAGGATGTTTCAGAAAAACTTGCGGCTTCTAATGTTCAAAATCAAAATGCAAATGTCGATGAATATTCTTTTGGTGGAAGAATGGGAGAAGCAAAAAATTCCCTTATGAAAAAAATTGCTCTTGATTATATAGTATCTGATATGTCAAGAGAAAATCATTTAAATAATGAAATTTATATACACGATTTGGATAGTTATGCGGTTGGTATGCATAATTGTTTAACAATACCATTTGACAAATTATTGAAAGAGGGGTTTAATACAAGACAAACAGATGTAAGACCAGCACGTTCAATTAATACTGCATTTCAATTAGTTGCAGTATTATTCCAATTACAATCACTTCAACAATTCGGAGGAGTAAGTGCTAGTCATTTAGACTGGACAATGGTTCCTTATGTTAGAATATCATTCAGGAAACATTTTAATGAAGGAATGGAATTTATTGAAGAAAGTGATTTAAGACAAGAATCAGATGAACTATCTATAGAAGATGATTTTTATAAACAATATCCTAAAGTTTATAAATATGCTATGATAAAAACAGAAAAAGAATTGATGCAAGCAGTTCAAGGAATGTATCATAACCTTAATTATTAGGGCGACTTAATAGCAATATTAAGAACTTAGTTATCTAAACGGGGAAACTCTCATCGAGACAATCCCGTGCTAAATTTGTATCATTAAAAAAAGAAAAAAGGTGGATAATATGTATTATGTTTATTTGCATAATAACAAAATAAATAATAAAAAATATATTGGTATAACCAAACAAAAACCAGAAAATAGATGGGGTTTAAATGGTTATAATTATAATAGCAGTCCATATTTCTATTCTGCTATACAGAAATATGGTTGGAATAATTTTGAACATATTATCTTATATGACAATTTAACAAAAGAGGAAGCGTGTAAAAAAGAAATAGAATTAATAAATAAATATAAAACGCAAAACAAAAAATATGGATATAATATAATGGAGGGTGGAAGCGCACCTAGCTTACCAAAGGAAGTAAGAGATAAATTATCAAAAGCTTTAAAAGGTAATCAAAATGGTAAAGGTCATCCTTGCAATATAAATAAAAGAATAAAAATAAGCGAAGCACAAAAAGGTAGAAAATTAACAGAAGAACATAAAAGAAAATTGTCATTAGCTGCAAGCAAAAGACACGTAGTATGTTCTAATAAAAAGAAAAGGCTTTTATCACAAAATTATCCACATAAAAAGAAAATATATTGTGTTGAAACAAACACTATATATGATTCGGTGCAAGAATGTGCTAGACAACTTAATTTACACGCAACGAATGTCACAAAAGTATGTAAAAGTATTCATCATACAACTGGTGGCTATCATTTACAATATCATAATGATACAATAAATGCCTAACGACTATCCACATAAAACGTGGAGTAGACTCAAGCGAGTCGAAATGGTAACCTCCTCGTTAGAGGATGAAGATATAGTCTAATCTTTATGGCGACATAAAGAAGTTCATAAGAGAACTGCATAAGATTAGCGACCTTATGTGAATATTAATGTAATACATTACAATCAAGAAGCGGAAATCAACTTCCATTTACTTCTATTAATTATGGAACTTGCACATTACCAGAAGGGAGAATGGTTATTAAAGCGTTGTTAGAAGGTTCGATTGAGGGAGTTGGTAAAGTTAGAAAAACTCCGATATTCCCTTGTGGTATATTCCAATGTATGAGGGACGTAAACAGAAAACCTGGAGACCCAAATTATGACTTATTCAAATTGGCATTAAAATCTACTTCAAAAAGATTATATCCTAATTATGTTAATGTAGATTGGTCTACGAATGCAGGATATGATAAAAATGACCCTAAAACTTTTGTAAGCACTATGGGATGTAGAACATATAATGGAGCCGACATTAATGCTGAAGAAGGAACTAATCCGCAAACAAAAGACGGCCGTGGAAATATTTGTCCGGTCACAATTATAATGCCTACGCTTGCAATGGAAGCCGATAGAGATATAGATAAATTTATGGAATTACTTGATAAAAAAATCGGAGAAGCAAAAGATATGCTTATTGAAAGATATAATTATATTTGTTCACAAAGTCCTGAATCTGCTAAATTTATGTATGAAAATGGTTTAATGCTTGGTTATGATGGAAAAACAATAGAAAGTGCTATGAAGCACGGAACTTTAGCTCTTGGACAAATTGGTTTAGCTGAAACATTGCAAATTTTAATTGGAAAAGACCATACAACACCTGAAGGTATGAAGCTTGCTAAAAGAATAGAACAATTATTCAAGGATAGATGTGCTGAATTTAAAAAGAAATATAAATTAAATATTGGAGTATATTATACACCAGCAGAAAATTTATGTTATACTGCTATGAAAAAGTTTAAATCTCAATATGGAGAGATTGAAAATGTTTCAGATAGAGAATACTTTACAAATTCAATTCACGTTCCTGTTTGGATTAAAATGTCGCCATTTGAAAAAATCGACATAGAAAGTCAATTAACTGGTTATTCAAACGCCGGTTGTATCACTTATGTAGAATTAGATAGCGGCGTTCAAAACAATCTTGATGCCTTAGAAGAATTAGTTAATTATGCTATGGATAAAGATATACCTTATTTTGCAATTAATGTGCCAAATGATACTTGTTTAGATTGTGGATATACGGATGAATTTAATACTGAATGTCCTATGTGCCATAGTAATCATATACAACAGTTGAGGAGAGTTACGGGGTATTTAACAGGGGATTATAAAACGGCATTTAATTATGGTAAACAAAAAGAAGTCGAAGATAGATATAAACACAGTCATAAAATGAAGAATTGGAACAAAAATAATGAGATATAATTCAATAGATAAATGTGAAGCTATTAACGGCGAAGGATTTGGGGTATCTTTGTATACACAAGGATGCCCTTACCACTGTTTAGGTTGTTTTAATCCTGAAACCTGGGATTTTGATAAAGGTAAAGAATGGACTCAGCAAGAAGAAGACTTAATTATAGAATTTTTAAAACCAGATTATATCAAAAGATTAACAATTCTGGGTGGAGAGCCACTCATAGAACGCAATATTGAGCCGTTGACGGCACTTTTGAGAAGGGTTAAATATATTTATCCAAATAAGAAAATATGGCTTTATACGGGCAGTAATTTTGAATTTGAAAGCATTAGATGTGATAATTTAATAGAGCACACCGACATAGTGATAGATGGACAATTCAAAAAAGAATTAAGAGATATAACTTTAAAATGGAGAGGTTCATCTAATCAAAGAGTTATAGATGTTCAAAAAAGTTTAAAAGAAGGAGAAACAATATTATATGAATAATTTAGTAAGCATATTAAAAATAGTATTTCCAGCACTAATGGTCACTGGTGCATTAGGAAGTTTAATCACAAATATAGCAACCAAAGGAAATTGGCCAACATCATTACAATGGTTTGGAGCAGCACTATTATATACGGCATTGTTGTTCAGAAATAAATAAAAAGGAGAAAATAATTATGGAAATTAAAATAAAATATTTTGCAGACATTGAAAAAATCGAAAAGATTGAAAAAGGAGACTGGATTGATTTAAGAGCAGCAGAAGATATAGAAATGGTTGCTGGAGATTATAAATTAATTCCTCTTGGAATTGGTATGATATTGCCAGAAGGATATGAAGCTCATATCGTTCCAAGAAGCTCTACATTTAAAAATTGGAAAATTTTGCAAACTAACTCTATGGGCGTAATAGACAATTCATATTCAGGAGAAAACGACCAATGGATGTTTCCTGCTCTTGCAGCAGATGATACAGTAATACATAAAAATGATAGAATTTGTCAATTTAGAATAGTAGAAAAACAACCAGAAATAGAATTTACAGAAGTAGAACATCTTAATGAAGAAGATAGAGGAGGATTTGGCTCTACTGGCGAAAATTAATATTGACCACAAAAACCCCTTGTGATATAATTGTATCAAGGAGGGTAGATTATGGAAAATACTTTAAATATAGTTAGACTTGTATTTTATTGTGCTTTTATCTTATTTATTGTTATTAGTTTGATTTGGAAAATAATAGACAGATATAGAGAAAAGCAAGCTGATAAAGCAGCCGAAAAATTTTTTGATGAAATACATCAAGGAATAAATAAGTGGAAAGAAGAAATAACTAAACCAAAAGTTAAAAGGCCAAGAAAATCAAAACAATCAGGTGCGAAAGTAGTAAAGATAAAAGCAAAAGAGCCAAAAATTGTAGTTGATTATTCAGCGAAGAATATGAAAGAACTTAGGTCTATTGCCAAAGAAAAAGGGGTTAAAAACCCTACTACACTTAATAAAGCAAGTTTAATTAAAGCAATAGAGGAAAAAGATAATGAAAAATAAAGAAGAAATAAAAAAGGAATTAGACCTTTATACAAACTTAGCTAAGGCCGTTAAAGAAGGCCTTGTTGTTTCTATGTTTTTGGATATCGTAGCATATATGGTTGAAGAAACAGATGATGGCAAAAAAAGTTTTGAAAAAATTGATAAACTTTATAACGATGCTAAAAATGAACTAGAAAAGGTCGATTTAAAAAACATTGAAATAAGAGACTCTGATAAACTCGTTGAGTCATTTAAAGAGCAATTAAATACTTATGAAAGACGCTTTTCAGAATGCATTGGTTCTATAAAAGTAACTCAATGGATTTTAGGAGAAGAAGAAAAAACGAAAGAGGACGAATAGTCCTCTTTTTTTTTACGCTTTTACTTGACATCTCAAGGTGGGTTTATTATAATTAAATTAAAGGAGGTATACTATGGAAACGCCAAGTAAAGAATCAATGTTAATACATCAAATGTCACATTTTGAGTCGATTTTAAACGAAATGGCAGGAAGTTATTATAGTCTTGCTAAAAAAAGAATATTTGATGAAGAAATGGATAGAGATAAATATATGGTTTATGATATGGTAGATATGCTTATACATTTAAATGCGGCTTTAGGAGAGGCAACAAAAGAAAATATTTATCCTGATTATATGGTTGAAAAATTATCAAAAGTTAAGTCATATATTGATACGACATTGCATTATTTTGAAGAAAGGGCAAAAAAATAATGAAAATAACAAAAGATATGAAAGTTGGAGACATTTATTTAAATCCTGTTGCTGCGGATTTATGGATTTTAAGAAAAGGTTTTCCAAATGATTATGATAATGAAGAATGGGTTTTAAGTTTAGTTCACACTGATTATGAAGAAGAATATTTGGCTGTTAAAGATTTTGTTAAACTCGGAAATATTTATGAAATAATAAGCGGATGGTCTGAAGAAAGATTTTTAGAAGATTATAAAGAAAATTATAACAGATTTTGGAAACAAATTGTTGAAAATGAAGATGGAACTTTAAATAAAGACCAAGTTATGAGAGAACTCTGTGATTATTCTATGGTGTTAGATAATTGTGCTCAAGCATATAGCAAAATGACAAATAATATGGTATCAAAACAAAATACAAAGTTTTCTGCCGTAGAAGAAATATTTGATACTTGCTATTTAGACCGAGATATAACAACTGATGATATTTGTGATATGATTGAAAACAACAATGATATTAATGAATTAAAAAGCGAATTAAAAAAATATTTTGGAATAATGGAGTCTAACAATGAAAATAATAAGTAATAAAGAATATCAAAAACTTAAAGAAACAAGCGAAAAATACGATTTATTAATGGGACAAACAGTGACTTTTTGGACAGGAGAAAGAAGTAGATATAAAGCTCTTCTAACTCTATCAAAAGAGGAATTAGTTCGCAGAATAATGGATATGAATAATTATATTTGTCAAACAATACGAAAGAAAGGAGGTATATAATGTATTTAAGAATACTGCCAATGTCTAACCTCGACAAAGAATTTGCTGGGAAAACAATATCCGAAATTCAACAAGATTTTTTTGAAAATCATTTAAAGATTAATGAGGAATATTTATATCAAAAAAATGGGCTTGATGCAGAAGATGGAGATATGGTTTTATTCCAAATGGAAAGCCAAATAATTGCTATGGCTAAAATTAAAAGTATTATTTCTTTTGAGGAACCAACAAAAGAAGATGGAAACTATGGAGCCATTATGTTTAGAGGAAACACAGTAAAAACTTTTAAACCAATAAACGCAGAGGAGCTACAAAAATATATTCCTACATTTAAAAGATTTTCACAAGTTAAACACAGATTTAAATTGGGAGAAGTAAAATTAGATGAATTATTAGATAGGATGGAAATAAAATGATAAGATTAAAAAAGAAAAATAGGGAATGTTGGGTATTAAATTATGAGTCTATAAAATGGTTGAAAGAGCATTTTGAAATTTATAAAGAGGATGCTTCTAGGATAGTAAAATTAGATTATCATAAGTTTAAATACAAAAATAAAGAATATACACAGATAGAAATTATCAATATGATAATAATATTGTGCACTGAATTATTACGTATTATGGAAGAAAATAATTACAGTAAATCTGGAACTAAAGCTGAAAAAATTAAAAATGAAATTTTTGATTTATATAAACTTGTATTCTGGGTTATGTGGTGGTAATAAAGAGGGGGTGATATAATGGAAAATAAGTTAAAACAATGTATAATAGATTATATTTTAGATTTAAAACAAAAAGGATTTTCTTATAATGAAATAATGAAATCGGTTAATAAAATATTTTCACAAGTAAAAACAACCGTTGAGAAAGCAAATAAAGAATTGTGTTGTATTTGCGGAAAAAGAATAGAGGGATTTGGGAATAATGCTCAACCTATTGCAGACGGAAGATGTTGTGATGATTGTAATAGAGCTGTAATCAACGCAAAATTTGATAAAATTTTCTCAGATGGAGATGCCGTTAATGAGAACGTGTAAATTATGTAAAAATAAGTTTGGACAAAAAGGATATTATTGCCCTTCTTGTTATGCATATTTAAGAATACACCCAGAAGGAGTTTATGAATTGCCTAATGCTGGAGAAATAAGAAGGGCATCAAATGGAGACCCTATCTGTCATATTTGTGGCATGGCTTATAGAAAGTTAGGTAATCATATCGCTTTTAAACATCATATGACACAAAATGAATATAGAGATATGTTTAAATTATATCATAATACTAAGTTATCAAATTATGAATATATTAATAAAATGTCACAATATAATAACATTTATAAAGACATTGTTGTTAAAGAAAATTTAATAAAAGGCGGAAAGAAAACAAGGATTACTCCTGAAATGCAGAATATGCCAAAAAGAAAATATGGCAGAGCAATTTCAGAAAAAACTGTTTAATTTTCACCACAAAATATTCTTTAACGATATTTACTGGAGAAAAAAAAGAGGTTTATGCCTCTTTTTTATTTTCTTTATTATCCCATTGTTTAATTAGTTCTGATGCAAATAATAATTCTTTTCCTGTCCATCCGTATAGAACGGCTCCTCTATAAATATATTCTGGTATTAAAGCATTATTATATCCTGCTGTTTGTATCATAAACACGTTTACTTTTGGATTCACTTCTGCCCTATATTTATTGATTAACTTCATTACATCGACATATTTACCACTGTTATAGTTTGTTCCGTCTATAATATAATCATCCGTTTTACCATACAAACCACCGTGTCCAGCTTGTTGGTCTGAATAAATAAATATATTATCATACCAGGTTTTTTCTCTTATTGCTGAAAGGAAGAACAACCAAATACCATTTTCTGTGCCCATACCGATTCCTTGACGAGATTCTTCTGATATTTTTTTTGCCTCAGACAGTATACCATTTTTCTTTAATATAGAGTATTCTTTTAATCTATCTCCGAATGCTCCAACATATCCTTCATCACTTCTATGAGCAACCATTACAGAACTTAAATTACCTATTTCCGCTACTGTTACACTTCCGTATTCACTAGGTATTGCTCCCCAAGCACTTCCAGAATTGTCTGATAAACACATTGTTTTACCTTTTAACATAGGAAGTTCCCTAGAACTAATATCTATACAATCTTCTAAAGCATCCATAATGCTAGCTTTAAAATTAATTTCACTATTTGAACATTTTTCAATTCTTTGTAATGCCGTATAGTATCTAAAAGGAAATTGTTTACCCTTCTTAACCCCGCTCTTTAATTTTGCTAATATATTATCTTTTTCTGATAAATCATCAATCTCTTTAAATATATTCTTTAAATTTCTTAGCAAGGCCATATGGGGCATATCAATAGTTCTCAATATTTCTTTAAAAGATTTTCCTTCAGAACGTAAGTTTTCCCAGGTCTTATCTTCTTCTTCAATTTCTATTGTTCCCGTAGTCATCAATTCATTTATTGCTGAATTCTTTGCGTGACAAATTCTTATTACATCTATAAGCCCAATATCTTTATTTTTATATTTTGCAATCTCATATTTTGTCATCTTTTCAATTCTATCAGCCCAAGAACGCTTTAATATTGATGGGATTTTATTTTTAGATTTATTATAATATAAGTAAAAAGAAAGTTGAGACGCAGGTTCATCGGCTCTGGCCATAATTTCGCAATTTAATTGTCTAAATAATGATGGATTTTCTTTTGAAAATTCTTCTCTTTTTGGATTTATTGCGGCTAAAACCATTATTACTTGTGGGTTTAATCTCATATAAAAGTTATTACGCAATTCTTTTGCCCACTCAATAGTTCCCATAAAATCATATTCTAATGAGTCTTCAATGGCCATAATCATTATTTCAGAAGTGGTCTTATTATCTGGAAATAAAAATAAACCATAATCTTCTACCAATCTATGATATTTAAATTTACCATCTCTAATACCAGAATTTCTATAATAAGCAGGCTCTCCAAATATTGAAGATGCTGAAATCATTTTTAATGTTTCAAGCGGGTCAAGCTGATAAGATACGCCACCCATAAAGTTTTCTACGGGTTTTTCTTTTCTAACCTTATCTTCCCAATCTACAATTTTGCTTATTTTACTCATATAAATCTACCTCTTTCTAAAATAAAGACTCTTGAGAATAACTTAAAGACGAAATATAAGCCCTTTATATCACGGAGATATGAGCTCTAATTAAAATCCTTTTTACTAATTTACCAAAATCGAAGTATGTCTTTAACCGCTTCAAGAGTCATTTAATTTTTCATTTTTGACATCCGAGAATAACCAAAAGAGTAATAAGTTTTAACCAAAAACTATCATAACGAAGTAACTCTTTTACCGCTTCGGATGTCTGTTCTTTTTTTTTATGTGTGGTGGAGCATACAGGGGTCGAACCTGCGACCTCCACGGTGCAAACGTGGCGCTCTCCCAGCTGAGCTAATGCCCCAAAATATTAATTTGGAAAGGGAGCTACCGCTATTACTGTATCCTTTTACCTTAGTTCACTATACGTTTATAAGCGCCATTACATACTAAGAACCAAAAAAAATCAATAGGTTAATGCTTATATAGTAAAGGGTTAACCAAAACATTCTATATACACACTACATTTTACATAACTTATTCTATTAGTCTCGTTAGTGTCATTGAGCTATCAGCAGTTGCTCCTTCGTTTCTGCATCAAAGTTAAAACCTAATTGGCAGAGAGCGTAGGAATTGAACCCACTCGACTTGAGATTTGGAGTCTCAACGGCAACCATCGCCTGCTCCCCATATAGCTTTGCATAAGACTGAAATTATATTTTGCTCTCTCTAATTATTATATTATAATTCTAAGTCTTATACACAAACGCAAAGTATACCGCAAGAGAGATGCGTTTGACAAATGCAATAAGCATAGTTTTCGATTTATGCACGGTCGTTAGAACAAAAAATTATTCAAAACATATATTCAGGGGGCGAAAAAACCGTGCTACGCCAAAATGAAAAACAAATCAAATGCGTAAGAGCTATTCTTGTCTCTTACAAATTAAGTATAGCATTTATGAATATAAGTTGTCAATGTATTTTTCAAACAATTTTTGCATCTCTGGTGTTATTGTATTATTACCAAATTTTCTTGAAATTTCTATGGCTTTCAAGGTCTTTACTGCATTAGAGATACTGCCGATATTATTATTTTCCATACACAATAGAATACAAAAAAGAGCTGCAAAAAACATTTCTTCACTAATGTCGCTTAATTCCATTATTTTTATGACTTCATCAATATATTTATGAACCTTATATGTTTCAATTCCAACTTGTGCTAAACAATCATCACAAGCATAAACCCCATTCGCTAATGTTTTAGTGGTCTTTTGTCCACATTGAATACATTTTCCTCTTTTTTTTAATCTAAATCCCATCTATTTAATTCCTCCATACAAATTTCATACATTCTAATATATTCATCTCTGCTATGAAGTTTATTTACCGTTGTTCCTCTGCCAAGATACTTATACCAACTTATTTCAATATCTCCACATTTAAAATTGTAATCTTGTGAGTCTTCATCATTCCAATTATAAGCGTGCACTTCAAAGTTTTTTCCAATAAACTCATTACCTGTATTCGCAAAAGGGCTTTCATATTCTTTGTGGTTTTTATTCCACATTACTATACTTAATTTTCTTTCTATATCACGTAGAAGTGCAATTACCCACTGAGGACAATCATAAGGATGAATCGTGTTTGGGGAAAAAAGTATTTGTCCTAATTCTACATTTGTCTGTGTCATTTTTGATTTCTTCCTTTCTTTATTTTTTCAAATTTGTTTATAAGTGATTTTTTTAATTTTACATTTATAAGTATCGCGCCATCATTGAAAATTAAATTATATAAATCTCCAACGGGGATAATATCTAATACATCATCTAAATCAAAAGCCAACCACTCTCCATTATATTTAATACTTTCCAATAATTTTGATGCCATAATCTTCTTCTAACTCCTCTAATGTTAATGGTTTTAATTGTATTATTACTAACATCCCATCTTTTTCGTTGTCATTATATATAGGAATATTATGCTGTAATACATTGACATTTCTTTTTTCTTTTTCTTCCCACGGCAATGTTATATATTTTTCTTCTTCATTATCAAATACCAAATTAACGTGAGTGATGTCTCTATATTGAAGTCTATCTTCTAGCGAGTATTCCGATACATCTGAAAATAAATTGACCTGTGTTTTTAGCCCCTTATTATTAATATATACATAAAAACAATCACAATCTATCGGTCTTAAAATTTCTCCTTCTCTATATTGAAAAGAATTAATATGCAAAGACTCATTCATTTTACAAAATCCAGCCTTGTCCATTAAGTTCGGCGTTAATTCTGCTACTTCTAGGTTTTCAAAGACAAGCTCTAACTTTTTTAATTTCAAATCTTTTTCTTTCCCCATTTTTATTCCTCCTACCATCTATATAAATTATATAATAGAAATAATGATATGTCAACAATAAAAAAAATGAAAAAAGAGCCCAAAGGCACTTTTTTCAACTGCACTTTTTAATTCGAATTTACTTTTTCCAAAACTACAAAAAAAGTAAGGAATTAAGTCTTCATCTGATGGAAAAAGAAATAAATGATATAAGAGAATATCCTATCCCATCAGAAACAAGTTTAACTGAAGACAATATTAATGTATCATATTATTATATAAATGTCAACAATTACCACCATTTTTTTGCAACAAAAGTTCCTTCTTCTAATTTGTTGGTTATAAGGTGTTTTGCTTTTACATCTTCTACATTTACTAAATACGTTACACAAAGATTACTAATAACAACATCGTCCTTAAACCAATCTGCAATATCTTCATATCTTGCACCGATAAATTTTGTGTGTTCACTTTCATAAGGTTTCATCCATCTTCCTGCATTCCACAAATCAATACCGATATAATCAATTCCTTCATTTTCAAAAATATATGCATATTGATTAAGATTGCTACCAATATCCACAACCCTTTTTGGCTTTTCTTCTAATTCTAAAACTGCTTTTAATATATTTTCGTATGAATCTACATTGATGAAACTGTGCATTTTACAATCATCATATCTCATATCATCTTTATCGTTTATACTGTCGAGATATTCATACATTTCTTTCATATTATTTATTTTTTTCATAATCTTTGTATTGTAGCACTCCTATCATTTAATAATTTCATTAAAGCCTGAGCCTCTTCTTTTATAATGGGTATTCCATCTTCTATAAAATTTGTTAAAGTTATTTCTCTTCTAACCCTCCAATGATTTTCTGAGTCTTTAACAGTAATTATTTTAAAATCTTTAATATACATATCGCCAGATTTTACTCTATAAAATTCTTCTTTATTCATTCTTTATCTCCCCCTGTTAATGTATTTTCAATATCAGTTATTTCTGCTATATCAATTCCAATATGTAATATATCCTTTAATTTTTTATTTAGTTCTTTTAACATAGGAATTGCTTTTTCACATCTTGATTTATAATCTTCATAAGTTGGCATATCATATAATTCCATAAAGGTTTTATCTTTTGTCAATTTTTGTGGAATACCCGCTTTTTGTATATAAATATTTTGTTCAAAATCAAATAGTTGTTCTTTTAATCTTTCATTTTCTTCGACATTCGCTTTCAATAAAATTTCGTATGTTTTTAAAGAACCTCTAAGATTTTGAATTTCGTCTTGTAATTCTTTAAATCTATCAGTGCTAATCCATTTCATACCATTATATTCAAGTAAATCTTCCCAATTAGTATCTGTATATAATGTTGGTTTTTCTTTTTGTAAATTAGTTATGTAATTATAATATTCTTCATATTTATCTTCACTTATTTCACCACAATAATGGCAATTACCTATTAATTGTAATATTTCTTTTGTCTCATCACTCATAATCTTTGCATTCCTTTGATAAACTAATTTCTAATGCTAAATTGTTATCATAAAAATTATATCCTATCGAACAAATATAACTTTTTAATATTTCTTCATTAAATATTTTTTTACATATATCCCAAGTATATTGTTTCTCACTAAAATCATATATTCCAAATTCAAACCACTCATTTTCTTTATATTCATCATAATTATAAGGCAAATATATCCTTATTATCTTTGTGTCATATATATCTTTTTTATATTCGTTACTATAACCTGCAAAATCTCTAAAATTAAAAGTTTTTATAAATTGTTCAAATGTTATTCTTTTACTCATAAATTTATTTAATCTCCCACATATAACTTCTAATAATGTCCATAATTGTTTTATAGACTAAATATCTATCCCAATAAATTGGTGTAGTAGTTTCTCTGTTCATAATTTATTTAATTTCCTTCATAATAATCATCCACTGTGCCACTTAAATCATTAAATATAATCATTATTTCAGTTTCCCATCTTGAATTTTGTGGAGCAAAGTTTTGAGATAATATTCCTGCTAAATTATCCCAATCCATATATGCAAGTTCAGGAGCACGGTAGCGACTATCTCTTTTTACTTTTTCTATTTGTTCAATAATATTAGCAACTCTTTCTTCATTAAAATCACATTGTTCATCTATAACTTTAATAATTTTATCTGCTACATCTACTATATTTCTCATATTCTATTTACTCCTGACTTTCTAAATTGTGTTTATGATAACAATATAACATATCAAATCCAGCCGAATAATTTACATTTTTCCAATCAATCTTCTGTTCAATATCATCAACCACTTTAGTCATATAAGGTTTTAAATCAATAAATAATTTGTAAAAAGTTTTACCAATATATTCGTCACTAAAAGCAAAACTTAATTTTGAATAAGTTAAAAAATTGCCTTTATAATCTGTTATTAATAATTCACATTCGTCACAATATTTTCTAAAAGATAATTCACTACTTCTACTAACTGGTTTATCATAATAACCTTTGCAACCATATTTATCTCCATCAGGTAAATCATTATATTCTTCTTCTGATATAAATTCTTTTTTTAAAGGTTTATTTTTAGTTTCATATACGACTAAATCATCTCCACTGAAGCCTAATGGTGCAACATTAGTTATTTCATCATTTCTTATTTTTTTTACATAATTAATAAAATCTTGTTCTGTTATTTTATTTAATTCTTTCATAAGCAATTCACTTCACTTTCTACTTTATTCGCTAGCTTTAAAATTATATATTGGCTTTATTATTTTTTCTACTTCAACTGTATCTTTTATACGTTCTAATATTTCTTGCATTGGTTTATATACCATAGGTGCTTCATCTATTGTTTCCTCATTTACTGATGTTGTATATATACCGTCCATTGATTTTTTGTAATCATCAATATTTAATGTTTGCCTTGCTATGTTTCTTGACATTGTTCTACCAGCTCCGTGTGGTGCAGAATAATTCCAATCTTCATTGCCTTTACCAATGCCTATAATACATCCATCTCTCATATTCATAGGTATAATAACTTTTTCACCTTTTCTTGCTGATATTGAACCTTTTCTAACAATGTTATCTTCAAAATTTATATAATTATGAATACATTGGAAATAATCTTCACTTAATATACTCATCTCTTTACAAATTTTATAAGCAATATAACTTCTATTTAATAATGCAAACTCTTGACATAGTTTCATATCGTGCAAATAATCTTCTCTATCTTTTCCTTCTAAATAACATAAATCTTTTGGCAATTTAGTTTTTCCATTATATTTAGCATTAATTTCTGTTAATACTTTTTGTATTTCCTTTTCTCTGCCTTGTTCTTTATATTCTTTAATTACTTTTTGCTTTTCATCGTTCATTTCTTTTTTGTATGAACAATATTCTATCGCTTTATTTTGATATATTTCGGCAACTTGTTTTCCTAAATTTCTCGAACCCGTATGAATAACTAAATATTTGTTATTTTCATCATCAACATCAATTTCAATAAAATGATTACCACCACCTAGTGAGCCTAATGACTTTTCTAACCAACCATCTTTATTTTTTAATTCTTTATAACAATATAATTGAGTAAAGTCATAATCTTTAACTTTTTTTTCATGAACATTCATTCCACTTGGTATATATTTTCTAATAATCTTATCTAATTTCTCTAAATCTAATTCTATATTTCCTAAATTGACACATAACATACCACAACCAATATCAACACCCACTATGTTTGGTATTACTTTATCACCTAAATTGCCAGTAAAACCTATTACGCAACCTGCTCCTGCATGAACATCTGGCATTATTCTAATTTTACAATCTTTAAATGCTTCTTGTTCTAATAATAAATCAATTTGTTCTTTTGCGCTTTGTTCTATATTGTTTGTAAATATTTTTAAGTCTTTCATAATCAATTCACTTTACTTTCTAAACTAAAATATAATTCCGATATGGAACATCTATCATCGAAATAAATTTTGTTTCAAATATTACTGTTTTTCCCTTTTTATCTTTATATAAATACAATGCTTTTGTATATTTCATCACCATTCACTCCACTTTTATTTTTTTATTATTTGAAACATTTCTGTTATTGATTTTTTTAATGGATAACCTTCTTTTACCAAAGAACTTTTGTGAAAAGTTTTATTTACTGCGTCTATATAAAAACTCGTTTCTCCATCATTGCCCTGATAAATAGTCTTCCATTGTTCTTCTGTAAATATATGTTGTGGCTCTAATTGTTCAATAGCCAAATTATCCAATGAAATCAATTTAAACTTTTTTATATATTTATCAAGATTATTCTTTAACCATTCAATTTTACCGTCAACATCTTTGTCTTGTTCTCTGTATTTTATTCCTCTTTCTAAGTTTTTATACCCGAGTATAAGTATTTTACAGTTAAATTGTGAAAGATAGTCAAATACATCTTTACCGTGAACTCCTGCAATTAAATGTATTATTGCATTATCATTTTCTGCTACATTTTTCCATAGCAAATCAAACCTTGCTTTATATGAAACACCCAATCCTTTTATTAAATCCTCATCAATAAGTTCGTTAATAAGCATAACTTTCTCTACAAATTCTGGTTGACTTACAGTCATATTTGCTATTATACCTTTTTCTTTCAATTTTCGTAAAAATGGTTTTAAATCTGGGTGAGTAGTGACAGAGCCACCACCAATAGCACACTCTTCTCCTGCAATCATAGTGTCAATAAAATCTAGGTTCATAATATCTGCGTGCTTACCTTCTTGTGTGCAACCAGCATAACAATATGGACAACCGACTTCACAATATTTAGTTATACAAAGGTCTATACTTAAAGGATATTCTAAATTTAGTTTCTCGTGGTCTGGATAATCCACAATTCTTGTTCCATCATCAAAAATGGATACTTCTGCATTTCCATTTTTATATTTATTAAGCAACTTCATTATTTTCCCCCAACTTTCTTAATATATCTAACTTTTTTGCAACTTCCTCATAAGATTTTCCCATACAAATAGGAATATATCCATTAAAACATTTCTTTTTATATAAATCTTCGTTTATTTTTATTGCTTCTTCTAATGTTATTATATTATAAGCGTCTTGCTCTGGACTATATTCTCCTAAATAATACATATTAATCACCTCTCTTTAAATATTTTTCTATCAATCCAAAAGAAAATGATACCACCAATTAAATTGGCTATTATTGTTTCTAAAATAGTATTTGTATGCAATAAATACAATACTATAGCCAAAGTAGGTGTGCTAAGTTGCCATCTAAATAAATACAGTAGAAACTTTTTTATAGTTAATTTCCCTTTTCCAAAACTTCTTTTATTAATAAGTTCTACTAATTCTAAATTTTTATTATTTGCTCTTTCTAACTCTTTTGTTGTATCACATAAATCTTTTGCAAAAGCCTTTATTCCTTCATCTTTTATTTTTATAATATCATTTAATCTTTCAATTTCTTTCTTGTATTCTTCTATTGTTGGGTCTTGCCATCTTGTTAAAACCTCAACTTCTTTTCCATCATCTGCCATTATTCCTCCCAACCAAGTTCATCGTATTGCATTTGTATTGCTAATAATTCTTTTTTATTAAGTGGAGCACTAATTCTACAATTATGTTTTTTAGAATACGCCCCAATCCAGACTCTTTTTGTATAAAATCTAAATTCTATATCTTGTATAAAGTCTTCGTTTTCACTACGGTATAATATATACGGTTCATCCTGCGTTACCCAACCACCATTTTCTTTGTTATTAGAAATATTATGGCATATTTTTTTATACCCAAGTTCAGCAAATAAATCTTCTGCCATTTTATTTTCCAATAGTGTAACGCAATTTTTGTTCACATCCGTCTCCGTCACAATATATATGTCCGCTCAACATATATATATTATTACCGTAGTTAACGTGACGATGGCAATTAGGACATTCTACGGTATAATTTAACTCATCATCACTATTATTTTTATCGATTATTTTTATTGGCGGTTGAGATAAACTTGCATATATATATTCATCTAAGCTTCTATCTACAAAATTTTCTCCAGTTATTGTGGCATTTATCATTTTTGCCACCAAATCTATTTTATTCATATTAATTACCTTTTAAGAATACATCGTTTTCTTTTTCGTATTCTCTTAATTTATCCCAAAACTCTCCAGTTTCAAAAGTATATTCTTCCCAATATCTATCCCAATATTCATCTTTAATACAACCACGCTCATCTAACCATTCCTTTGGAGGCAATTCTCCTTTTTCGTTCATCCTATGGTCGCCTTCTTTATAGTCATATTCAAACCCTATTGTTTTAATATTATAGCCACGATATTCATCTCCACCGATAGTTATATAAGAATCTTTATTAAAAATAAATCTTTTTAAAAATTCATCGTCATTAAATACTTTATCAAAAAAATCTTTTCTATCAGCAAATTCTCCAACGTGGTCAACAAATGGGTGAAACCAACTTCTATCTAAAAAGTCATATTCTTCACTTTTTTCTCCATTTGTGTCGATACATTTGAAAATATCATTAGGTTTTGGGTCATTTTTATATGGTTTATATTCAACAATATTATAAACTTCATTATATATTTTATTTATTCTTTCTTTAAAAGAGTTAACCATATCTTTTGTTATTTGATATTGGTCTTTACTCCACTCATACCCTACTAATTCACGAATTGTAATATATAAATAGGCTAATTTCTCATCCCAATCATCGACAAGCCTACTTTCTTCTCTCCCATAAGCATAATTGTGGTCTAAACTATCATTAAGATTATAATTTTCTTCATCAACTTCGTGTGGAATAACTAATGCGTGTGTAGAAGAAGAATTGGTTTCAAATGTCCCTTTTCTAATTAATTTCATTTACCATCTATCTCCTTTATAAATACTCATAATTATTTTATCATCAAGTTCTTTTTGTTCAACTTCTGCATAATTATTTATATATTCTGGAGAGGCATTTCCATCTTCAATTACATCATAGTAATCACTTTCCATAAAATCATATTCGTTATCAAAATGCTCCCCATTATAATCTATAGAGCCATCTGCATTTCTTATGATTTTTTTATCGTTATCACTTAAATCTTCAACTTCTCCAGTATAAAGATTTAAAACCTTTTCATTATTTTGCCAAGCCTTATAGTCTTCTTTAGACATAATTACAAGTGCGTGTGTGCTACTACTGTTAGTTTCAAAAGTATTTCTTCTTATTAATTTCATATTGACACCTCTAATTTCCTTTATAATAATGATAATAGTCTGGGTTATCATCTAAATCATCTAAATCATAGCCATCATCATTATCATTTCCAGTTCTTACATAACCATCTAAAATGGCATTAACAAATAATTCTTCATTTCCAAATATTTCATCAAGAAAATCCTTTAATTCTTCACAATGGTCTACATAACCTTGCATACTATCTAAATATCTCCATTTTAAATTTCCGTCATCATCATAACTTTCATCAAATTTAGGCTCTTCAAATTCTATTTTTTTATAATAAGGACTTAATATATCTATGATTTTTTGTTTATATTCTTCATATTTGTCTGGATAAACGTCACATATTGCTGTCCAAATGTAATCGGTAAGAGTATGTTTCCCATATTCCCATCCGAAATCACTAATTCCAAAATGAATAGATGGACGCTTTCCATATAATGATTTATCTATTTTTCTAGGAATTGTTATTGCGTGAGTTGAAGATGAATTTGTTTCAAAAGTTTTTAGTCTAATTATCTTTGTCATTTTTATCACTCAATTCTGTATACTCTAAATATAGTTCTTTAAAACTATCATCTATTTGAGCATAATATTCGAACTTCTTTTGTTTATCAATTTCTTTAAATTTGCTTTCCATCTTTTCTTGAAGTTCCTTCATTCTCTTTTTTCTTTCAATTTCTTCTACCCAGTCTGATAAATTTATATCTTTTAAATATCTATATTCTTTTGCAGAAGAAGGAATAAAATCTTCTTGACAAAATTCTTTATATACTTTCCCTATAAAAACTCCACATCCTATATGTTCAACTACTACAAAAGAATCTTCTTTTAATTTTTTATTAGATGCCATAATAATACTATCTCTGCTATTAATTCTTAATATCCCACTAGCATATTCTACTGTGTAATAATATATTTTATTTTTACTTTTTTTCATGTTAATCTCTCCCAAATTCTATATCTTTTCCGTCTTGTAATACTTCTGCGAGCAAATCTCTTTCTTCATCTACAAGGTCTTCTAAAACTTCGCTTAAACTATGGTTCCAACTTATAAGTTGATGATTTATTACCGTTAAATCTTCAACATTTCCACTGTATTTAGGAAAAACAATTTTCTTTCCATAATTATCTGAAACATATTGCTCAATTCTTTTGAAATCCCAGTTATTTTTTACTTGTTCAATTAAATCTTCATAATCTTCTGCATTATATTGATACCAACTTGCAATATGAGATACCAAATAAGACACTTTTTCTTCTAGTGTGGTCAAAGTTTCTTCTTCATCAAACCACCTTATCTTTATGTTGTTTCCAAAAGGAGCATAATCTTTTCCCAGTGTTCTTCCAATAGTTAAAGCGTGTGTGCTACTACTATTTGTCTCAAACACGCTATTTCTAATTTTTCTCATATAATTGTTCCTCCAACATCTTTATTTTTTCTTCTAATTCATTAATTTTTAATTCCATAGCACCACCATTTAGCCATTTATTTAAATAACCTTCATCAAATTCACGATGTTGCACTACTGATTGACAAAATAAGTCACAAGCTGTGCTTAACATTCTCTGTATTTGACACGCTTGTTCCCTATTTAAATGTGAATATTCTTCTTTTTGATATATTATACCTTTATTATCTTCTCCATAATAACAAACCATATCATAAGAAATTTCCCTAATCATCTTGAGAACTTCTTTTAGAGTTAATTTAGAACAAACATCTCTTAAAACCTCGTCCATTCGTTCATAAATCATTTCATCATCATAAAAACTCTTCCTCGTCTCCATCTTCTTCCACCTCCTTTGTTAATTCATCTACTGTTTTATTTGCCTCTTTTAATTCAATTTTTAAATTTGACATTTCTTTCTTTTGCTCTTTTAATTGATTATATGCCTCTGCATATTTATCGTGATAATATAAGTATTGATTAAAACCCTCTGCCTTTTCTTCTAAAAGTGCCATATATTTTTGAGTTAATTCTCTTATTTCATTCTCTAAATCTTCTATTTCTTTATCTCTTTTTCTGTATTTCTTTTGAGGTCGATTTTTACCATCTTGATTTTCTTGATGATTTAAAATATTAAATATTCCCATATTTTTCCTCCATTATTTAAAAAGATTTTTAAAATCTTCGTCCGTATATCTCCTATTTTTATATTCGGTATTAAGATTTTTTGCTGCTTTCCATATCTCTGATATAAAAAACTGTCTCTGTTCTGATTGACACAATCTGTTTTTATACAAATTATAAACTCTCCTAATTTCTATATCTTTGACTATCTCTCTCCTTTCCAATCTCTTGTCTTTTATTGCTTTAACAATTTTTGTGCATTGAGTTGGTTTTAAATCATTATTTTCTATATAATGACACAAATCGCTTAATTCTTCATCGACTCTTGATTGTTCATCATTTAAACTATCAAAATAATTGTCTATAACATATAATTTTTCACAAACTTCTTGTATTTTTTTTACAATTTCTGTGCAATTAATTTCTTCTTTTTCTTCTTCATATTCTTTAAGATTTTGTTCATCTTCTGTTGTTATAATATCAAGTTCTGCGATGTCTTCTAAACTTTTTACCTTTTTAACCATTATATTACTCTCCTAAATCATCTTGATGAAGCATTATATTTTTAATTGCTTCCTTGTTTGAATGTGCATAAGTATTTGTTATTGCGATATTTGTATGACCAACCATATCACGAATATTACTAATTGGTGTTCCTTTATCTATCATTTTTGTAATGAAACTATGCCTAAAAGTATGTGCTGAAACCTCTCGATACCAAGAAATACCTGCTTTCCTAGCAATTTTCTTTAGATATTCATTAAATTGATGTAAACCCAAAGTTTTTCCAGTGTTCGTAATAAACAATAGGTCTGTATCTAAATTTAATTCTCTAATAATTCCTTTTCTTCTATTGTTAATAAATATATTACACAAATATTGGCAATTAGGTGTAAACCATATTGTTCTTTCTTTATTTCCTTTACCGATTATAGTAGCATAACCATTTTGAATATCTGTGCAAGTAATTTGTATCATCTCAGAAAATCTTACACCCGTAGTAGACAATATAGACATAGCCGCTTTCATTTTTGTGTTAATAGCAATATTCATCATTTGTTGCATTTGTTCTTCTGTTAAATATTTCTTTTCTTTTTGTTGTTGTTTTGGCGGTTTAAGTTGTTGTATCTTTTTATCAATATTATAATCTTTAACAAATTCTAAATAATTAAATAATAATTTTACTGAAATTAATTTTATTTTTCTAGTTGCTGGAGAATTATTTCTATCTGTTAACATTTGCAACCAATCTATTATTGTTTTAGATTTTGCATTAGTCAAATCTTCCATATTTTCTATATTCATTTCCTTAATAAATTCTCTACAATGTTGAGAATAAAATGTAGCACTTTTTTCACTTTTTCCCTCAACTTTTAATTCATAAATATAGAAATCATCTATTAATTTTTCTAAATCTTTATTCATTTTTTATTTGCCCCCTTATTGATTGTTAAATTTTTTTACCTCATCTAAATTAATTTCATATAATGGGTATGTGCAAAACCCACTTTGAAAATTCTTTCCAAGAGGTTTACCTAAATTATTTTCCTCTATAAATTTTTCCACCCAAGAACAATTATTTGTATCTAAATATGCTTGATTTTCTGCCAAACCCTCCTCTAAATTTTTTGTAATAATAGCATAAGGTTCTCCGATTTCATCATATAAAGTTAGTGCCAAATTGTTCCAATAACTATATCTGCTCACTTCTATCTTCTTTATTAGATAGCCGTTTATTCTTCTTTTTTCTTCCACGTTTTATTTCCTTTCTTTCCTCCTCTGTGATTGATAATTTATAAAATGTTCCATCATATTTTACTTTCACAGTAGGAATTTCTTTCTTTATATAATCTGCTTGTTCTTCTAAAAATACGGTAGCAACACCACTTGATGTTAAATCGCTTATAGCGTCCCTAACAACTGCTCTAAAATAACCATTTTCTTCTTCTAACATTGTATCTTATACCTTTCTTTATTTCTATATTTTCCTTTTACTATACCCTCTATGGTTGTATATGAAACACCATATACTTCAGCCAATTTTCTATAACTGATTTTAGTGTTTGGGTTATTAATTTCTCCCTTATCTTTATATTTATTATATATGTATTTAATTTCCTCTGCTTGTTCGTCCGTTAATTTAGCCGTCTTGTTCTTTTCTCCGTGAAGAATATCTTTGTTTTCTATTGCCATTAAATTATCTACGGAATAATCATCTTTATCATTATTTTTTCTTGTTATTACAATGTTGGTATTATTTATATCAAAACTATCTTGATGAAAAGCAAAATAAATTAATCTAATATACGAAATATTTTGTTTCTTACCATTTTCCATACAAATTTTAATTTGTTTTCTTTTCTTTATTAATTTATTTGATTTTTTTCCAATAATATCACCATTTTCATATATTTTATAACCAAATAATTCTATGAATTTTTCCATTTTTTAATGATATCTCCTATATTATAACAAAATATTGTAGCAAAGTCTACCCTAATATTTTCTCCACCATTAAGAACAATTTGCACGGTTTTTTTACTGTTGTTTGTTCTATACCTTGCAATTTCCTTATTATTTTTAGCCATAAACAATTTTAAACGAACTCTTTGACCAATAGAATCAAATTCTCTTTTTCCATATCTCTTTATAAATTCTGCATTATTCATATATAATTATCTCCTTCTATTTTTTGATGGTAGTAACCCAGTAACAAGTAAAAATATTATAAATTCTATTATTAAATCTAACATTATACCCCCTCACTTTCCTTGATACAATCTTTCCATCTATATTCAGTATCAAAAATCTCTTTATATTCTTCATCTGTTAATAATTCAAATGTGTCAATAAAGTCTAGTTGTTCCATTACTTTATCATATAATTCTTTATTCACATTTTTTAATTTATATTTTTCATATTCATCTTTATAAGTGTTCTGATTTAATTCAAAATACTTTCTTGCACTAATCATTTTAAAATCATCAACCCAATCGCCAATTTCTTCGTAACCACCACCAAGACCATATTTAACTTTGCCATCTTCTCTAATGTCAATTACGAGTATGCCATTGTTATTGTCTTGATTATTAGGGTTCATTTTAAATGTTTCTGTTATGTCGCCTTTTTCTTTAGCCCACTCATATTCTTCTTTAATTAAATCAATACCCTTAACATAACTTCCAATGGTAGTGTTCATTTGAATTAAATTTTGTAGTATATCAATATCTTCTCTCCTATTGCCACTATTTGCTATGTCAAAATTTTCCTCTCTAAAATTTCCATAAGTTGCTTTTACATTTTTACTAATAAAATCTAATAATTGATAGGTTCTATTTATCATATAGTAGCCATAATTCCATTGTAAGTGCATAGCCACCAAATTCTTTTTATTTTTATATCTAATATATAACTGACTTCTTTGTCCCATATTATTTTCCCTCTTTTTCCATATATTCTTTATAAGTTATATTGCCGTTCATATAATCTAGTTGATTTTTTAAATGTTCCACCAATGTATCAACTTCATCACTATTTAACGGTTCTTTAACCCAATCTTTATCATATTTATTTAATATTTCAATTAATTCATTTTCAAATTCCAAATCAAACATATCAAATTTCATCTCCCACTTCTAAAATATCTAATATTTTCCACTCATTTTCCACAAGTGTTCCATTTTTAATATCTTCTCTTATTTCGTTTTCACTTAAACCATAAAAGAATATTTTATCATCTTCATAATCATCTTTATAATCATTTGTCGTTTTAATAATTACTTCCATTTGTGTTTTATCATCTGCATATTCTATTAAACACTTAATATACATATTATCATCTCCTTAATTCAAATTTGTATTACTACATACTTCTTCTAAACTTGCTTTTCCAAAACACCAAGTATCATCTATATCTTTATAGATATTTGCTTTAATATAATCTTCTAAACAACTATAAAGTCCCTTTGTGTTTACATTATATTTACTGACCTCAAAATCTTTTGCAATATTTACACACCACTCGTAAGCAATATCATTTTCTAATGGTAGAATATCTTTTAATAAATCTCTGCCTAATAGAAAGACCACATAATTATCATATCTTTTTATTTCCACACCAAATAGTCCACCATTAACATAATGATTTTTAATATCTTCTATACTTTCTGCTAAACTTTCTGTGTTGTCTTCATATAACTTATAAATATCAATTCTTTTAAAGTCTTTTATTGCACTTTCATAATCTTCTTCTTCCATACCAAGCCAATAATAGCCATAATCTATTAATTTATTTCTCATTTTATTCATCTCCCATTTCAAACCAAACTTTAGTTTCCAACCAATTTACTTCTACTTTTTCTTTTATTTGTTCTATTGTTGGTATCTTTTTATAATCATCATAAAAATTGTTAATAAAATTTTCTATGTCCCTATGTAATTCATCTGCAAATTCATCATCTTGCTTTAAACCCATTTTATTTAAGTCTAATGTTATCATATAATTTTCAATAATTGTTTCTGTATCACTAATTTCTAAATCAACTAAAACATTATTGTCTTTTAAATCTTTTATGTCCCATATACAACAAAATAATCTATCTTTCATATTAATCTCCTATAATTCATCAAACCATTTTTGTTGTTCTTCAACATTATCTGTCATTTCTGCCCTTAAATCTTCTAAATCATCAATTCCTAAAATTAAAAATCTAACTCTTTCTTCATCTCTAACATAAACCTTTACTGCTATATGTAAACTTTGTTCTAAATCATAATACATTTTAATATCTTGAATTTGATAATCTTTAAGTCCTTCTTGAATTTTTTTCTTTTCATTTAATATATCTTTAATATCATATAATAAACTATTCATCTTTATCATCTCCTATCTTATCATATAAAATTTCTCCATTTTCATTTTTTACAACAACAACGACAGAATTTTTATCTAAATATTCAATAATTAAGTCTTGATATATGCCATTTATTATTTCTAAATACATATTTATATCTTTTTGTATTTCTTCGACACCATTACACTCAAAATAATAATCATCTAATTTAATGTTTTTAGTTTCTTTTATAATTTCTTTTTTTAATTTTTCAACTACTTGTAATGGTTTTCCTCTCAATAATTCTTCCACCTCTATACACTTCCTTTACATATAAATATAAGTCAATATTGAATTAAAATAATATTTTTTTCTTTCTTCATTTTTTTCATTACAATAATCTAAATAATAATTACATAAGTCCCAAATTTCATCTAACCAACTAACATAAGGAATTTCATCATACATAAAAGCATAATCTCCATTATGTTTGTCCATAATTTCTTCCATATCATCATCATAAGATATAAAATGAAGTTCCATATAGGTTTTTTTTACATAATCATAATCTTCTATACACCAATCTAATAATGTTTCTGCACCATCTTTTCCTCTGTTATTTATTTCATATTTTAATTGCCCCAACAATACCTCATTATATTTACTATCATTTGTTTTTTTCCAAAACTCATATAATTTTTCAATTAATTTTTCTTTCATTAATTTTTCATCTTTTTCCATTATTTCACTTCCATTTCATTTATAACAATTTGATATTGTAATTCATCATCATAATTGATTTGAAAAATAATTTCATCTTCTTCGTTTTTAATTAAAATATATTCCCAACCACCATTATTATCACATTGAAAAGATAATTCATTTTTTACAAAAGTCATAGCATTTGTTTCATTATTAAAAACACCAAGACACTCATAATTACTATCATAAAAATTTACATTAGAAAAATCTTCTTCTCTAATTTCACTAACAACATAAACTTTCATTATTTTATCTCCGTATCAACTTCATCTAATGCCCTTAAAAAATCTGTCATAAAGTCTAACATATCTTCAAAATTAGATACACTAATATCGTTCATATTTAAAATTTCATTGTTGTTTTCCACTTCACATTTATAATCATAGCAACCATTTAAAAAGTTTTCATGTGCATTATAAACACAATTAAAGTCTTTCATCTCATTGTTTCCTAAATGCCAACCATATTTTATCATCTTTTCATATATTTGTTTTTTGATATTACCGATTTTATTTATATGAATAACGAGTTCATTTTCTTCTGCTATTCTTCTTTCTTTATCTGCCCACTCTAAATCATATAATTTCATTATTTTGTATAAAGAAAACCAACAAACGTCCCAAATATTAGTATTTAATCTTAATTCTCCTTTATAACCACTTTCAACATAAGCAAGAATTTTATCTATATTTTCCATTAAGATATTAAAATCTTCCATACCATATTTTTCATCATATCTATAATCAAACTCATCATCTGCTACTGCATATTTTATACACTCTTTTAATTCTTTATTTATTCTTTCATCTGCATATACTTTTAATATAATTCCTTTCATATTATTTTCCCCCTTAATCAACAAATCTACTCATATTTTTTTCATCACTTTTTGCAATTTCATCTAATTTATCAATATTTTTTGCCACATAATCTGTGCCTAATAAATCATCAATATCTTGCAACAAACCAATTAGTCTAGCATAAGCCATTTCTCCACTTATAGATAATGTTTCGTTCTTCTTAAAAGGTTTTTTGCAACCAAAATATTCTTGTAAAATTTCTTCCATACTTTTCATTATTCAATTACACCACTTTCTTTTAAATCTTTTATAATATAATCTAAATAGTTCTTAATTTGATATTTAAAATCTTTTAACCCCTCACTAATACTGCCATATACACTATCATTAAAATAACTTTCAATATAGTTTCCCTCGTTATCAAAAAACTCTATCGTAAACCAATTACTCATATCAAAGTATATTTTATCTTCATCAACTGCCTTTGTTAACTCATCATTGTTTCTAATATAATAGTTTACTATATCTGTATAATTCCAAGTATCTATATTGTTTTCTTCATCTGTATAATGACACTTTAATTCTCCTAAACTATTTATTCTCCAAGTTCCATATTTACACTTTGCAAGTTCATAACCATAACCATAGTGAAAGAAATCACTATCTGCATTATCTAGCAACTTTTTGTCTAATGTTATTTCAATATTCATATATTGCCTACCTCTACTTTCTATTTATTTTTTCATACTTGACTAAAATTTTTGTAATATCTTTTTCTAATTTTTTTTCTTCTTCAACTGCCAAATGTAATTTTCTCATTTCTTCTAATGTCAAATATAAACATACAATTTTTTGGTCTATACTTATAATATCATCTTCAAACCAATGGTCATATTCACTTGCATTTATATAATTATTATCAAACATAAATTCTACAACTAATTCTTCTTTTGTTTTAACAAAGTTTTCTATAATCTTTCCATTTCCTTTGCCTAAAAAATAAGGGTTTTTCTCATCTCTAACTTTATATAAACTATAAATAACATTGTCAAGTTCATAAGCACCATTAAATATGCCAATATCTTCTACATAGCCACCACCAAGTATATAATTTATATCGTTCATTACATAACCCATTTCTTCATCTCCTAATGGTTCTTTTTTTGAATAAATTTCATTACTATCATATTCTAATTTAGATATAATTGCATAAGTTCCATTTACACCATTATCTACATATTTTTTTGCATATTCAACTGCTCTATTATAATCTAAAAACAATACACTATTTTCTTCATAATAACTATGTTTTTTATCGTAATATAAATAAAATTCATATTCTTCATTATCTTTATCTAAAAGAACACCAACCTCAACTTTATAAACATCAAAATTTAGTCTATAATAGTTCCAATTTTCTATTATATTTTTTTCTAAAGCATATTCTATTCTTTCAATAATATAATCAATATTTACTCTGTTTTCATAACCATTTTTAAGGTTTATTTCTTGATTATGTTTTAATTCGTTTAATAATTCTTCTAATCTGTTTTTCATATTATTTTACACCCCTTTTAATTAAAACCCTAATAGTTTATGTAAATCATCTGCCATTTTTTGCACCCTACTATCTTCTTCTTCAAAGTCTACAAAACTACCATTATATACATAATCTTTTAATAATGTTATCAATTCTTTAATATCTTTTTCGCCAATAACACCAACTAAATATGTATATATTGCTTTTGTTCTACAATCTTCTAAATTATTCATCATTATCACTTCCATATTCATCTAATAACTCTAAACTATCAAAATTATGTAATTCTGTTAATTCACAAGTTTTATCGTAATAATCAAAATCTTCATTTGCTATTTTACTTAATCTACAAATTTCATCTAATGCTTTCATAAAACCATTTGCCAATTTGTCATATTCCCAATTAGTATGTTTATAACCAATTTCATCAAAATACCAATTATAACCTAAATCTTCACAAGTAAGGTATTCATCAAAATTATATTTGTCTTTCGTAATATCATAAGTTCCTTTTTTAACGAAATTATAGTCTGTATAAACATTGTTTCCTATAATAAGTTCTTCATCTTCAAACTCTTGTTTAGTTTTAATTTTCAAATCATCATCTTTATATTCACTTTCCATAGCCATACCAAAAACTTTACAATATAAATTATTTATTGTTTCTGTCATATTATAAATTTTTGTTTCCTCATCTTTTGAAAATCTATCTTCGTGATTTTCTCTTATATCGTTTAATAGTTCATAACAAATTTTTAATTCTGCCAAAACTTCTTTATTTGTCATTTTAAAACCCCCTTAATATATACAATGATATATATTCTCTTTATCTCCTTTAATTTTAAACATACCACAATAATTGTTTTCTATTTCAATTACCCTATTAAAAAGTTCATATAAATTTTCTCTTGTCATATTCCATAAATCAAAATCAAATTCAATTAAGTTGTCATAATCTATATTATATTCTGCATAATCTTCCTTTGTGCTTTCAATATCTTGCCTATAAAACACATCAAAAGACACTCTAATTTCCTTTATTTGCTCGAAATAGTCAGTGATATTAGGTAGATATATTTCAACTCTGCCCTCCTCCCACTTTCTTGTTTCTTCTATGCCTTTTTCAGTAAAAGATATTAAGCCTAGATTTCTGTTTTCTCCAACTCTGCAAACTCTTTGTTCTTTTTCAGTTAATAAATCGTATTCATCACTAATAACCCCTGCACCTGTGCTTTCTAACAACCTAATAGCATACATTTTATCTACTTCTTTTTCGTTATAATTTACACTTATGGTATTTTCAATAATTTCTAATGTTAAGTCTAAAGCACTTTTTGTATAAGCCGACCAATGATAATAACAATTTGCTATTGTTTCGTTTGTTTCCTTTTTCTTTATTTCAATATTTAATCTTTGCCCCATATTATTTTTCCTCACTTTCTAACTCTTTAATAATTTTTTCTGTTAATTTTTTATCATATTTATATGCTATTGCTCTAAAGTTATGTAAATCTATTATTGTGTCAATTAAATCATAATAATTATTTACTTTTAATTCATCAACTAAAAATTCACTTAATTCTTGTATATTTTTATATATACTTTCTTTCATTATATCATATTCGTTCATAATTTTACACCTCTGTTTCAATTTCAACAATAGTATATCTAGTCAACATATCAGTATAATCTTTTGTTTCAAACCAAATTTCCCTTTGATAATTTCCATTATCATTATAATCACAAATATAATAATCTCCACCATTTTCTTTTAAACCCTCGTATTCTTGTATAATTAGTCTGTCTAATTCTTCTTTTGCTTTTTCATAAGTAGTATAACCAACTTTGTGATTATCATTATATATAGTATTGTCTGTGTCTTTGCATAAAACCTCTATTATATATACCTTTTTAATGTTTCTTTCTTCGTTTTTTCCAAAAGGAATATAACCTAAAACTATTTTCTCTAAATCTTCAAAATTCATTTCATCAAAATCAGTTCCCATTTCATCATCATAGATAATAATATCTTCTCCTAATTTGCAAACCTCTCTCTTATTATATTTACTAATAGTTAATAACATATCTTTATAGTTAAAATCAAAATAACCTAAATCTAAATCTATATTTGTAAAACCAATAGTAGTATCTTTCTTCTTTAATTCTAACATATATTTATAAACTTTTTCAATATCGTAAGTATCTCCAATATCAATACTTAACTTTCTTTCAAGTTGTTTATAGTCAATATAAACCCTAGTTAATATTTTCATTTCTCTTTCATTATATTTTTTCATATTATCTATTCCCCTCGACAAAATCTTCTAACATTTTTTTATATTTATTATCTACAAATTTACAATAAACATTCAAATAATTTCCATAATAATCTTCTGTAATTTCATAATCAACAAATATAACATTTGCATTTAAAATATTTTTATCTTTTAAATAATAATTTCCTACAACATATTTATTTTCTAGGTCTTTATACATACCAACATATTTTTTTGTTGAAAGTAAATTTTTAATAAAAACATTATTAAAACCAGCGTCCAAAACTTCTTTTAATGTTATTTCATATTTATCATAACTATTGTCAATACGATTTAAACATTTTTTTCTTAATTCTGCAACCTCATATTCTAATTGATATAATTTTTTCATAATTAAACCACCTCATAATCTCCTCTTAAAATCATTTCAATAATACTTTCTTCATCTGCAAACAAACCAACCCAATCTTTAATAGTTATTTCTTCTTCCCAAAAACCATATTTAATTGTTATTTCTTTGTTTGTTTTATTTTCAATATCATAAGCAAAGTCCCAACCTTTATTATCTTTCCATATAATAAATTCATCTGTTTCAAATATATTTTCTAATTTCATTATATATTCACTTCCTACTCTTTAATTCCTAATCTAATTAAATCATTATCAGTAAAACCCAATATAGTCTTAAATTTTTGTTCTAATTTTTCTTTTTCGTTAATGCCCCATAATTCTACTAAATATTCAATAGTATTATAAAGTAATTCTTCATTATGTTTTAATTCTTCTACTCTTTTTATTTCCTCTATGTCCATAATCATAATTATTTATCTCCTATTCCTAGTCTTTGTTTTTCTTCTTCCCAACATTTATCACAATAAGCACTTTGGTAGTCATCTTTTTTACAACCACATACAAGACAAACAGATTTATTTTCTACTTCTTTTTTTAATTGTTCTAATTCTTCTTCAAAATTATTCAACCACTCATCATTTGAGTTCATATATGCTTTTGCCACACTTAAAAGTTCTTCTCCATAGTCTATTTGATAATTGATTTCTTCATCATCTTCCCAACACATTTCATTTTTATAATAGTCTATTGCCCTACAAACAATTCTTTCTACGAGTTCAGTAAAAGTTTTATAACACTCATCTTCTACAAATTCATTTTTAAATTGTATGTCTTTAATATTAAACCCTTTGCTACATTTAATAGGTCGCCAATCATACATTTCACAAAAATTGTCTAAAACTTCTAATTTACTATCTCCACCTAATTCTTTTAAACTTATTTCTTTATAGTCTAAAAAATAATCTTCTTCTTTACCAACACTTTTAATTAAATCTTCTAATGATAAAACTTTTGTTTCTTCGCAACTATCTAAATACTCTTGTTTTTCTCCATAAGTAAAACCTTTACCCATTTGATATTCCATACATAAATGTTTTATCCCATTGTTTTTTGCATTGTCAATTATGCTATGCTTTTCATCAATTTTTCTTAACCATTTTATATAAACTCCAAAACCCAAATCTTCCATTAAGTCCATAAATTTATATATATCATCATTTTCGTAATTGATTTCTACAACTGCACTATAACAACCACCTAAAAACAATTCATAATCTGTTTGCATTTTTACACCTCCATAAACATTTTAACAAGTATTTCTCTAGTAGTCATATTATTTATATTATCTTTAATATCTTCGTAAATATCGTATAGCATATCACTTAATCTGCCAATAGTAGTGTCTGTTTCATCTTTTAACCACAAGTCATTTAATAAACCTATCAATTCATAAGATTTTTCCTCATTAAAACCACTACCTTTTAAACAACTATACATATATAATTCATTTATACCCTCATCTCCTAGTTGTTTACTTAATTTATCTAATTCTATCTTCATTAAAGCCATTTTTTTATTTCATCTCCTATTTTAATAATATTTTTCCTTTTCTTCATCAGTTAATTCATCTAAATCTACAAAATTATGCCCCATATCTTCTAATAAACATTTTAAAGTTTCTTTATCTCCAACCTCATTTTTAAATAAATCATATAGTTCTCCATAAGTAAAATTACTATTAAATTCACTAAAGATATATTCTTCTAATACTTCATCATCTATTAAGTCCATTAAATCAACTGCGACCATTTCCATATTAAAATTTTTAATAAATAAGTCTTTTAAATTCATATTATATTACACCTCTTTTACATTGTTTTTTTAGTAGAGGGGGAATATTATATTCCCACCTCTTAACACTTAATCTATTGAAAAAGACTAATTAAACTTTTCAATAACTAAATCTTTTACAATATCACTAGGTATAAAGCCATTATGTTCATAATATAAATCTTTTAATTCATTTTTTATTTCTTCAAATTTTACATATAAAGTTTCCATACCTAATTTTTCTAAATCTTTGATTTCTATTCTATAATTGTTTATGATTTCTTTTTCTACACCAACAAATATTAGTTCAACATAATCATTATTTCCACCTACATTTATGCTTGTTAATATTTCTGTGTAATTTTCTTCATATTGCTCATCTGTTTCTTCATCTTCATAAACATAAGTAATTCTTAATTGCCCCTCTAAATTTTGTTGCTTGATTTCATCTCTTAAATCTTTTAAACAATTATATGTTCCATACAAATCTTCGTTCAAATATAAATTATACATAGTTTTCTCTCCTTTTTTCTATATTATATCACACTTTTTTAAATTGTGCCTAATTTTAATCAAAATTTACTTCCATTTTTCTTTTTTCTGCAAATTCTTTTAGTGCTTTAACTTCATGCTCGTTAGGTTTTCTATTGTGCATACCTTTAACTTGCATTATAGTATTATTTCTAACTTCAAATGTAATTAAACTTTCTTCTTTATTTTTTCTTAAAAAGTATATTAAACAAGTTCCATTTACAACCCTCTTAATATAACTTGCAACACAATGATTAAGATTATCTCCCTCTTTTGTTAAATCACTCGTGCAACTAGGTGCAACAACATAATATTCTTCACTTGATTTAAACTCTTTAAAATCTGCATATCTGCTCTTAAAGATTTCTTCTTGTTCTTCTTCAACTTTTATTTGATGATTTCTACTTGTTATATCGTGAGTCTGTTTTAAATAACTTGAATACAATGTCGGTTTTATATTGTCTTGTTTACACATTGATAAATAATCTCTTAATTCTCCAATAAAATTAGTAACAGAAGTATACCCTTGATTTATTGTTTCATTTACAACATAATTAGCATATTTTTTAAACGAATAATTTTCTCTTAAAATTTCTTCTTTATTATAGTGGTATAATAAAACACCTAATAAATTTTCTCCATAACCTCTATAACCCCAACCATAATAAGTTGAATAAGTAATTTTATAAAAACTTAAATCTTCTTCATAACCTATCATTTCATCAATTAAATCTAGCCACTCTTTTTCTGTTCTTTTAACATAATTATCTTGTTCGTTGTTAATAGTTCCTAAACTTTCATATAAATATTTAATAGTTCCTTTTTTTACTGCTAAATTATATGTTTCCATAGTTATATTCAATAATTTATGAATAGGTAGACACTCTGTAAATTTTTCTTTCAATAACTTGTCTTTTATCTCGTTTGGTGCTTGTTTCATTATGATTTCAAAAGATTTATTTTCTAAATTGTATTCTCTTAATTTCCACAAATTATGTTCTCCCTCATAGTCAACACCATAAACTTTGTTAATGAAATATTTGCCTTTAATATTTTGAATATTGCTATATCTACTAAAACTATAATCTTCTTCTGTTTTTGTTTTTATATTGTATTTTTTACCCTTTTCTTCCATAAAACTTATAGAATAAATAGTTTCTAATATCATTGATATTCTTTTATTATCATTTGAAATATTATATTTATATTCATACACAATAATACACAAATCGTTAAAATCATAACCCTTAACAACCTTTATTTTACCTCTTTTTGTATCTAGTGTATATAAATAATCTTCTTCTTCGTTATAATCTGTTATTTCAACACCTAAATCACTATCATAATACATATTCCCTAAATTTCTATTACAATATTGTAATACAATTCTATCTGTTATCATATCAAAACTTTGCTCGTTAGAATAAGATTTTTCAATTTCATTTGATAATTCTTGTTCTTTTTGTGCTAATTCTAGTTGTAATGATTTCATTTTTGCTTTTAGTCCTTTAATAACACTATTATCTAAATCAATATTAAAAGCATTATTAAAATTATGTTCCTCTTTTTTAAAATAATCTCTAATATAATTTTTTTCTTCCATTTTTATTTACCCTCTTTCTTTTTAATTTCTTTTGTCGCTAATTCAAACATATCATCTATGAAAGTTAAGCAACTTATCATATCATCATAAGTATTAAACTTATATGTTTTATCTTTCATTATTAAACAATAGTTATTTGTTCCATTGTTTTTAAACTCTGTCTTAAAAGACCTATTTACAAGTCTTTCATTTAATCTTGTTATTTGTTTATCAATATAATCTAATTTTTCTTTTGTTTTCATTTTACCAAATCTCCTCACAATTATATAAATCTACAATTTTAAAATCTTTGCCACCACAACTTTTATGTATTCTTTTACCCTCTATAAAAGAATTTAAACCTTTTTGTGTTAATCTGTGCCAATACCATACTTTACCACACTTATCGCAAGTAATTTCCCACTTATAACTTTCGTGTTCTTTTGGTGGTATTTTGTTCGCATTTCCATACACTTGATATTTATTACCACACCTATCAATATTATAATCTGTTCTATTGTTTACATATCTTGCATAATATTGCCATTTTGCCTTATGTCCTATTGTATCATCAAAAGTATGTAAAATCTCGTGTATTATTGTATTTTTTATATCTTTATCTGTGCCAACCTCTAAAAGCCAACTTGAAATATTTATATCTTTTTTATTACAACACTCTCCAAATCTTTTTTTTGCTCTGTAATTTACCTCATAAGTCAAATCTTTTTTCAACTTATTTTCAAGTCCTATTGCCTTTAGTTCTTCTTCACTTTCTTTTGAAAGTCTTTTTAATTTTTGTTCTAAATTCATATAATATTTCCACCTCTTGACACTTATTATAGCATAGATTTTTGAAATATGCCTATTTTTTTTATTTTCCAAAAATATATTTTGCTATACTTATATGTTTTCTAACAGACACTTTCAAATTTTTGTCATCAGTTATATCTTTCATAGTTCTTAAATCTAATATTCTTCTTTTATAATCTTCATATTCAATAAGTAATATTCCTTTAAAAGATATTGTTTTTTTCTTTGTTCTTTCATCATAGATAAACACATTTCTAATTCTCATTATATTTATAATCTTCTTCATTTTCCCACCTTAACTTTCTTCATTTTTTTTAATTTCTTCTATAAAACTTTTATCATCATAAGCATAAAAATCATAATCTTTTTGTTCTTCTTCACACCAAACTCTTAACATTTCACTAAATATAGAAATATCATAATAATAATGTTTGTTATTATATTCAAAACAACCACTAAAATTTTCTATACATATTTCATCTATTGTTTCAAAAAAATTTTCAAAACTATCAAATCTAAATAAAGCATAATCTGTATAATTCGTTCTAATATCTCCAAATCTATGAACCATAATAGCAACATAAAACCCATTATCAGTTTCACAATAATCGTAGTTAATATCATGTAGTATTTTACCACTATAATTATAAGTATTTCCACCTTTAAATTCTTTATAGTCAGTTAATTTTTTCATATAACCAAGAATATCATTTTCATACTCTTTTGGTATATCTATTTCATAATTTCTTAAATTGTCTAAAATAATTCTTGTATCTGCTAAATATTTCAATTCATCTTTATATTCGCTATTTTCTTTCTCAATATCTAATTTTGGTATATCTGCAATAATTTTATCTATCATTTTCATAATATTATCTCCTAATTAAGCAAAATAACTTCCACTTATATAGCCAAAATGCCCTTCAATATAATAATTATCAACTATAATTCCAACATTAGATAAATCTTCTTTCAATTCTTCTATAATTTCATCTCTATTGTTATATTTTTCAAACAAATTATTCTTCATCAATTCTATTAAAATTATATCTTCTCCACTATCAAATTTACCTCCAAAATAAACTCTTTCTTGTGTTTTATCAACCTCTAAATAGCCATTAAAATCTCCAATAAAGGTAGCAAAATTGATATTATAAGTAAAATCTATAATTTCATCAAATTCTATATTGTCTATATCTACAAACAAATCTTTATTTTTAATATTTTCTTTATTTGATGTTAATAATGTTCGTAATTCATTTAAAGTTAAAATCATACCTTTAGTTTCAACACCATAAGTTCTCATAGCCATATTTATTCTCCCCTTTTATTCATTTGTTTTCTTTCTTTTAATAATTCTTCATACAATTTTGTATCTTGTTCTGTTTTATTCTTTTTGTTTCTTAAATATGATATTTTATTATTTAATTTATGTCTTTCTTTATATATAGTCTTATTTTTATTATTGACTATTTTAGTTCTTTCTTTCTTTTCAACAATAAATCTTTCAACCATATTCCAATATTTAACCCAAATATCATAATTTTTGCTATCTTCAAATATTTCATTATCTTTTTCTAATTTATTATGCAATAATTCTTCAACCTCTACCATTATTTTTATATCTTTATTAGTAATAATTGCCACAATAAGCACCTCTTTCCTAATCTAAATCTAATTCTACAAAACCAATTTTGTTGTTTTCTTCTTTAATTTCATTTTCAAAATATTTTTTATAGATTTCTTTTGTTTCATCATCTCTAAACCATATATTTGTATCTAAATAATTAGTATTATATTCAATATCGTTATAAGTATCTAAATATTCAATATCTTTTAACTCTTGTTTTTTTACCTCTATCTCGTATAAATCGCTTTTTCCATAAGCAACAAACTCTAATCTTCTTTCTAAATAATCAATATCTTGTTTTAATTGTTCTATTCTGTCTTGAATAATATTTTCAATATTTCCTCTGTATAAATCTATTGCCCCCATTAAAATATCGTTAAAACTCATTTCTTCTATGCTCGTAAAACCTTTAATTATATTTAATATATCTTCAAAATCATAATTACATTGTTCTAACATATCATAATCTGCAATTCCACCACCAAACAATGTTATCAATATACTTTCTTTAAAACTTATCATTTTAATTTTCCCTCTACTTTATTTTATTATATTCTTCATTTATATATTTCATATAATCTTTATACCATTTATCGTTTGTAAAGTATTTATCACAACCACACTCAATTTCATCTTCCCCTACAATTTTCCTTATACAATATATTCTTTTTTCGTTATCTATTTTTTGCAATAAACACCCTAAAATAATCATTATACAACCTAAAATTGCCAATTTCTTCATATTAAAACCTCTTTTCTATACTAAAATCGTTTGTTTCTTTATTATAGTAAACTCTAATAGAACAAGCCGACCAATAACCTTGACTATTTAAACAAATCTCAAGTTGATTTTTTATTTCCTCATCAGTTCCAAAAATAAACTCATCATAATCTTCCATTATTGTTAAAAATCTTTTTAACATTTCATCATTTACTTTAATCATATTATTCCTCCTCTATTAAAGAATTATAAGTGCAACCCTCATAATCAGTATATACATTACTTTTTACTTTACATTTTGTATCAAAATATTCTTTCTGTTCCTTATATATTTCTTCTGTTCTTTCTTTTCCAAGTAAATCATAGTATTCATCAATATATGGACGACCATAATATTTACTAACACCATTTATACATTTATTTGTATGAATATCTCCAAAATAAGTAAAACAACTCATAATCATTTCTCTTAATTGCAACTCAATTTCTAATTTTTTTTGCTCATCAGTTAATTCTTTATAACACCTTAAAAAGTTTCTTCTTTCTTCTATTTCTTTACTACTCATTTTAAAAAGTCCTTTCTAATACATTTCCATTTTTTATAAAACCAATAACACCAATTTCACTACAACATTTATCAGTTTTATTGTAAACATAACTATATAATTCGTTATTTTTCAACATTTTTCTATCTTCTTGCCACTCTTTTTTTTCACTACTAACATAAAACATATTATATAATTCCCCAAAATTAGTATAACTATGAATTATATGATAAACATAAGAATTATAATCTTCTTCAAACTCATTTATTGCTTGTATCAAATCAAAATTATGCTCGTTAAGTCCTACAATATTATATCTTTCACTTATACTTAAATCATAATTATAATTATCTATTCCTAACATTTTTAATCGTTCTTTACCCTCGTTTATTTGTTCTATTGTTGCCTTATATTCTCTTTTAGGTATTTTCCTTATTTCTATATCTTTTCCCATTGTTTTTGCCAAACAATATGCCTTAAAATAGTCTAATAAGTCTTTTTCATTTAAAAAGTTATTTTTGCTATAATAGAAAGCACCTTTTGTTCCTTTTTGCCTAATATAACCATAATTTTCACTATATAAGTAATATTTTCCCTCGTGTTTCTCATTAAAATATTTCATAAACACTCTATAATAATTTTCTAATGTTTTTGTTCTATTGTCTACTTGTTCTTGATATTCTTGTTTATTTCTATAAAGTGTATAATCTTTTCCCTCATAATCAACCTCATACAAACCACTTTTTAAATCATCATTTGATATTTCAATATAACCATTGTTATAACCAATATTTCCAATATAATATACTTGATATTTTAAAATCGTGTCCTCATATAATTGCCAAGTATTTACATTATTATAAAGTTCTTCATTTGTTCTCATTAAAGCATATTGCCATTTATAGCAACTTGCATTTAAAACAAGTCCACCACCATTTAAACCTCGTAAAAGTTCTAATTCAGTTTCGTGGTATCTCTCTACACTATCAACAATATTATAAGTAGAATAAGTGATAGGGAATACATTACTACTTGCCCCACATATATTTATTTTTCCACTTTTTTTATTCATTGATATATTTTTTACTTTTGTATAACTCATAATTCTTTCCCCCTAAACAACTATATAATAACATAAGATTTTCATATATGCCTATTTTTTTCAATTTTATTCGCCAAAATAACTATCTATAAATTGACTATATAAAATATCGTTTTCCACCTCATAATAGCAATTTAATTCTAAATCGTTATTACTATATTTTCTATCGTAAACAACCATTTTTATAGGTATAAACTCATCATTTTTGTTTTTTCTTAAATGATATTCTATTTCATTACAAACCTCGTTAAAATCGTTTATAATCGTTTTAACACTTAAATCTTTATAAACAATAACTAAAACAAATCTTTCTTTATTATTCATCATCAACAACTCTTTCTAATATTTGCCAAATCTCTAAATCATCATTATCGTAAATAACCTCAAAACCATTGTTTTTTTCTTTTATTTCCATAGTTCTATCTTTTTCATTTTCTAAAATCTCATTTTTAACAATTTCTAGTTCTTTTTGTGCCTTTTCTATTGTGCTTTTAACACCATATTTACTAATAACACTATAAACCTCATTTTGTAGCATTGTTCCAACTACAATATAAACCTTATTCATTTTGTTTACACCTCTCAATTCTTTCTCTTATTTCTTCCAATTTATCATCAGAATAACAACCAACAATTTTTTCATTTTCTATTATCATAGTAGAAAACTTATTTTTTGCCTTTTCAAAATCGTTTCCAATATAAAATTGCCAACTTGCATAACCAAGTTCAAAACCTATATTTGCCAACTCATAACTCATTTTTTCGCCTAAATCTTGTAAAGTTCCATTATTTTCAAACTCTATATCTTGTTTTAAATCTTGCAATTCTTTATAAAAATATTTACAATATCTATCAAACATTTGTTTGTGTTCTTCACTTATTCTAATAATATCATTTTTACTAATTTTTCCCTCAATAAACCACTTTTTTAATTCAGTAAATAAATTATCAATAGTAGAATATTCATATATAGTTGTTTCATTATGCAACCCTACTTTTGTAATTGACAATAGATACATAAAAACACCTCTTTTAACCTAAAATAATATAATTTTCTAAATCATCATCATTTAAACAATAAATCAATTCTTTAAACTCTTTTGTATCGTTAGTAAAGCCATAAAATAATTCGTGATAACTATTTCCCTCATCATCAGCACTTATTAAAATCTTTTTATTGCCATTACCTAATTTTACCTCGTTTTTACATAATTCCAATAATTCCTTAACACTAATCGTTTCCATTTAAAACACCCTCTAAATAATCTCTAATCTCATCAATTTTATAATAACTAACATTTTTTATCAGTTTACTAAACTCAATATTATTGACCTTATATTCAACCTCGTTATTTTCAATAATATATTCAATAAGTCTTGAAACATTGTCTAATACACCAATATATTCGCCTAAATCTTGTTTTTCAAAAAAACATAAATCTTTATTTAAAACATAGTCTTTTTCGCCACCAACATAAACTTTACTAACAATTTTATGATTAAATCTTTCCATAATTCTATCAGTTAATAAGTTGTTTTTAATCATAAAACTATATAATTCCATTATATTGTCTATTTTTGCAACAACTTGTCTATTTGTTGTTTCATACTCGTTAAAAAATAATTCGCCACATAAATCTATTTCATTACATAATTCGCAACCATCATAAGTCAATAAATAACAATTTTCATACTCTATTGTTCCATTGTCTTGTAAATCGCATTTTATAATAGTATCATATTTTTTCATACTTAATACACCTCTTTTACTTGTTATAATCAACAATATCTTGTATTGTATCTAAAATAGAATATAAACTTTCTAAATCTTCATTTTTAATTTTATAATTATTTCCTAAATCGTATTTTTCACTTTCACTTGTTAAATCGTTCATATAATCAATATCATTTATAACTACACCAATAAAATACTTAATAATTTTTAATAAATCTAAATTATCATAAGTAAACTCAATTTTTTTTAAATCTTCTATATTCAAATTATCAATTTTCATAAAAAACACCTCTTATTCATATCTAAAAATCTCTTTAAAAAAAGTCCTCATCAACAAAACTATACATACTATAAGCATTGATAAAATCTTCATCATCATCACTTATAATCTCATTTATACTTGCAATTTCCCCATAACTTATATTTCTATTTTCCTTTTCCATAAGTAAATTATCTAAAAATTGCACTTTTAATTGTTCTTTTTGTTCTTTTGTTAAATCTTCTAATCTCATCATTTTAAAACACCCCTTTTAAATAAGATAAAATATCAATTTCCATATTTCTTTCCACCTTTTAACACCTAATAAGTATATTTTTCTAAATTGCTATTAAAATATGTTTTTTGCTCGTTTTCCACTCTAAAATCATAGGGAATATATCTTTTGAAAAAATTATCATAACTTAATAAAATATAGTTTTTGCTATTTGCAATTTTTTCCATAATTTTGCTCGTAAAATTGCAAAAAGTAATTATTTCCTCATTTTTAGTATTTATTTCCAAAATCAACCTATTTTTCATCATTTTTACCTCATTTTTTCAATTATTTCTTGCATTGTTTTTTTGCTCACTTTTCTTCCCATTACCCAACTATATGGTAGTCTATAAAAGTTTTCACTAAAAATCTTCTTAAACTCTCTTTCTATTATTGTTCTTTCAGTTTTTTCCAAAATCTCGTTAATTGCCACAAAATTGCAATTTACACTAACACTATATTTGTTTTTATCATAAATTGAATATAACATTGTTTCAATTTCACTTTTTACCCTCTTTATTTCCTCGTTTTCAGTAGTGAAAAATCTTTCCACCTCGCCTTTATCATAATTATCGTAAAAGTCCAAAATTGTTAAATAATTCAATTTATCAATGATATTTCTTTCCATAATCTTTCCCTCGTTTCTTTCCATAATCATAATATCACAACTTTTTCATATATGCCTAAAATTGTCAATTTCTTTCCATTTCTTTCCATAAAATTGCAATTTCTTTCCATAGCCCTAGTATTTGCTTATTTCCATTATGTATTTCAATTCCTCGTTAATTTCTTGCCATTTTTCAATATCACTCATTATCTTGTTAAACTTTTCAACTTTTGATTTCAAGTTTTTTCGCTCGTTTTTCAACATTTCTATTCTTTCAGTTATGTAGTTAATTGTTTGTTCCATACTCGCAATATATGTATTTGCAAGTGTATTTTCTTCCCCACTATAATTATTATAATAATATAGTTTTATTGTTTCATAATTGTTCCAATTAGTGTTATCATAATACACTTTTATTGCTCTTTCTTTTCCAAAATAATCATTTTCGCTCTCATAGTAAACATTATATTTTGATAATTGCTCTTTAAACTTTTCTTCCACTCTTTTAGTGATTTCCTTATCTTGTATAGTTTTTGCCACTATTAAAACATTAGAATATATATCAAGTCTAATTTTTTCATTTTCAAGTCGCTTTTCCAACTCGCTTTTTACCTTTTCAAAATCATATTTTCTCATTTTTCCACCTCTTTATATATATAATAGTAAAACCCTTTTGTTTCCAATATATTGACAATTTATTTTGATAACTCGCTTGTTCATCAATTCAGTATTTTTTCTCAAATCATCAACATTGTAAAAACCATAACTAGCATAGGTGAAATTGTCCAAAATCTCAATATAGAGTTTTTTATCTTCCACCATACCCACAAAATTAGCAATATACATATTTTTTCCTCGCTTTCTTATTTTCTCGGCGAAACACCACTTTTTTACTATTATGCTTTTAAATCTCGCTTGTTTCCATTTGTAAAAAGTCGCCCTTTTGTTTCCCTCGTTTTTGCTCTCTTTTTCGCCTTTTTCAACAATAATAATATAACATGGCTTTTTAAAATATGCCTAAAATTATCAATTTTGAAAAAAAGTTTTTCTTGCAAAATTGCTCGTTTTATGCTATAATGATTAAGGGGGGAAATACCTACCGAAAAGCGAAAAAAGAAAGGAAGTAAAAAAAAATGATTAAACAAATCGCAAACAACCAATTTTTATTGAGAGAAAAGGGG